TAGCGTCAATGGGGCCTAACTCTTTAAAAGTTACTGTTTCTATTAAGCCTAGAGCGTTTTCAATAAAAAGTTTGAATGAAATCACTCAACTATTTATTGTTTAGGCTGTTGCAGGAGCTGCTTTAAGAGCTTTCTTTCGCTCTTGAATTTGCTTACGAACCTCACGAGTAAGCTTTCCAATTTCTAGAAGAGCTTTGCGGGCACGAAAAGCTGCTGATGCATTATCCTTTTCGGTGAACTTTTGAATGTTTTCGCTGAAATCAGCAAAGAGTGTCGTTAACTGTGTTGTGTTTTCTGTAATATTACTCATACCTAATAATTTAGATCGGGTAACTAGTTAATCAACTATCTGATTATCAAACTTTAATGGTAACGCCTTGGTTAGCCAAATCACTAAGAATAGTGTGTCTAGCCAACGCTTTTGCATCATCCTCTTTCATTTGATTTTCATCCTGTAATTTCTTAGCTAACAATTCCATCTCTGTTTTATATTTTTCATCGAAATCAGCTAAAGATATTTGGCTTACTGTATTATCTGGTGCTGGGAGATTTTCAAAGACATATTGCTTTAAAATGTTATTAACTGAGGTATCAAAAGCAGACATAAATTTATTTATTCTCCCTCTTCGACGTAATTTAAATTATACCATCTTGCTATATCTTGAGCTGTTCTTCGTGCAGCATTTGTTGGTTTTATTGTATTAGCTAATAAAACATCATTATCACACACAAGCCTAATAAAACCATTTCGCTCCATAGTAGTCCAAGCAGGTACACCACCCTCAGGAGAATCTATAAAGTATTTAGTATAATGCACATACACCGCAGCTGCATGACCTTGAAAGTTTCTTATTGCAGTAAATTTACCTGATGGATCAACAATGAATCCATAAGGAGGTGATTCAGGCAACTCTTTAAAATCTGTTGTAGGACCATCTTCAAGTAAGATAGCATTCACAAATTCATTAAAGAGACTCATTAAGTTATTTATTAAATAATGATATGGATAACGAAAGTGCATATCTTTTTGAAGCATACTTAAAATGTGTTAGTGAAGACGTTGGTATGGGTCCTGACACGCCAGGCACTGGTCAAGTCGGTGGAGGTGGTGCAATGCAAAGAATTCCATCTGTTGATGGAGCCCCTGGTAAATCTCCTAATATTCCAGATAAAGGATTAGCATCAAAAGAGAGTGATGATAATTGCAAAGCGCAAATTAAAAATCACGCTGCTGATATACTCACAAAATCAAAACAATTAGTTAACCTTCTTCCAAGTGTCGGTGGTCAAAGAGATTGGGTAAAGAAATTAGAACTTGCAGTTAATAATTTAAGTGATGTTCTTCATCAAGCTGAGCAATCTTTGCAATCAAACGCTCCAGTCCGTGGTGGTGTGAATATCAATCATACTAATCCAGGGCTTTAATAGATATTCCTAAAGCCCCGCCTTGAGAACCTGCACTCGCAGAAAAACTAGGTAAAGTATATTTTGCAATTGACTGAATATATTCATCAGTCAATACATCATTTTTAGAGAGAATTGCAACATATCCAATTCTTTTACTATCAATGGATGTATCAGATTCTCTTAATGAGAATTTGCTTACAACGATTTTATCGACTTGTTCAACTTTAAAATAATATCTAATAGAAAACTTAATAAACCCTAATCTTAGCTTTTCCTCATCAAGTTTTCCTGTTTCATAAGCTCTATCAATAAACTTAAAGTCGGTATACGATGAATGGTCATATACTCGCATTAACCCTTGCTTCCATAGGTCAATTACATCATCAATAGTAAAACCAACCACGCGCCCGAGTCTATCAAGAGCAAAATTACCAGATGTTAAATTAAAAGCAGTTGATCCTTTGGCAGGTAACGCTGTTGCATATTGATTAAAAACATCACGAGAAGAAAGAATACCGTGCCAAAAGTCACCAGCTTCATGGCCCATTCCAAACCCGGTTTGTCCTTTTAAACGTGCACCATCACCTTTAATATCAACGACTTCATCTCCAATGATCACATCTCCGTGATCATTTATTTTTGATGCATCTTTAAACATTAAAGCAAAAAATACTTCACCTTTTCCGATAGCTGGGGTTGCTTCCCAAGTATATCTCATTAAATCGCTAATAAGATCTTCACCAATATTGTAATCTAAAAATACATCAAATAAATTTCGTCTATTAATATCATCAAGAGTTACTCTTCTATCAAATAGATAATTAACAGCATCATCGGAATTTACTGATGATAGTATTATACGTGAAAGATTATAAGCATGTAATTTTGGAATATTAAAGCTCTCAATCTGTTCAGATAAAACATGCAACATCTCGTTATTGACGGATACAATTTGCATTACAGCGTTTAGCTGCTCTGAATTAATCAAAAACTGCTCACCATTAACAGCTAGTTCGTGGCGTTTTTCTTTGTAAATATCTGTGATCAAATTTTGTTAATATCTACCGGTGAGTAGAGCTTAATCAACGTAATTAATTCATTTAAAACCTGACGGCAATTATTTTCATTAACATCACCCATTTTCTGAATTGTTTCAGCGTCTTCAGGTTTGATATCAATTACAAGCGCTTTTTTTAGCAAGCGAACTAACATAACTTCACCTTCTGCAGAAAGAGGTTCTGGATTTGCTGGAGCTTGCGGTTGTTCTGCTTGAGGCTGATTTTGTTGAGGGTTATCCTGACCATCTTCAACAATATAACGGTGAATTTTATTTACTCGATTAAGAAACTTCATATTAAGCTTTATTCAAATTGCCTGCTGTAGTTGATAGCTTTTGAGCCAACCCTTGCATTAATTTTGTATACGCTGCATGCATTTGAGTTTGTGCTTGCATTGCTTGTGGATTTTTAGCTTTTGTAGCTAATTGTTGCGCCATATCAACAGGGTTAACAATATTGCTGCTTGTAGCTGCGGCACCCATTTGAGTATCTTCTGTTCCAGGCATTGAAGATGTTGCTGAACCTTCTTCCTCTTCTTCATGATCACCATCAGAATTATAGATAACAGTTTCTCCAGCTTTAATGTTTTCTAAAATTTTATCTATTTTCTTTGTAAAGGTATCCATAGTATTATTTATTAAATCAATATTTGTTTTGTTTTTATTCTATTGAAGTAATCGCTGTTAAGAAAGGTTAACTCATATTTTTTTGTGAATCTCTTTATCTTTTCAAAACTATATGAAGAACTATCAAACGTGTTACTCTTTTGCACTAAAGCATTTATCATCATTTGAGCTCTAGCATCTTGAGTTTTTTGTAAATGCTGCAATGTCTCTATATTTAGCTTACTTTTGTATATTTTTATAGGCAACATTGTTTGGAGTTTATTAATAAAAGCCACTAAAAAATCTAAAAGGCTGTCTTCTTTAAAATAATTCTTAATAAAGCAATCATCAAGCTGAGTGTGATTAAAAATGATAATAGGTTTGCTAAATCTAACAGCCAATAAATCTTCACATATCCTATAAACAATATGGTGATAAAAAATCTTCTTGACGTCTGAGTTTGCTAAATTTTTACCTAATAATTTAAACTTGAATAAGTCATCAAGTATATCGACTTGAACCTCCTTAATAAAGACTTTATTGAAGTCAATTAAAGTTATACCATATTCTGCGAGCTCGTATTGCAAGATTTTTTATTATAATACTTCTCTACAAAAAGTCTAGGGGCTTTTCCTATCCTGCAGTTTATAATTCCATTATAAAAATCATCTCGGAGCAGCACATCATTCTCAAATTGCAACTTTGCTTCTGAAAAAGCTAAATCAAACTTGCTGTCACATAATTTGATAATTTCAAAAGTAAATTTATCTTTGCCTATCTTTTGAATATCCTCATTAAGATCATTAGAAGATGATGTATATTCACGCCAATCAGTCTCTATATCAAAATGTCTTTTGTTTTTCTTACCCTTGAGCGGCTCTCTCTTTAAAACTGATTTCATTTGTTTTTTACCAATATACTTTTTACCGCTCACTGTATTAGTAATCAAGTAAATAAACCCAAAAGGTATATTTGATTCATCAATTTGAAGGTTGCTTTGCCAATGTCCGAGATTCACTTTTTCTTCTTTTTCTTTTTAATTTTACCTTTACGAGTATATGCCCCAAATACCCCAGGCATTCTAAAGTCTCCAGTTGCATATGTATCAGTGCCAGGAGTGCCAGAAGCACAACCAGCAGCTCCAATACTAGCAGCATTACCAAAAGCACCACCGCTTCCTGATGTGTTTGGAGCAGAAGGTACATACCCAGCCCCGTTTTCATTGATAATCTTTTTAAATGTATTCTCGTAGAGACTCATGGACTTTTTGATATCATTATTTATTCATCAACTAATTTATAGTCATTTAGATGTGGTATTCTACCTGTCGCTAAATGAGTGATAAAGTTTATATTAATATTAAGATCTTTTGCAGCTGCTTTTCGAGAGTAATAACGCATTATTTTGCCGTTTTTGATATTTTTGAGTGCTATCGACTTGCTATTGGTTGATGAAAAAGGTCGATCATTGTTTAATCTCCAAGTTTGTTTTAAAATGGACTTACATTTACCAGTATGTAGGTAATATACGTACACGGGGCTTGTATTTAATGATCGTGCAGCTTGATGGATACTTATAAACTTTTTAATTTCACCCGTCTTGATATTGATTAATTCAATACTAGTACCGGGTGTGGGAAAGCTATCTCGACGTTTATTGCAATGTTTTTGTTTAATAAATGAATAAGGTCCACCCTCGCTGATATTATATAAAGTACCAGTATTGAAAATAATACGCCCATACTTATGTATAAGTCTCATCTCTTCTTTATATGCATCAACTTCAGATAACTCTGAGGCTAAAATAGAGACAGAATAAGTATCATTTTTTAAAAACTTAACTACTAACGGGTTCTTACTATACTTAACAGAAGCTTTATGTCTTTTATTGGTTCCCTTACCTATGTATCGAATTATGTTGCTTGAATCATATATACCGTAAACAAAAAATCGTTTCATATCATTATTTATAATATTGATATTATAAATAATGATATTATTATTAATCATGGAGCTTTTAGAGAAATACATTAAAGAGATTGAGATTGATCTCAAGATTGACGAAATGAACGTAAAAGAGATGTCATTGAAAGCACCAGGAAAAAAGCACTTCTGGGTAAGTCGCCTTATAAGGCACAAGCGAAATCTCATAGATCTTGAAAACCAAAAAGAAGATCTCAAAAAAAGAGTTGTCAATGAGATTCAACATCAATCAATAGTTAAGCTATCCTACGTTGCGGCTGATAAAGCATCAGACTCAACCGAGTTAATTAAATCTATTAACAAACAAATAGCTGATGAAAAGATTTTAATCGAGTTTTTAGAAAAGACTGAAAAAATATTTTCATCACTTACATATGATATTGGAAACATAACTAAAATTATGCAGCTTGAACAGATATAATGACCAAATTTGAATATCTACCAAACCGAAGACTCGGTAGAGTGACTGGTGATCATTTTGATGAAATGCGTGAGCATTTTAGTGTAAAAAATACCAACGCTTTCTTTATGAGAAAGATGGGCAACAAGTGGGCAAAAGAAAGATTATATCTAATGACTCCTACAGGGTTGTTTGAAATTGGGATGATATATGAATTGCTTATTTGGCTAAAATCGGCTCATCCAGAAACTGAAGTAATTATAGATTCAGAACTCTCAAAAGCAGCAAAACCTGATACAAATGTAACTGAAGTGTATGATAAATGTAGCCTTAAATTAAGAGATTTTCAATTTGAGACAGTTAAAAAAGCTTTACAATTTGGTCGTGGTATAATTAAAATCGGCACGGGTGGTGGTAAAACATTAACAACAGCATCTCTTATTTCATCTTTTTGGGTAAAATCCTCAAATATTAAATGTCTATTGATTGTACCTGATTTAGGCCTTGTATCTCAAACATTTAAAGACTTTGAATCATATAATGTCCCATTCACATTTACTAAATGGACTGGCTCAATAGAACCTGATCTTTCGCGCAATGTTATAATTGCAAATCTTGGAATATTACAGAGTCAATACAAAGAAACTGACTGGCTTAAAAATATTGACTTAATGGTCATCGATGAGTGTCATAAATTAAAAAAAGCAAATAAAGTCAATAAGCTATTAGCTCAAATTAAAACACCACATAAATTTGGATTAACTGGCACCTTACCAGATACAAAGATTGATGAATGGAATATTATTGGTAAGCTTGGTAGAGTTTTTTACGAAAAAAGCAGTTTTGACTTAAGAGAAGAAAAATATTTAACGGGAGTCACTGTTAATATTTTAAACGTAAAATACACGAATAAAGAAGAGCTTGATAAGATCAAAAACTTTAGAGATGAGTTAAACTTTATACATAATAGCAGCTATAGAAATAAAATGATTTCAGCTATTTGTCAAAAATTTAATAACAACATTTTAATCATGGTAAACCATATTGCTCACGGTAATATTATATATGATACGCTAATTAACTCTGAAAATATTAAAGACAAGAAAATATATTTTATTCGAGGAGAGGTTGAAGTAGAAGAAAGAGCTAAAGTTATTCAAGAAATGGAAGCAAATAATAACGTTGTATGTATTGCTATAAGTGCTATATTCTCGACCGGTGTTAATATTAAAAATCTACATATGATTATTTTTGCCGCTGGAGGTAAGAGTTTTATTAGAACTGTTCAATCAATTGGTAGAGGGTTAAGGCTTAATAGCAATAAAACTAGATTATCGATTATTGATATTGCTGATAAGCTTGAATATGGTATCAATCATAGTATTCAACGTAAAGAAACATACAATAAAGAAAAAATTGGCTATGTTGAAACAACAGTTGTTGAAAAGCAGGTTTCATAAGATATAATTGTTTTATGGCAAAACGCGGTCCTAAACCGAAGAAAACAGAATATTACGTTGATCCGAGTATCTTTAAGCAACAATTAGTGGAGTACTACACAAAGGGTACCTGTTTAGATCAATTAGCTGAGTCTCTCAATAAAATAGCACACGGCTTAAGTTATTCATCCAATTTTATTAACTACACCTATCGTGAAGACATGGTAGGTGATGCACTTGTTAAAATGTACACAGCTGTTAAGAACAAAAAATTTGATGTAACATCTGAGTACAATCCATTTTCATATTTTACCACTATTGCTTTTCATGCATTTATAAATCGGATCAAAAAGGAAAAGAGACACAATCAGGCTCTCGATGAATACAAGAGTAAATTTTACGCTGAAGAAATGTCAAAAAGTTCAGATGCCAACATTTACATTAAACCTGATTCCGATGATGACGAAGTAAACGATGAGTAAAATTGCAATATTTTCAGATATACATTTAGGAGTCCATCAAAACAGTGATTTTTGGTTAAATCTATCTGAGCAGTGGATAGATTGGTTTTTAGCTGATAAAAATAGTCGCGGCATAAGTGAAATGATTTTCTTAGGTGACTGGTTTCATTACCGCGATGAAATTAGTGTTAAAACTCTTCATAAGAGTGCTGATATTACTAGAAGATTTAAATTAGGTCAAACAGTCACAATGATACCAGGAAATCATGATTGCTACTTTAAAGATAATGCAGATACACACAGCTTATCAATTTTCAAAGGATCGGAAAATATTATTGTTTACGATAAAATAACAACCCGCAAATATGGTGATAAAACTTTTACATTTTGCCCGTGGGGTACAAAAATATTTGAAATACCCGATAGTGATGTAATTTTGGGTCATTTTGAATTAACCAATTTTAGATTTAACGCGCATCATATTTGCGAAAAAGGTGATGACCCTGAAGCGCTTTTGACAAAAGCAAAGCTCATATTTTCCGGCCACTTTCACTCAAGAGATGAAAAAAAGTTCGGAAATAAAGGTAGTATTGTAATGGTTGGAAATCCATTCGAAATGGATTTCGGCGATGCTTATCAGAAAAAAGGTTACTATATTCTTGATACTGATACTCTTGAATATGAATTCATTGAAAACTCATTAACTCCAAAACATATAGTAGTTTACCTATCTAAGCTAATAACACTTAAAAGCATTGATGTATTTAGTGAATTTATTCCTAATAATATAATCAAATTAGTAGTTGATAAAAATATAAGCACGGAGCATCTCGATATTTTGCTAGGTAAAATGAACTCATACAGCCCTATAGAGTTGCGCGTGGATCACGATGTCAATTATAACAAAATTAGAGTCAATGATGAAGAAGTTTATGATTTAACATCTGTATCGCTTGAAACAGCTATTGAAGAATTTGTCAATATGTTAGATATACAAAATAAAAAAGAAGTTATTGAATACACTATTGAATTGATGCAAAAATCAGCATGAAATACGTAACATTTAAGCAGCTTAAAATAAAGAACTTTTTATCTATAGGTGATGAAGAGGTTGTGATTGATTTCAAGAAAGGAGTTCACATTATAACTGGCGTTAACAGAGATAAAGAAGACCGCCGCAATGGTGTCGGTAAATCTACAATTGCTGATGCAATATATTTTGCAATTTTTGGAGTATGTTTGAGAGATATTAAAAAAGATTTAATTAGCAATAATGTTACTAATAATCAGTGTGAGGTGCAGTTAGAATTTAATGTCAACTCAAGTATCGGTAATGATGATTTTGTTATTGTTAGACAATTAAACCCGTCTAAGCTATACGTTTTTAAAAATACTGTAGATAAGACAAGAGATAGCATATCAAACACAAATGATTATATTTCTGAAGTTTTATCATCTTCGCAAGAAATTTTTCAAAATTGTGTCATAATGACACTTAATAGCACAATTCCTTTTATGGCTAAAGGAAAAGTTGAAAAACGTAAGTTTATTGAGCAAATTTTTAATTTACAGATTTTTTCCCAAATGCTTACAAAGCTCAGGGATGAATATAACGAAGTAAAAAACAGCTTTGATATCGAAATTGCAAAACACGATGAAGTTAAAGACGTGGTAGACGCTTTGCAAAAGAAGAAAGCAAGTAGTATTATTGAAAGGGAAGGAAAAGCTGCAGGAATTCAGCAAAAAATTGATGCTAATATTGCAAAAATCGATATTTTTCGTAGTAAATTAACAGAGCAATCTGATATTCAAAGCTCTATTGATATTAAATTAAGACAAATTGAAGAGTTAAACAAAAAGCTAAACCCTGAAAAAGTGGAAGCTGCAGTGATTGAGTTTACAGAAATTTATAGCAAAAAAAGACAAAGAGAGAGAGATTATGATCAAGCAGGTACATCTGAAGATATTTGTCCAACGTGTTTGAGACCATTAGCTCTTTGTGATAAAGATGATTTAATCAACAAAAAAGCTGTAATAAAAATTGATATTGAAACCCTAAACAAAGATGTTGAGGCAAAAAAAATTGAAAGAGATCGTTTAAGAAACGAAAGCGACATTATTATAAAAGCTCGCTCTAAAGTTGTTTCAGATCGACAAGAATTACAAAACAAACTTAATAGTCTTGCAGGAATTGATAACCAAATTCAAGGCTTACTTGAAGTTAATAAACAGTTACAAGATAGTATTTTAACCGTTGACTCCACTGGAGATACTTTCGATGAACTTATCAAAGTAAATACTGAAAAACTTACCACCATTAAAAATGAATTAGATAACATCAAAAAGGTCATCAATGTTTTAGATACTGTTAAATTTGTGGTGAGTGAAGAAGGTGTAAAGAGTTATCTCGTAAAAAAGATCCTACAGAGTTTTAATGCAAAACTTGGTAGCTATCTCAAAAAGCTTGATAGTAATAGTATTTGCGTATTCAATGAATATTTTGAAGAAGAAATATTAAACGAAAAAGGCAAACTCTCATCTTACAACAACTTTTCTGGCGCAGAAAAGAAAGCAATTGATCTTGCTTGTTTATTTGCATTTATGGATATGCGCAAGGCTCAAGGTGATGTATATTATAATATTAGCATATATGATGAATTATTTGATAGCAGCCTTGACGAAAAAGGTGTTGAAATTGTGCTAAATATACTAAAAGAACGTTGTGATAAGTATAATGAATGCGTTCTTGTAATTAGTCACCGTAAAGAAAGCATTAAAGCAGCCACAGGGGATATTATTTATCTTGAAAAAAAGAATGGTATTACCCGAAAAGTATCAACTATAAGCAGTTAATAATCGTGGATTAATATATTGCAAGTTATAAATGTTAGTATGTTTATAACTAATAGCAACCTACCTTTTCAGTCAAAAGGTTTTGCGGCATCTATACCTCTTAATATTGGTGGCCAAGCTCCTACACCAGAAAAGCCACAACCTGATGCACCAGTTGAGCTGAGTTTACCTAGATTTTTGAGTTATTATGCGGATTATAGCGGCTGTGGTCACTGGAGACTGATTTGGCCTGAGCAGGTATTAAATGCTCACAGTAAAGCTGTATGCCATGGGACTACAGTAATGAACCTGGATCCAAAATATTATGTCGCCGCTAAAGGTGTTAGAATTCAACGCCAAGCTACGAGACAGCAACTAGAGTTTGTAAAATTCTTAAAAGAGGTTCAGAAACAGAATGGTATGAAGATCATGTATGAAATTGATGATCTTTGCTTTAAGGAAGATATTCCAGACTACAACAAATATAAGCCAGCATTTGAAAATCCTGAAATTAGAGAGTCTGCTCAAGCTATTATGGCTATGTGTGATGAAATTACCGTTACTTGCGATTTCATGAAAGATTATTACATGAGCAAAACTGGCAATAAAAACATTACAGTCATTCCAAATTTTATGCCAAAGTTTTGGTTAGGCCACTATTACGATCTCACCAAAAACATGAATAACCTTGATAAGTATAAAAAACGCCCACGCATTTTATATGCTGGATCTGGAGCTCATTTTGATGTTGATAATAGAGTTAAGCAAAAAGATGATTTTGAGCACGTAAACGATGTTATTAGAAGAACATCTGATAAATTTCAGTGGGTGTTTCTCGGTGCATTTCCTTTGCCTTTAATTGATTTAGTTCGTTCAGGTAAGATTGAATTCCATCAATGGAAAAGGCTATATGAATATGGCCAAGCTATTAGCGATCTTAACGTCAATATGATGGTTGCTCCGCTACAAAATAACAATTTTAACAAATCTAAGAGCGACCTAAAATACATAGAGTCAAGCGCTTTTGGAATTCCAATTGCCTGCCAAGATCTTTGCACCTATAAAAATGCGCCAATTAAATTTAACACAGGTGATGAAATGATTGACAGAATAACGAGCACTTTAAGAGACGTCGATAAATATCGCGCAACTTGTAAAGCAGCTCGTCAATATGCAGATACAAGATGGCTTGAACTTGATCAAAATATTGATTGCTATACTGAACTATATACAACCCCATTTGGTGATAAATCTAGAAAAAATCTAAGTAGATTTAACTAAGGAAGTGATTTATAATGGACGGTAATGAGTTACCGTAATGCTTACTACGATCACAAAGAGCGTGGAATCGTATTGTCTACCTGGGACACAGATGGTAAGCGTATAGAAGTAAAAGCTTCTTATGAACCTTATATCTATGTTGAAGGTAGTGGAGGTATTGCTGAGTCAATTTTTGGAACTAAGCTCGTAAAGAGATCATTTAGAACTCAGTTTGATAGATATAAGTTTATTAAAGATACGGAAGTTGTAAGAATTTTTGAAAACTTGCCGCCAGTTCAGCAATATCTCGTCGATACTTTTTGGAAAGAAAACGAAGATTTAAAATTTAGTCAGCATCCGATTAAGATAGTGTTTCTTGATATTGAGGTGTATGCCCCTGATAAGTTCCCAAGACCAGAAGAAGCTAAAGAACCAATTAATGTTATTACAATTTACGACTCATTAGCTAATAAGTATTTTACTTGGGCAGCAGGAGACTTTGTGAATAATGATCCTGATGTTATATACAAGAAATGTCACAATGAGAGAGACATTTTAATAAAATTTATTGAGTATATTGAAAAGGATTATCCAGATATCTTGACCGGTTGGAATTCTGAGACGTTCGATATTCCGTATGTCATTAATCGAGTAGCAAATCTTCTCGGCGAGGAATTTGTACAGAGATTATCACCTGCAAAGCGAGTAACTTCGCGCTCAATAAGAGGTCAGTTTGGCCGCGATCAAATTCGTTGGTATATTGAAGGGGTCAGTGTCGTAGATTATCTTGACATTTACAAAAGATTTTGTTTAGGTCAGCGTGAAAGTTTCAAACTCAATAGCATTGCTGAAACTGAGCTCGGTGAGAAAAAAGTTGATATTGGTGGTATGAGTTTAGCGACATTAGCTGATACTAATTGGCAAAAATTTATTGAGTATAATATTGTAGACGTAAAACTTCTCCGTAAGCTAGATGACAAACTAAAGTATATTGAGTTAGTTAGACTACTTGCATACGTTGGTCTAACCACATTTGAAAATGCAATGAGTACTTTAGCTGTTATCAATGGCGCGGCTGCAGTTCGAGCTCGTTTTAGAAATCAGAGAATACCGACATTTATCCGAGACTCTGATGATTCAGTAAATCCAGGTGCATATGTTGCTGAACCAAGAACTAACTTTCAAGAAAAGATAGTATCTTTTGATGCTAACTCTCTATATCCAAACGTTATGATTAGTTTGAATATGTCGCCAGAGACAAAAATTGGCGTTATATCTAACACAGACACTAATTCAATCAGTATAAAACATGTAAGCGGCAAAGTGTTTACATTAACTCCAGAGAAGTATGCAATTTTTCTTGAAAAAGAGCAAATAGCTGTAAGCAAAGCAAACGTTCTATTTTCCCAGAAAAATAAAGGACTAATGCCAGAAATTCTTGATTATTATGCGGCTCAACGCCAAGAAATTAAAAAGCAATTAAAGAAATACAAGAAAGACGTCTCTACTCTTTCTGAAAACACTGTTGAAGCTAAAAATATTAACACCAAAATTACTCAATTAAATGGTAAACAACTATGCATTAAAGTTCTTGTAAATGGTCTATATGGATACTTCGGAAATAAGCACGCTCCAATGGGTGACGATAATATTGCATCATCAGTTACGCTAACTGGTCAATCAGTAATCAAACAATCTAATATCTTATTAAAGGAGTTTATTAAAGAGCGTATCAAAGATGTAGATGATAATACTCTAGATAAGTGTATTATCTATAATGACACAGATTCAAGTTACATATCAATTAGTCCATTCTTTGTTAGCAACGACATTAAATTTAAAAATGAAGAAAAGCTATCTCAAGAGACGTTAAAACTTGTTCAGGAAATTGAAGACTATCTCAATAAAAATATTAAGATATGGGGTGTCAAAGAATTTCGATCTAAAGATTGTCGATTCGTTTTTAAAAGAGAAGTTATAGCTGATACGGGTCTTTTTGTTGGCAAGAAAAGATATGTTCTTCATGTATTAGATGATGAAGGAATACCCTGCAACAAATTTAAATATACAGGTGTTGAGGTTGTGAGAAGTACTATGCCTGTTGCGGTTAGGCCATATGTCAAAAAAATTATAGAAACGATGCTTACAACACAAAACATTGTTGAGACAAGTAAAGTGTTGAATGAAACGTATGAAATATTTAAAAGTCTTCCAATTGAGACTATTTCGCTAGTATCAGGGTTAAACGGGTTTGAGGAAAAAGAAGATCAATGCGATGAATTCGATACTGCTAAAGGAATGACAGTCCATGCAAAAGCAGCATATTATTACAATACTTTACTTGAAAGATTCAAGCTTGATAACAAATACGAAAAAATTGCATCAGGTGATAAAGTTAGATACTTCTATGTAATGAGGCCAAATCCATTTAATATTAATGCAATTGGCTACAAGTATACGTTTCCAGAAGAGTTTAAATCAAAATTAAGCATCGATTTCGATAGAATGTTTAATAGCCACGTGTTCTCAATTGTTGAACGTTTTTACGAAAATGTAAATTGGCAAGCTCAGCAACCTGGAACATTAACGCAGACAAATCTATTCAATTTATTATCTTGATTTTATATCGTTTTATCTTAATATAAGATATGTCTAAAAATTACGTTACTTTTATTGATCAAAACGGCCGCAATATTATCGGTGAAGAAGTTGTATCAGCAGCTACTCCAACCACAATTACAGTTCAGAACCCAACAATGATTATTGTTCATACCCAGCAAAATAATCAACTAACAGTGCAGCTTGTTCCTCTATTTCTCGGTGAATTTATTGAATCGACTCCAACCACTAAGAGAAACTTTGCATATGAATATTGCAAATCTGCAATTGCTTTAGGGAAAGGTTTTAATATTGATCCAAAGATTATTAGCCAATATGACAGAGTAGTAAATCAGTCTTTCAATTTTGCTGATGCTAAAGCTGAGGTAGCACCTGAAGTTGTAAAGTTATTCAATGAATAAATAATAAATAAATTATATGAGCACTCTTATCGCCACTCTAAGTTCAAGTAAGTCAATTGTTGTTCGTGCAGCTGAAGTAAAGCAAGTTTCGACAATTACTATCCAAAGCGTTCAAGATAACGTAGCTGAAAAAACGGTCTATGTTTATTGTAGCGATTTAGGACGTATTAAAGTAAATGATTTGAGTGATGCAAATTACGATAATCCACAGTGGACTAATGAGTCTCTTCTAGACGCTCTAACAAAACAGCTTAATTTAGCTTAAATCTAAAACCCTCAATACTGAGGGTTTTTTATTGATTTGAGTTAGTTGAGCATTATATATTAATATGGCACAAAATTCACCAGACTTTATTCAAGGTCAAAAAGATGGCTTAGTTGGAACAGCATTAGTAATGTTACGCATTGTTGATGGCACCGATAAGGGCGACAAAACAGTTGCTAACAAAGAACTCGAAAAGATTCGTCGTGTATTTCTATCATGGCGGGACTTTATTATTGAGACAAACAATACTGCAGGACCACGTCAAAAGCGCGCTCAAGAAATCTTGCAAGAGTCAAGAAAAATAATGGAATCTTAAAAGTTTCATATTATAATTCGGGATGGCCAAAGACGCTGATCTCGATGAAATTTTAGGTGAAATTGATAAGTTAAATCCATATGCTTCATTTCTGAAAAATGGAGCACTTTCAAATGTAGAGGGTTGGTGGGACACCGGATCAATGGTGCTTAACGGCATTATTTCCGGTTCTCTTTTTGGCGGGATTCCAAAAAATAGATTAACTTTATTTGCAGGCCCATCTATGACCGGTAAGTCATATATCATTCAAAAAATTCTTGCTAATGCACAGAAAGCAGGTAAAACGATTGTCGTTTTTGATAGTGAAAACGCAATTGATGCTCAAGGAGCAGAGGCTCTAGGTTTAGATTCAAGTCTGGTTAAATATGTTCCATCATTTAGCCTTGAAGAATGTAGAAACACTCTTTGGTCTTTCTTGAAGAAAGCTCAAGAAAAAGGTATTACTGATAAGTTTGTAGTAGCAATTGATTCGCTTGGTAATATGGAAAGCGAGATTCAAATCAACAGAATGGAAAAGAGTAATGTTTCTGCTGATATGGGAAGTAGAGCAAAGGCAGTTAAATCATTACTGAGAACAGCAACGCAATTAGCTGCTGTAACCAAGACAACGATTCTTGCAACAAATCATATCTTTGATGATCCATCTGCAATGTTTCCTTCTCTTGTAAAAGAAATGCCAGGCGGTCGTGCTGCAGTCTATCTTCCGTCAGTAACAGTTCAATTGGCTCGCAAGCCAATGAAAGAAGATAAGCATATTGAATCAAAATTAGCTGTGGGGCAAAAAAGCTATCCTGGAGTAATTCTTAGAGCATTAACAGCAAAGAACCGTTTTGCAAAACAATATCTTGAAGGAGAGATGTATCTAAGCTTTGAAAGTGGTCTTGCTAAATACTATGGTTTACTTGATTTAGCAGTTGGGCTTGGTGTCATCAACCAAAGCGGAAGCACATACACAAAGCCAAATGGAGATAAAATTGGTCAATATGGTCGCTGGAAAAATGATATTGAGCTTTGGGACAATTTTATTGTACCAGGAATTGAGGAACGCATTAAGACAGAGTGGAAATATGGAATGGCATCTACAGGAGGTGCAGCTGAAGTTCCAGATGAGGTTGAAGATGATGCAGTATGAGTATAGGAACTATTGTAAAATTGGGAATGTCTAAGAAATTGGTATTAGCATTTAGTGGAGGAATGGATTCTTCAGTATTGCTACACTTAGCAATTCGCAATGGGTATAAAGAAATTTATACCCTTTCTTTTGATTATGGTCAGCGCCACAAAAGAGAACTTGAATGTGTAAAACAGCAACTAGAAGAGCTACGAGGATTATATTCAAATGTGATGACATACCGCAAAGTTATTGATGTTTCTTACATTAAGGACATAGCACCTGTGTCGTCACTGACAAATAACGATATTGCAACACCAAATATTAAAGATATAGCCGGTGAAGCACAGCCAAAGTCATATGTTCCATATAGAAATATGATGTTTTTATCAATTGCATGTTCATATGCTGAAGCAAATGGAATTGATAAAGTTTGGTACGGTGCTGCTCAAGCAGACTCGTTGGCTGGCTACTGGGATGGAGATACAAACTTTGTAAATTCAATGAATGTTGTTGTTGGTCTTAATAGGCAACATAAGATTTCAATTGAAGCTCCTCTTCTAGACAAAAGTAAAGCAGATATTGTTAAGATTGGTGTTGAAATGGGAGTGAACTTTGCAAATACATGGACTTGCTATTCACAAAGAGATGATGGACTAGCAGATGCTGAGACGCCATCGAGTGCTCTACGATTAAAAGGCTTTATTGATGCAAAATACAAAGATCCGATCAAGTATTTGCAACAAAAAGAGATAGATAAGGTCTATAAGAAAAATAAGTGCAAAGAAATTGCACCTTAGCGACCTGGACCGTATTTACGCTCTGTGCCATAAACGTGCTGCTGCTTAGCACGAATTTGCTCACGCATTAGTTTGTTTACTGCTTGAGGAGAGAGTCTTACAGACTCTCTATGAGGTTTAATAGATACTATCTCAATATGAGGAAGTGATTGAATGTTCATTGGGCTTGCGCTCATAGTGTGTTGAGTGGTTGTCATATCTGTTTTATTAGCAAATTCTGATGCGTCTTCTTCACGACCATATGCAGAATCTTCAGGATCTAATGGACCTTTGCTCCAATCTTCATGTTCTCCATTTGGAAAATCAGCAACAGACTTTTCGCGACCAATTTTTGGTGCTTCAGCGTCATATTCATTTGGTGTTGGAAGAGTAACTGTCTCACTTTCTGTTGGTTTTGTTACGACAACACTTGAAATTGCATCAGGTCCAATATTTTTGAGTTCAATATCTTTACCGTGGTCATCTTTTAGAGTAACTCTAAACTTGAGACCATTTTTTGATGCAACATAAATTGGAGTACCCATAGGCGACTCCGATTCAAAAGAAAACTTCGTCGTTGGGTCAAGATTGAGTGTTAAAGTTTCATATCCCGTCGATCCCTTTTTGAGATCTTTTTCTGCATAGGTGTGGGTAATTGCAGACTTAATTTCATCAGGTGATTTATAAGGTACAAATTCATTATTAACTTTCATCATGCGTTTTTCACCTCCAGGAGCAACGCCTCGATATTCACGCCCACCAACCTCTTTATTAAGAAAAGCTTTTAATCTATCATAATCCGTGCCGGGCACTTCTTCATCGGAATATTTTTTAAATTCGTCGCCAATCTTTTCAATAAAATTCTTTGGCAATGTTTCATCAAGCATCATAGCCCCCATAAGAGCGTTCACTTCTTTACCTGCTAATTTGCGTCCTAAGTCTTTATATTCTTGAGGAATTTTTTCGTTATACTTATCTTGTAAAAATTGATAAAAGAATAGTCGTGCATCACGGTATGGAACACCTGATTTAGCTGCCTGAATTTTCTTCATTGTATCTTTTAATACAGATGCAATGCTTTCTTCTAGCATTTCAGCAGAGTTAGGTAAGTTTTTGGTATTTTGAACCCAGCTGCAACTATAGAAATTATTCATATGATTATTTATTTAATGGTTACGCAATATTTTAATATTGCACAGTCGTAGACTAAATAATTTAGTATGCCAGTAATTAACAACGTCCGCGATAATATAGCCACAGTCGAGTACATGAAATTTGTCTCTCTTAGCGCAGACACAAATTTTCCGCAGTTATCTGCTGTTTTTGGCTATGATGATGGCCTTTCAGCGACACAATCTTTTTTTAAGACTGCAATTTTGACATATAGTGTTGGTGGTGGTTCTGGTAATACAAGAGCAATAACACTATCTGCAGGTAACCCAACTTTTATACCTTCATCTGTCCAAGTTTGGAACGGTACAGCAGCTGCTAATTTTGTTACTTTTTGGCTAACATCAGGTACAACATGCAATATATACGCTAATGCTAACAGTTTAACTACAGCAAATATTGCTGTTTCAACAGTTATTGCTTATAATGGATTGACAGTGACTTATATCGCTCCTTAACTTGATTTTCCAGGAAACCATTTATAATATGGAATGTGCGGAATATGGGGAAGCTTTCATGTAGCCAAGTTTGAAATACTTGATAAAGTAAATCAAAGTAGAGGTAATTACGCCTCAGGAATTTTATATTCAAATGGTGAATCTTATGATTATCATAAGACCTCGGGCAATTTTGATTGGAATGAACGAAATCTTCCAGACGGATTTATTTACTTAGGTCATAATCAAGCACCTACTTCAAGTGAAAGAGTATATAGAGAACATAACTCACATCCTTTTGAAGCCGGTGACTGGGTTGTAGCACACAATGGTGTTCTAACAAATTTTGAAACACTCAAAAAGAAATACTTACCAGAGCATGAAGGTGTGGTTGACAGCAGCATTATTCCGGCACTATTAAATCACTTTCAAAAACACCGCGGAAGTATTATTAAAAATGTTGCAACAGTGTTAGAGCTGCTTGAAGGTACATTTGGTTTATGGATTTTTAATAGCAAAACATCTGATATATTTTTAGCGCGTCAAGGGAGCACATTATTTTATGATAATAATAGCTTCTCGTCAGTTAAAGGAAAAGGATTTGAAGATATTAAAGAAGGCTTAATATATAAATTCGATGAAAAAGGTACAAAAGAAGTTGGCAAATTTAAAGTGAACTCACCATTTTTTGTGATATGAGCGATTTTAATGTTAGGTATGTTGTTGGCCCCACCGAACAAGAAAAACTTGAAATGGTGAGATTTGTATATGATAACACAGATACATTTGTAATGAACACGTTTGGATTGATTTGGTCACGTTGCCCAAATATGGTATCTTGGTGGGATTTATTTCCTATTGTATTAGCAAAAGATGGTGATCAAATCATAGGCTTACATGCATATTCTTTTAATCATAAAGGTCCAGACGTCATTAAAACATATTATATAGTTACTGACAAGGGCTATAGCGGAAAAGGGATTGCATCAGGTTTAATATTAAAAGTCTTAAATGATTATTCAGACGTAAGTTCAAAATATTACGTTAACTCTGAAATTAATAGCCTTGGTGTTGGTTTCTTTAAAAAGCTTTTAAAAATGGAGCCAACTATTATTGATAATGAGTTTGGAACAAAAGATGCAGTTTTTGAGAAAACTATTAAAGATATTTTAGATGAACAGGCAGTTTGAAACAGGAGCTCAACGCGATACCGCAAAAGGTAAACCTCGCCTAAGTTTAGTTCCTCACAAAGAATTAAAAAGAGTCGCGCAACATTATGTTGGAGGCGCCGGAAAATACGGAGAAAATAATTGGAAGCATGGAATGCCGCTTTCAGTTTTTTATGACAGTGCTCAGCGCCATTTAACTTCATGGTTTGAAGGTGATCAAAATGAAGACCATGCCGCAGCTGCAATATGGAATATAATGTGCGCAATGTGGACTGAACAAAACAAGCCTGAAATGGATGATAGAAAAAAATTTATATGAGAATTAGATTTGCAATTGCTTCACAGAAAAAGAGTTTATCTGACACAATTTTTATGCGTCAGTCTCCGTATCTATCTGATAACTTTATACGTGATGTAGATTTTTACGGAGAAAATAAAGAATCTCTAGCTGTTGTATATAATAAAGCGATCAAAAAAGCTCGAGATGAGCAAATTGATGCTCTTATTTTAGTTCACGATGATGTTATTATAAATTGTTACGATTTACGTGAACGAGTGCAAAAATATTTGTCTCAATATACTATTTTAGGCCTTGCGGGTGCATCAGCAATTACTATCAAATCTCCAGTTCTTTGGCACTTAATCTCAGAAAGAAAAGATCAAAAAGGTTGTGTTGCTCATGGAATGTATAATGATTATTATTATACATCATTTGGTCCTTTACCGCATCAAGCAATTATGATTGATGGTCTTTTTATTGCAATCAATATTGAAAAATTGCCAGTTTCAGTAAAATTTGATGAGTCAAACCCTGCTAAGTTCCATTTCTATGACCTAAATTTCTCGCTAGATTGCTCACTTAATAAAGTATCGATTGTGGTCGGTGATGTTCCTGTAATTCATCAATCACCTGGCCTGAGAGAGTTTACACCTGAATGGATCGCCGGCGAAAAATACTTTTTGGAAAAATATTCAAAATATATTGGTAAGACGTTGACAGTCTAAAATTAGACTTTACAATTTGATATGGGGTTAAAACTGAATTTGGATGAATATGAGTCAATTATAGTGTATAAAGCACTAACTGATGAAAAATATCTATCATCAATTTTAGAGCATTTAAAACCTTCATATTTTAAAGACAAAAATATTAAGGCTATCTTTAATATTATTAAGGAGTTCTACGTAAAGCGTGGATCCGTTCCTACAGCTACTGAATTAAAGAGTTATATAAATTCTGAAGAAACCAGGGAGTCATTTAAAGTTGTTCTTCGCACATTTACAAACATCGATAAAAATTTTAATAACGATGAGTTAGTTGAAAATACAGAGAGATACATTAAAGAACGAGCTATCTATAATACGATGCTTGAAGTTGCTGAAGATATTGGAGCCGGTAAAGTTGATACAAGTTTTATCTTAGATAAATTTGAACAAAGCTGTAATATCAGTCTCAAAACTGATGACGGGATTGACCTTTATAAAGATATTGATACCTTAATTGACGATATCTGCACGGATCAGCCAACAATATCCACTGGCTGGAAATGGCTTGATGAGAAACTTGGTGGTGGGTTCTTAACAAATGGTCGAGCAATTTATGTGTTTGCGGGTGAGACAAATATCGGTAAGAGTATTATATTAGGCAATATTGCCACAAACATAGCAAAGCAAAATAAGACAGTTTTGCTTATTACTCTCGAAATGAGTGAACTAATGTATGCGAAGAGACTTGCATCAAATATAACTCATATTCCGATCAAAGATTTACGAAGTGAAAATCAGACACTTAAGCAACAAATTGATGAAATTCATAAGGATGGTAAGTCTGGTAAAATTATTATTAAGGAGTTTCCTCCAAATACAATTACAGTTCATCAGTTACAGGGCTTCATAAAAGGCATAATTTCTAAAGGCATAAAAATTGATGCAGTAGTTGTTGATTATGTTAATCTCGTAAAAGCGACAGAAGGCAATAATAGTTATGAGAGGGTAAAAGGCACAACAGAACAAATTCGCGCAATGACATATACCTTTAAATGTCCATTTATATCAGCAACTCAGTTAAATCGATCTGGATATGACATTGATAACCCAGGCCTTGTGACATTAAGTGAGAGCATGGGTTTAGCAGCCACGGCTGATGTACTCGTGAGCATCTTTCAAAATGACGAAGAAAGAGAGCTTGGCACAATTAATTTAGGTATGATGAAGAATAGATTTGGAACTAACGCCGGCAAATCGACATTTAAAATGGATTACCATACACTCACAATGCTTGAGGATGATAGTTTAAATAACACAGGAGATCTCAATTCAATCAGTAATACTCTTACAATGCTTAGCAAAGGTTGAACTATTTAAAGTCAAGCTAAATATGGTAAATGATAGAAGAAAAGAGTTTAGCACGTTCGCCTCAAGCCCACATAGAAGATGAAGAGTTAGCTCATTCGTTTTATAGTTTTTGCACGTTTTGTTTTCTATATTACGGAAAAAAAATTAATTTTGCTACAATTTTTACTAAACTTTTACAAGAAGAAAAGTTAAGAGCCTTATATAAGTTATCAATTTCTGAACCAAGCGATTTTGAAGCACTGAGAAAATTTATCGTTTTTGAACCATCCATAACTAAATCAAAATATATTACGAAAGTTATAAACAGACGAGAAGGAAAACTCTTTTAATAAGAGATGGAAGATTCGTTTATGGTGAGGGTAAAAGAGCTTGATAAAGAAATCATTAACAGTTTGATAAGGCAGACCTGTAGTGGGCCTAAAAGCATGACTGAACAAGACGATAATTTTATAGCAGGATTAGACGTTATTGAAAACGAGAGAAAAGCTTATGAATACCGTCGAAATAATCCAATAACCCCAGGTATTGTTTACGCACCTTATATGCCTCTACTAATTCATCAATGACAACTCAGGAGCAGTACGTCTACAACTGTTATCTCGAAATATCGAGAAAGATCAATAATCAGCCTTTTAAGTATAGAAAAGATTTTGAAGGGTTCGAAGAAAGAGAGGATTATGTTTACGTTGCAAGGCTTACTAATTTCTTTAATAGGTTCCCAAATATTAACATTAAAGATTTCTTAGAAGCTCCATATTTTGTATACAATGAGAAGCATTTTGATTTAAAGTTTTTTACAACTCAAAAAGCAATAAAAGCTTATACAAATTATGAGACAAATTTCTTACCCAACAATCCTGATCATAATCAAACAGTTAAAAAAATAAAAGACAGCTTTCTCTACATTTTTAAGTTTTGCCAACAAAGAAAAACTAAGTTTGAAGACTATATATTGGTGAAGGAAGAAAACGAAAGTCTTCATTCATTTTTAATACATCTTAAAGAACGAAACACTATTTTATATCCACTTTTTACATTTCCTAAATTCGATACAACCCTAGCAACATATGACAAAGATATAAAGAACCTAATGTTTGGAACTTTATTCGATAACATTAATTTTTACAGAACTAAATACTACGCTTCCAATAAAGCTCGAAAATTGTGCATAACGATTTTCGAGCTCTTGAAAAACAAACAACCTAACATATAATACATTTTTAATTTCTAATATTTCTAAATTTTTATGAGTAACATAACATCAGCATTCGCGAGCATTAAAAAAGCTCTTGAGCAAGATAAAAGCACTGGCGGCGCCGGTGATTTTCTAAAGACAGAACCAGGCAATACCTACACGGTACGCCTTTTACCAGCAAAGGATGCGTCTAAGACGTTTTTCCATTATTATCAGCACGGTTGGACAAGCTTCTCTACAGGAGAGTATGTTGGAGCATTAAGTCTCCAGACATTCAATCAAAGAGATCCAATCTCTGAAGACCGTTATCGCATTATTCGCACAGGCGATGAAACAGCCAAGAAAAAAGCCGAAACTATTCGTCGCGCTGAAAAATGGCTTGTTAACGTATATGTAGTTAATGATCCCGTTAAGCCAGAAAATAACGGAACAGTAAAGATTTTACGCTACGGCAAGCAGTTGCAGACCGTTATCCAAGATGCAATTGATGGTGAGAGCGCCGAAGAGCTTGGTTCAAAGATTTTTGATCTGAGTAATCAAGGTGTTAGTCTTAAAATTAAAGTTGATAAGCAAGGTGAGTTTCCTTCTTATGTTGCATCTAAGTTCTCCATGCCCGGTGAAATTAAGGGCTTGACAGAAGATAAGATTGAAAAGATCTATGGCAGCGTGTTTGATTTAACTGGTGTTATTCCGGCAAGGAGCGTTGAAGAGCTTAAGCAAATGCTTGCAGAGCACTTCTATTGCACTACTGTTAAGGATGAAGTCGAAGAAGAAAAGAATGAGCCAGTAAAAGAGTCCCCAAAAGCTTCTAAAAAGACAGCTCCTGTAGATAGCGATGATGAAGTTGAAAAACTTCTCGCTGATTTAAATACTAATTAAAGATGGAAGAAGATCACAAAGCTCTCGTTGCTGGCATAATGTTGGGGACCATGTCTGATTTGAATAAAATCGATGGCATGATTACCTCATCATCAAGCACTCTCGGCAAGAGAGCTGAAGTGGTTAAAAATGATCTTGCAAAATTCCTGGCGACGACCACATCGTCGCCAGTTGTTTCGCAACCGCAGGTCCAGCCGCCAGTAATTCAACCCACCCAGCCACAAGCTACTTCACAAGTAAATTTTATGCAAGTTGTCGGTTCAGTTACTCCAATTGATCCAGCGACAATCACAACATCTTATCCTATAAAAGTGGAAGATACTCCGCAGCTTGAGTTTGATTTTGATAAGAGAGCAAAATATCAAGATTTAGTGTATAAAATTGAAGACATGGAAGATCGTATGAACGATACATTTGATGAGCTTTTTGAAAAGCTCAATGAAATTTCCCAAAAATTAGACGCAGCTCCAAAGCCTAAGAGAGAATATAAAAAAAAAGTAGATGGTTCTCAAAATTAACTAATCTATAATTAGTTTAATGAAATTAACAATAGGAAATAAAAAGCAATTTATTTCAAATATACTAGGCTCAGCGTCGAGTATATCCGATAAAGCGACTTTTAGAATAGAGACTGATAAAATTTCAGCTCTTTTAGCATCTAATGACCAGACGCTTGTGCTTTATGCCGAGCTTCCAGCTATTTGCGAAAGTGTTGTTAAACTTAACGTCCCTGATATTAAAAAATTTACAAGGGTCTTAGATTGCGTTAACGATGAAGAATCTGATAAGATTGATCTCACTTTAGAGTCCAATTGTATCAAATATACAACCCCGCATTATAAATTTAAGTATCACCTGCTTGATGATGGCATTATTAAAGAGCCATTAATCAATATTAAAAAAATAAATGATATTGTGTTTGATACAAGTTTTGTGGTTCAAGCAGAAGTTATAAACAATATAACACGCGCAAGCTCGTTTACGACAGAAACTAATAAAATATACATTTATTGCGAGGATAATAAAGTATTCGCTGAATTAGGTGACAAGACACGTCACAACAGTGATAACTTTCAAATGGTTATATCTGATAAACTTGAAGGATCAACTATTAGTAAGCCGCTTCCTATTAATTTTGAGACATTTAGGTTGGTTAACTTTAGCAAGAGCGATGCTTGCAAAGTTAGCATTAACAATACATTGGGTATTTTAAAGATAGACATGAAAAGAGGAGATACAAAATTGATTTATATCGTGTCTGCGTTAATTAATTAATATGGAACAGATCCCGTGGACAATTAAGCAAAAGAAAGTATCTAACAAGATCAAAACAGCTGGTTACTTCATTAAGCGGCTTAAAGATAGTGGATTTGTTGTATTTAAAATCTTTAATGCGTATGGTAGTTCAGACCCAAGACGATGGACAGTGCTTGTTGATCCAGGAGTCGCATCAGTGTTTGTTACTTGTTACTCAAATAAAAATGAAGTAAATGAAGTATTGTTTGAGTTATCAGACGGTAATCAAAAGTTCCCATCTGGAACGTTTTTAAAAACAGAAAGCATTGAGGTTATCATAGATCATCTAATCAGTAGAGGTGTTGATAACAATATAGCCAATAATCCATTTGCTAAAATTAAATAAAGATATGTTCGTTTCAAATAAAGGAGAGGAATCTAAAGAAGATCCTGGAAAGACTCCAAAAAGAAAAAAAGAGACAACAGCACTTTCTGCTGTTCCTGCTGTTTCAGATACGACAGTTGCTGTTGATGCAGTGGTTCGAGACGCTTTAAAGATTTTTCTCAGAAAACAAGCTCAACAGCAATCAGAAGCCAAAAAAGGCGATGATATTAACGATGCTCTAGTGGCAACAAACCAAGAGTTTATGAACAATTTCATCATATTTGGGTATGATTTTGAAGGAAACCCAGTTGGTCCACTGGTTGTTGCTCACAATCAACAAGAAGCGGATGCACTTAACTCTTTTCTCGTGAAATTCTATCAATATCATGTTGGTAATGGTGGTAATTTCCGTTAATTCACATTGAAATCCCTTGAATCTCATTAGTATTTTTAAGTTTCTATGTCTAATATAACAAAGGTCAAGAGACTAATAGAAAAAATGAAGTGGAAGCCTAATAATTCCACTAAAGCCCCAAAAGAATCCCAGGCTTATGCAGTAGGAACAGGTACATACGTAGGTGAAATGTGGGTATTTGTGGAGAAAGATGATGATGTCTATCATTTTCTATCTATTCCAAAGAATATCAATAGATTCTCACCTGTTGACAAGTTTGAATGGGCTTTAAAGTATAAGATAGCAGAATTTGTGCAATGTTTACCGGCTGATATATACAAAATCTGCAAGGCGCAGTTTTATCACAACAAAAAGCACGGTAATCCTGTTAAATCCTCAACAGCAACGACTAAATAGTTATATGTTCATGGAACCCGTAAAGATTATATCGCCTTTCTCAGGCCAGGCAGCTTTTCCAAAGGTTACTACATTTACAGAGAATGGAAAAACATATGAAAACGTTGCTTGGAGTGATCCGGTAACGGGTAGCCTCATTAAAAGGGGTACCGTATCGATTAAAGACAGCAAGACCGGTGAAGTTATTGCAGATTTTAAGAAAAATCAAAATAATTCATTGACTTCTACTTCTTACAGACAATAATATTTGGGTGATTCCTATCCCCGAAGACTACATTGTGCAGAATCTGTATCAATGCGTAAGTCATCTAACATATAATAAGCATACTAAGGTATATAATGGCAGTTGCCCCTTTTGTAAAGAAGGTGAGAGCTGGGGAAAGAAGACGAGATTCTTTTACATACCAAGAAAAGAGTTAGCTTACTGCCATAATTGCGGGTACAGTAAAAAAGCCTTCAATTTCTTACTTGAACTTACAGGTAAACCATTCAACATCATCATAAATGAGATTAAGTCAAGAGAATATGATGATGTTCCAGTTATTGCTAATAAAAAGCCTGAAGTAAAAGTTGCAACGCCATCTCTTCCAGATGATTGTATTAACTTAAGTGATATAAGTCAGCTTAAATTTTATGAAAGCAATGCAATTGTAAAGGTTTGCTTAGATTTCATTAAGTCAAGACGCTTAAACACGGCAATTAACAAGCCAAAAACGATGTATTTGTCACTTACTGACTTTACGCATAAGAATAGGTTAATTATACCGTTTTATGACCTTGAGGGGAACATTGTCTTCTATCAAAGTCGTGCGCTATTAAAAAGCGACTCTTTTAAAAAAGAAAAATACATTAGCAAAGTTGGTGGAGAAAAGAGTTTAGCTGGAATTGAAAACGTAAAGTCTGATACGGAACATATCTTTCTTTTAGAAGGCCCAATTGATAGTTATTTTATTAAAAATGGCCTAGCTGTTGTAGGTATTCAGGAAGATAGTGATAGAAGCTTTGGTGAATATCAACGAAATCAGCTTGCTTCATTAACAAGCTTTACAAGAATCTGGTGTTTAGACAATCAATGGAGCGATTTACCAGCATTTAAAAAGACATCCACTCTAGTTGATCAAGGAGAGAAGGTTTTTATATGGCCGAAAGAGCTAAAAAAGTATAAAGACTTTAATGATATTTGTATAGACCAGGGTAAAGATGAAATAACCCAGAAATTTGTATTAGATAATACGTTTTCTGGGCTAACGGCTAAGATAAAACTTATTGAGATTAAAAACCAAAATCACGAATAGCGATATTTTGGATCATTGACTGTGGCTAAATAGCCTTTCATCATTTCACTTAAAGAAGAAATTTCTACAGCAACACGAGCAATCTTTTTTGTTTCAGCTGTGCTGATTTTATCAAATAATGTATCCGATTCAGCTGAATTTAATCGAGATTGAACACTATTTGGCTCTGTACCGTTCAAATATTGAGCGAATCTATCAAGCTCTGCAATCCATTCCTTCAATTCATCGTACATCTTCTTCTGAATGCCGCTCATTGAAGGTTGAACTTGGTGATCCACAGGAGGAGCATCCACATTAAAGTCTTCAATAGACGATCCTTTGTCAAGTGTCTGAGCCATGGCTTGTTGATCAGACATCTCTTCATCTTTCTCATTCAAAATGCTTTTAAATCTGTTGCCAAATTTGCTCATATGTTATTATTTATTGCTCCCATAAATATTTAAATGAAAAAGCTCATTTCAGAGGATCAAAAAATGAATAGTCAGCGCCAGATGTCTGGAATGAAAACAGAGACACCACCTGAGGCTAATAAAGTGTCGACCCTAATGGGAGCAAATAATAGAGATGATAACTCTCAAGCACCTCATGTAAAGCCTTATCCTCTTGATAGAACCGATGAGATTTTATCAGATATGTATGTAACAGTGATGAATATGGAGAAAATTATTGATAACACAATGGTTAACCCAGCTTTCAAGAAAAACCAAGCCCCTATTTTAGAAGAAGCTAAGAAAAAATTAACTGAGATAAACAAAATATTAGTTGAAATTAGCACTCTTGTAGATAAAATTGGTTAATGTTTAAATCTCCGGTATTTTCGATAGGTTTGACGCTTTTTGTAAGTGTTGTGTTTGGGCTTATATTTTCTTCTCATTTTTGGCTTGTTTTTATGCTTGCAATAGTGCTTCAAACTATTGGATATGAAATATATCGCCAAACAGTTGAGAACGCTTTAATTTTAAAGGCTCAGCAGCTTAAAAATGAGGAGTATGCATTAAAATCTAAACACGTAGCTGTAATTGAATGTCCTTGCAATGAAAAAGTGAAACAGCCAGTTGAGATTAGGCAAGATGTTGACGTTTTTTACAAATGCAAAAAGTGTGACAAGACAATTAAAGCAGAAACAGTTGTAAAAACGTTGCTCGTAACTGAACCAATCTATTTTAACGATGGCCAACGGTGAACCTCAATCATTTTATGACGCTCATTTTAAAAACGTTGAGCCCGTGGCTTTTGTAACAAAGCCAGAAGCGGTATTACCATCTTTTGATGAATTAGTTAAAAGTATTGAAAAAAATATCAATTTATCTCCCCAAGAACTTCTTTTCTTAAAAGAAGGCATTGATACAGAGAAAAATAAAATTAACTCTTCAATTAGAATAGCGTTTGATACACTTATAAATGTATTAGATCAGGAAACTCCTCAAACACTTGATAAAGATAGTTTAGTAATTTATCAAAAGAACAAAAAAACTATTAAGGAGCTCTTAATCACTTGCTTTAACCTGACTAAACAATATGCGTATGATGAACGTCGGTCTAAAATTGTCCTAATGGGAAAAGTGTTACAATCATTACATGACAGTAACAAGTAACTTAGAAGAAGAGTATGGAATAGATTTTTTGGCTCGAATGGCCTGTTTAATTGAGGGAGTAAATTTAGCTTGTCAAAAAGCTGAGCAACTCGGTTTAAACCCTGATAAGAATAGTTCTTGGATTAAACCACTCGCGTTTCAAAAATACATCATTGATCGCGAAAAAGATATGCGATACGATATCGAAAATTGGATGATTCAAAAAGCTACTTCAAGGTCTTGACAAATTCCTTGAGACGATCTATATTAGAGCAGAAGACCACTTTATAAGAATATACAGAACCGTCTAAATATTTTATACCATCTCCAGTCCTCTCAAACATGAGAGGCTCTCCTTCGAGAATAGCATCTCGAAATTCTTTCGCAGTTTTATATTTTTTATGGATTTCTTTTATGTAAGACATCCAGTGCTCTGCAATACTGCTAAATTGTTTAGTGTTAATTGTTTTTGGACTACTATCCCACACATAAAACGGGAGATGCCATTTTAATTCATCTTCGACCTGATCTAAGCCATTCATGAAGTCGTTTTCAAGGATAGTATATAGCGCGTTGAAGGTCATTAGTAATAACCTCCATAGACAGCTGTATCATTATTAGCTGACATATTAAAGACAACAGTTTTGCTAGTTTGGTCGATATTAAGAGGATATTTTTTATCGATTGACGTATCAACTGGAGTAGGAATAACGTCATCATCGACACCACCGCTAAGTTGACCAGAAAATGAATTATCAAATACTTGATCGCTTTTAGCTTCAGCAGATAGCCCTGGCTCAAAGCTATAATCAAAGCGTTTTGCTTTTAGCATCCAAACGTAATGGCCACCGAGCTGATTTATTTTTGTAATATCCTGATCAATAATTTCAGTGACTTCAAATTGAATACCGCTTCGACCACCAGGACGTCCTTGGCCGTACTCTGTCATTGCAAAAACGTCACCAGCTTTGGGCTGAACCTGATTAAATTGAGTTTCATACACTGTTGATGTTTCAGTTCGAATATCTTGAGAATTTTGAGTGTCGAGGACGTTACCTGAAACTCCACTGGTTGTTGTCATCAATGTCAATCCTAAAGAATTAAAAGCGTTATAAAATCCTGATATTGTCACATATGCTGTGATTTCATCATCAGCTTGAAAGCCAAATTTTGAAAGAGTATTTGCATTTTCACTCAACTCAATTGCCATAATAAGGCTCACACCAGGAGCAAAGCGTCGGGCCGGCTGCTCACCATAAATGTTATCAGCGCTCAATACATTGTAGGTATTGACGTAATAGGTTGTGCGTTGACCGTATGTATTAATTTGCTCATTCCAATAGCTTTGAAAAAGGTATTGCTCATTTTCATTTGTAGCTTTATCATTATAACGAAAGCAAAAAGTGCTATCGTCAACGATTCCTGGAAAACAGTTGCCGGTATAGTCGATCATTTAATTTTTACTCCGTTTTTCCACCACTCTTTATAGCCACTAGCTCGTTCTATAGCAGGTCCATCGTCGCGATGACATTTTCCGTTTTTATACCACTCTTTAGAGCCACTAGCTCGTTCTATAGCAGGTCCATTATCGCGATGAAGTCTCCCATTTTTCCACCACTCTTTAGTGCCACTAGCATATTCTATAGCAGGTCTATCGTCGCGATGGCGCTCTCCGTTTTTCCACCACACTTTAGTGCCATCAACAAACATGATACAATCTTTTTCTAAACTTTTTGGTTTATTTTTAAGACTTTTAGCGACCCAACCTTCCCCACACTTTTCAAAGTCGTTTGGATTAACTCTGATTTTATAGAAAAACGCTTCTTTATCAACGTCATCTAAGCCATTCATGAAGTCGTTTTCAAGGATAGTATATAGCTCGTTGAAGGTCATTTTTCAATTATATATTTGCCGGTTTTAGCATCTTGGTAAAACTTAATCCCCATCTTACCACCAAGCATTTTTATTTCTCCAGGCTTAATTGCAGAACCTTTTAAGTAGGTTTTTGTAATGAAATCTACATCTTTCCCATCACAGAAAAATCTACCAGGAGCCTTTTTTAGAGTTTCAATTTTGTGATTTTTTTCCACAAAAGAAGGTGCTCCAGAAAAATCTGAAGCATTATTTTGAGCCAATCGCGGAACTAAATTTACTTGCTGACGTTGATAGCCTTTACTGCCAGTGGCTGTAGTAAAGTCTTTTCGGTGTCTGTGCTTAGGCCCAATTTGAGTGGTAAAATATTTTTTAAAAGAATCCACGCAATTATTTAATCGAACCATAAAAAAGCCGGCTCTAAGCCGGCTTTAATCTATTTTCTTTTTAAATCTATTAGCTGAAAAAATCGCTGCCTGGCTTACCAATTTTTGTCTTGACAACATTTGCACCTTTACCAACTTTTGTCATTCCGCTTGAAAGTTTATCTTCGTCTGTAATTGCTGTGCCTAAAACTTTACCGCTACCATCTACAGCATTTGCTACATTACCGTTACCAAGACTTCCTTTTTTACCGAGCTTAGAAACTGTGCTCTTTACAACTGCATTACCTTTTTTAACAAAGCCATTATTGAGCTTATCTTCATCTGTAATTGCTGTGCCTAAAACTTTACCACTGCCATCAACATTATTGTCTACGCTAGCTGCAACTGATTCTTTTGTGACATCTTCATCTTCTTTGTCCTCTTCTTCAGAATCTTCTTCACCTGGATTACCAATTTCATCAGTTTCAGGGCTGCCTTCGTCGCCGAGACCCTGCTCTAAATCATCCCCGCTAGCATCATCACCGTCAAGTTGAGATAAAATTGCACGCAAACAATCTACTTGATCAGCTGTTAATGTAACTGTTACATCACCAGACTCGTCACCCATTCCTTCTTCTCCTGGTTGACCTGCATCAAGGCCGTCTTTTGTATCAACGCCAAGGGCTTTAAGATCAGCAGAATCGTCGCCACCCATAACATCTTCAAACAATTTATCGAAAATAGATTTCATGTAATTATTTATTACCGCTTTAGATCTTTTTTCTATACTTTCATCAAATTTTCCGTTTGCTACGGTAAAACGTTGAACTCCGTAGACAGCATCTTTTGGATTAGTCTTTACATCTTTAACATCGAGAGGTTTTTGAAGCGGCTTAGCGCTATTTGGCCCAGACGTGTCTTTATGAGCCATTGCTTGTGCTTCTTTACTGTTTAGAGCAGCTGGTCCTTTTCCGGGTTTGGAAGAAAAAGTATCAGTTTTTTTAGCTGGTGCCTTTTCTGCTAAGATAACTCTGTTAGCATAGACATCCCATATCTCTAATAGATTCTTTGATTGCGACATGTAAATATTTATAGAAGCAATGACTAAGAATAAACAGACATATCTAAATAATCCTAATCTCCCAACTGCTGATGCGGAATTTGAATATACATCAGAGATGGTTCAAGAGATATCAAAATGCAATAAGAACTTGCTGTATTTTGCTGAAAACTACTTTTATATAGTGTCACTAGATGAAGGCAAGCAAAAAATTGCTTTGCATCCTTGTCAAAAAAGAGCTATTAGAAAGATGAGAGATGAAAGGTTCTTTGTGCTGTTAGCCAGCCGCCAAATTGGTAAAACTACATTGTTAACAATTTACGCTCTATGGATTGCATGCTTTTTAAAAGATCAAAGCATTTTAATTGTTGCTAATAAAGAAGGAACCGCAATTGAAATTTTTCGAAGAATTCGTTTAGCGTATGAAGAGTTACCAAATTGGCTCAAGCCCGGCGTTAAAGAATATGGCAAAACCTCAATGGTATTAGCAAATGGATCCAAAATTGGCATATCTACAACAACTGGTACAGCTGCTAGAGGTCAATCTATCAATTGTTTGATTTTGGATGAATTAGCATTTATTGACTCTCATTTAGTTGAGGAATTTTGGAAATCAGTTTATCCAATCGTTTCATCATCTAAAAAATCTAAAATTTTTATAGCATCAACTGCAAACGGCACCGGAAACTTGTTTTACACTTTATATAAAGGAGCTGAGGAAGGTAGTAACGGTTGGAGTTGTGATAAAATTCTCTGGAATGAAGTCCCTGGCAGAGATGAACGCTGGAGAAAACAAACAATTGCCACAATCGGCAGTGAAGAAGCGTTTAATCAAGAATTTGGCTGTGAATTTCTTGACGCTGGAGAAAGCACAGTAAATGAAGAATTGTACGAGAAACTGCTCATGCAAATTAAGCAACCAAAGTACCTAATGGAGGATGGTCACTATCAAATATGGGAACAGCCAATTGATGGTCAAATATATGTAGCTGGCATTGACGTTGGAGAAGGAATTGACAGAGATGCATCAGTCGTTAATATCTTTGATATTACAGAGTTAACAAATATTAAGCAAGTGGCTTGCTATCATAATAATAGCATATCTCCATATAATTTCACTGAAAAGGTATATGAAATATTAACGCAATGGGGTAAACCACTTGCTTGTATTGAGCGAAATAGCTGCGGAGCGCAAGTCGTTGATAGTTTACGAAACGTCCACCAATATGAAAATATAGTATCTTGGGGTGCATCAGCAGCTGGCCGCTCTAAAGATCAATTAGGTATCATAAATCACACAAACACAAAATTTACAGGCATCACTAATATGAGATATTGGGTAAATGAACTCGAAGTTGTTCAAATTAGAGATGTTAATCTTGTAAAAGAGCTTAAAAACTTTATGCGCAACGCAAATGGTACATGGAGCGCTAGAACAGGTACAAATATTAATGACGATAGAGTAATGAGCATGGTGTGGGCGTTGCTCGTACTTGACGAAGCGATTGTTCAGAGATATTTCGAAATTCTCAAACACGACTCAAACAATAGACCGCTATTAATAAAGCAAATTGATTTTGGTATTAAGTATTTTACGAACCCGCATTCATTCTATAATGAAAGTGATTCATCCGGTGCTGGAAACGTTAATCCATTTATAATTGGACCAAATAATTCAGAACCAGATGAGATTGCTGATCTAATGAGTTCGGGTTGGAAGCCAATGCGATGAGTGAGATCATAGATAATAATATTCAATCACAGCTTAATAAAAGCAGAAAAGATAAATTTCTGCTTGTATTAAATTACCCCGCAGCTCTAAAAGATTTAGCAACAAGTGATTTATCTTCGAGAGATAAAAAATTATTTGTCGAGAAATCACTTCAATTCTCTGTATTTGGGTCAGTTGTTCCAGAAATTATAGTACCGGGTATAACAGCTGGCTATAGCGGCCAGTCTTTTAAAGTATCATCAAATAATAGAGAACCTTATGCTGATATAGATGTCGGCTTTACAATTGACAACAAATTTAATAATTATTACGTTATATATCGCTGGCTAGACATATTAAATGATCAAAAAGTGTCATATTATGATGCCCGGAGCGATACTCCACAAAATGCTATTGCAAACCCACAGAAAGTGGCTCCCGAGAAATATCAGGCTGACTTAACAGTGTATGCCCTTGATGAGTTTGAAAAACCAGTAATGCAATTTACATACACAAAAGCATTTCCCGTGTCGCTAAATGGAATTAGCTACGATTATAAAGACCCAGATGAGATTACATCAGGGTTTAAGTTTTCGTTTTCCCAGTTCTTTGCTGTACCGTTATAATTTTTGGTTTGAAAACCATAAATAATAGCATATGGCACTTACAATCACTTCACCAGGCGTCCAAATTGCTGAAAACGAGTTGCAACAGCAACCAGTGCTGCCATCGGGTACGAATATTTTAGCGGCAGGTTTTGCTCCATCAGGACCAACTGATGAAGTTATTACAGTATCGACTCTTGCAGAATATACTCAAATTTTTGGTAGCCCTACTACCCCAGCAGAACGTTATTTGTATCACACAGTTGAGCCGCTGTTAAAAACGCAGGCAAATGTGAGCGTATACAGACTCCCATACGGTAGTGGCAACGGTGTTGGATTTGGCAGTTCATTCGGTGCATTAGTTTATCCAGTAACAGCTGTTGATATTTCTCAAGACCGTAATGCATATGGCACGGCTCTTACAACTCTCAATCAATACACATCTGGTGTATTATATTTGATCGGACAACCTGACCACTTCGAGTTAAACCAGACTCAGTATAATAATTTGGTTCAGCAAAACGGGTTTTCTTGGAAAAATAGCCCACTTGGAACTTTTAACTCTTTTTCTGATTTAGGCAATGCTGGTATTATTGTTTTAAACATTGGTCAAACAACAGTAAATCCTCGATACGAAGGATATTACGTTGGTTTAGCAGACAATACAAACGCAACGCCCGCAACAAATTTTGATGAAATTTTAAATGTTCAATCTGTGTCATACTCTGCTACAAGCACATATAACTACACAGTATTACCTGCATCTCGTCTAAATTTCATTCTTTCAGCTGCATCAGATGCAACTCCATCATCTTACGGTCAAATTAATGCAAGCATTTCTGAAGTGATGGAAAATTTAAGTCAGTTTGATCTTAATACGAGAACAAACGATGACATGATATCATTTGGATTGTTTAAATTAAAGCAGTCAACATTCTCACCAACAACAATCAAGCTTGATTACACTCTCGCTGAAAAATATGTTGGTTCACTTGATTATTATCGTCAAGTAAATAGCCAGCAAGGTGGCCAGCCAATTAATCTATTTTTAGGAGCTGTTGAAGATAACTCTCCAAATGTGCAAGTGTTAATCAACGATTACATATCTCACAAAAATGGAGCAACTTGGTTAGACGTTGCAGGTAATCCATCAAATAAAGTGCGCATTATTACATCAAAATGCGCTAACGTACCATTATTGTCAAGCACATTGGTGACATTGTCTGGAGCGTATGGTAGCACAAGCTATCAGCAAACACAGTCATTAATCAAAACATTGACATCTTCTTGGGCATACTTAAATGCTGCAGATAGCTTATTCACAGTCGGCGCATTTGCAGATACAAATCCACAAAACAAATATCTTGGTGCAATTCCATTAAAGCTTGATAGAATGTTTAGTATTGCAGAAAATGCAGATCTCTATAACCTTGATATCACAGTTGATGGTGGCCTTTCAACAATCTATGCTGTCAAAAATTATCTAAGCGGCCAGACAGGCACAGAATACTTTGATGATAATGTATTTGTGAGCGCTATAAGCGGATTAGCCGCCGCAGATATCACAGTTTGGCCCGCAGATGCTGCTGCATTTGCAGCAGATTGGAATTCAGTATTCCAAAGATTTGCTCAATTTGCTGAATTTGTAAGAAAAGATCACTTGTTCATTGCAGATCTTCCAAGAGAAATCTTCGTACAAGGTCAAAACTTCAAAACACTTGACAATGTTGCCAATAATTTCTCACAGAATGTTTATAACGCAATTCGCAACGTTCTTGCAACTGTTAATACAAGTTACGCTACAACGTATGATAATTGGGTTCAAGCATATGATGGTGTGTTAGATGGTCAAGTATATGTTCCATTTTCAGGCTTTGCTGCCGCAGCAATGGCTCTTACAGATTCTAACTCGCAACCATGGCAAGCACCAGCTGGGTTTAATAGAGGAGTTGTAAAAGGTGTTACAGGAGCTGCGTTGTATCCAAAACAAAAACAACGCGATCAGCTCTATAAAATTAGCACAAACCCTGTTGCATATTTTGCAAATGAAGGTCTAGTAATTTACGGACAAAAGACTCTCTTAAAGCGCCCGAGCGTGTTTGATAGAATCAATGTTCGTCGTTTATTCTTAGCTCTTGAAAAAGCTACAGCAGCTGCTGCTAAATATTACGTATTTGAGCCAAACACTCTCTTAACAAGAACAAATCTAGTTAATACTCTTACTCCAATCTTTGAATACGCAAAGAATACGGAAGGATTATACGACTATATGATTGTTTGTGACACTCGTAATAATACTCCAGATATTATTGATGCAAATGAATTAGTTGTTGATATATACCTAAAACCGGTCCGTACAGCAGAGTTTATTTTAGTAAACTTCAATGCAACACGCACGGGAGTCAATTTTAACGAGCTAGTTGGATAATTTTATGAGCGCATCAAAAGGCCAAACAGTATTCTACACTACAAAATATGATCCACTTGAAAGAAGTGGTACTATTGAAGAGTCTACATCAATTGGTTATAAAATAAATGGGGCTTGGTATAATCGCAGTGAAATTAATATTAAGAACATTTTACTTGATAGCAAAGATACGTCAGCCAATAGTCAACTAATACTCGGATAATAAATAATATCATGGCACAAACAATCCAAACAATTCAGCAGTTTTACACCCAAGCACAACGTAAAGATTTTGCTCGAACAAATTTGTTTAGAGTACTTAGCATTAATTTCGGTGAAAACAGCCCAACAGTGCTCAATGAAACTGAGCTAGTATATGCTCGTACAGCATCTGTGCCAGGTAAAAGCATCGTTAATATCGAGACCCCTTATATGGGATTGAAATTTAACGTGCCAGGCGTTGTTCAGTATGAAGGAAGCGCTGAATATAAAATTAACTTTTATGGTGATGAGGCTCAAGCACTACGCCAAAAGTTTTTACAAGTAAGCGAAAACACGTTTAGTGATGCATCAAGCACAGGAAATTATTTCATACCAACAAGAAATGCTACAATTGATTTACTTCAATTAAATAAGCAGCTTGATCCAGTATCAAAAATCCAGCTTGTTGGTGTAAGCATTAGAAATGTTGGAACTCTAGAGTATGATATTACATCAACTGGCGAAGTTCAAAACTTTGATGTTACTATTGCTTATCATTTCTGGCGCAAAACAGGATAATTGATTTTTATTACCAGGCATAAATATTACTATGCCTGGTATCTTTAACGCTGACACAAACGCGACAATTGGATTAGAAGACGGAGCAATTCCTCTAATCAGTTTTAGAGATTCATTCCTAGATAATTTATCTATTTGGCATAACTCTATACCGCTACGCACTCAATGGGTTGTAGTTTTTGATGATATTCCTATTGGCTTGCGCACATCTATTCTGCAAAATTTAGAGATAGTAACAGGCAGCAAAGATAGTTTTAATATTGATAAAGCTAAAGCAGCTTTACTAGCAAATGAAAATCAAAAACTGATTGGTTGTGTATATGTTCAGGGAGTTGACATACCACCTGAGACACTTTCAGTTAAAGCAGCATCAATTGAAAATAACAGAGGGTTTATAACTGGATCAGTAATAGGTGACCGTGAATCATACGCTAATGAGCAGCTAACAATTCAATTTCGAGAGACGAATACATCATTTGCTGATTTTATTATTAGACCTTGGCTTATTTTAGCAAGCCATCACGGATACGTTGCTCGAGATCTTTCAAATATAGCAGAAAGAAATAAAAATACAAAAGGCACTATCACAATCTTGCAATATGCAAAGACCGTGGAGCATGTATCAATGATTCCGCGAAAAATTTGGACGTTTCACGATGTTGTTCCGTTAAATGTAGGATCGAGAGAGTTGTCATATGATGCTGAGCAATTAGACAAATATAACGTTCCGTTTCTTTACAGCTATTACGAAATATCTAGTAATTTGACTTCACTTCCAAATTTACTAACTAAGTTACATCGTGGATAATTTTGTATCAAAGGTCGCAACTGCTCAAAATACATTTCAAGTTAAGGAGATGTCTTTTATGGAGTATAAAAAGCTTTGTCAGAAATTGCTTTTCGTAGATGACTTGCCTTCATTAGTGCGAGTATTTAACGATGTAATTGATAGCCAAGTTGTTGGAAAAAAGCCAGCAAATGTGATTGAAAAAACTCTTATATTGCTTTATATTCGAAGCCTAACAATAGGGGACGATATTCGATTAATTTTAGATGATAAAGAAATTACAACATCTGTAGATTTGTTTTTTCAAGCTTTCAATAAAAAATACGACTTGCTTGAGTATGAATGCAATGGATTTAAATTGCAGCTAGGCCCTCCAGCCAATTTTATTGCAAGTAGCAATATAATGGATTGTATTAAAGATAGTATAGCTAATATAACCACAGCTAATGACGAAGACTTCGAAGACATTACACCCGAAAATCGAGATATACTAGTTGATCATATAATTGCGTTCCCAGTCAAGGATGCAATTGAGAAGCTTATAAAAATGTATGGAGATTTCAAATATAAGGTAACAGCTTTAAATGATTATCAGATAAGTATATACGATTCATCAATATTAAATTTTCTAAAAATAATATTTGATGGAGATTATTCAACGGTTCTCGATTTGGAGTATCATTTGAGAAAACATCTTGGATATAATTATGTGGATTTAGAAAACACTCCGTATGCTGAGACTAAAGTAATGATAACAAAATATAAAGAAGAGATTGAGCAGCAGTCAAAAACAGCAGATACTGGAAAAATAGATGAGCCAGTATAAATTATAATATGAGCGACATTAGCAAAATTTTAGAAGATATTAAAAAAATTAGAACAAAAACATCTGTGTGGGCCCCATCTTTGGCTAAAAACGTTGAAGTCTTTGCGCTGACTTTAGCTCAGCAAAAGACAATTATTGAAACTGCAATTGATAGCAATTTATCAGTATTATTTTTTAATACAACCTTCTATAAAATTCTTGAGTCAAATTGTTCTGAAAAGATGTCAGATCTCAACACGATTGATCGCGTAAATTTAGCTCTTGCATTGAGAGGGCAGTTAAAAGATGGCGGTGAACAAGATAATGTATCCTTTAGTATTAAAGAAATTATGGCTGCTAATAAGCCTACACATCTTCCTGAGCCAAAAATTATTGAGTCAACAAACTTTAAATTCCATGTGAGAGTTCCTAGTCTAGAATATGATAATAGAATTAATAGCATTCTTCTCAAGAAATACAAAGACGAGAACGTAGATAGCAGCAAACTCAAATCATTAATTAGCGACTTATTCTCGTATGAGATTTTTAAATTTATTGAAAAAATCGAAGTACAGAGCACAGGATCGCAGATCCTAATGAAAGATAACATCAATCAAAATGTTTCTATCATTGAATCACTTGATAGCGCTGAATTTGTGCGAATTGTTGAATATATTAACGGTGTTAGAGATGCTGAAAAGGCTTTAACAAAAATACCTGGTTTTGATAGCTATATTGAGCTTGTCCCCGACTTTTTTGTAGTGTGATGCTCTAATTAAATATTTAAATGGCAGATCAGCCGTTTAAAGATATTAATGAAGCTATAGCATTGCTTACATCTGTTTCAGCTAAAATAGCTGATGCAGCTAAAAAGCAAAAAAATGCTGCTGTTCCTAAGAAAGTAGCGGCCATTAAACTTGAACCAAAAAAAGAGGCAAAAAAAGAGCAAAAAAAGGTAAATGTGGTAACAGCCACAAAAGAAAAGCCTGCTCCAAAGAAATTAGAAAAGAGAGAAAAAGATGAGAAGCCTCTTCAAGACATCACTAAGAAGTTTTTAGACTTCGTAAAAAAGACAGCAAAAAAAGATGCTCCCGCCGCTGAAAAAATTGTCGAAGAGCCAAAACCTGTAATCATAACTGGATTCGGCAAACCTGCTCAGGATTTTTTAAAGTCAATCAAGTCAAAAAAGAAAAAAGAAAAAGAAGATGATACAGTTCAGGATTTGCCGTTCATGACACTTATCAAAAAACTTACAGGAGGTGCTCTTGTAGTGCTAGGAGGTTTAGCGGCTTTGGTAACAGGACTAATGAGTAACGGGCCATTAAAAGGGTTATTAATCTTTCTTGCAAAATATGGACCAAAGACAATATTTACTTTAGTTCAAGGAGTTTTTTCAAAAGCAATAAGCAGTTTAGAAAGCAACCTCAGTAAATTTCTACCAACATTGTCATTTCCTGAAATTGCAAAAAGTCTCAAGAGTAAAGCAATTGATTTAATTAAAGAAGTTAAGAAACCTATTGCGTCGATGTTATCAGGTTTATCTAAAGCAATTACTGCAGGTATCCCAAGTGGTGGGTTTGTATCAAAAGCGGTAAGCGCAATTTCATCTGAATTCAAAAAAGCGTTTGGAGGTTTATTATATGCACCAATCAAAGCAATTGGTAAATTAAATCTCGGAATGTTTGCTAAGGCAGCCAGTGGTGCTTCAAAACTTATTAAGCCTGCATTAAAGGTATTGCCCCTAATTGGTTCTTTTATATCGTGGGCAAGTGCTGCTACAAGATTTAAAACTGGTGATATCGTTGGTGGCTCCATCGATTTAATTAGTGGCATAACATCTTTAGTTCCTGGTGTAGGAACAGCGCTAAGTATTGGTCTTGACGCTTTCAATGCAATACTAGATTGGAAAGGCAATAAAGGTGATCCTGGAGAGAGAACAGCTACAAAGTTAAATCTTATAGGCTCATGGACATCTTCCTTGTGGAAGATGTGGAATAAATTACCACTCGTTAAAAACTTTGCAATGTTTGGTGAAGGATTCGGTGAGGTATTAGCTTCAGGTGGCAATTTAGAAAATGTAAAAGATGGGCTATTAAAAATGGCTTGGGCAGTTCCAGGATTTGGAATATTATCAAATATAATAACAGGAATATCAAGCTATAAAGAAGCAAAAGAAATTACAGCAGGCTCTGGCGAAAAATTTAGAGATACCTTCGGTCAATTAGTTGAGTCGTTAAAGAAAAAAGCATTAATGCTCATTCCTGAAAGTGTTTTTGGCTTCTCACTCCGAGCAAGAGTAGCAAAAACGTTTGGCATAGATATGGGACCTATAGTGGATGATAAATTACAGACCGCAAAGTCAGATAAAACTAAATTACCACAAATCCAACAAGTAAACGATTTTATTCAAACACCTAGCGGCAAAGTTATTCAACCGAGCAAAGATGATACTATCATTGGTGCTAAAGCTGGTGGTGTCTTTGATAAACATTTCGGTGAAACATTGAAATTAGCAGAGGAAAACAACGATATCCTTCAGGATCTATCAAGTTCATCAACGTCTTTACTATCACGTCAGGTTGAATTGATTGCAGAGAGCAATAAGTTTTTACGACAGATGGCTGAAAATATGAAGAAAATGGGGACAAACATAGTAACAAACAATTCTATAGTAAACAATGCATCAAAAGGCATGTCCCTCAGAGAACTGCAAACGTCCAACACGTAACTTAAATATTATAAATGACTAACCTATGGGCATTGCAATTTTTATCTCATCAACCAACACTACCTGTGCTGGTTCGTGATAAAGTGGCTGTCTATTCAAAATTTGACTCAACAAGTATAAATCCTTTTGATGACCAGTCGTATAATATATATGCGCAGCAAACAACTCCAGGAAATCCAATAGATATTGTAAATGATTTTCCATGGACTAAAAGCCCTAAGACCTCTCGATCAGATACACCAGTAATATACTTAACAGAAAAACGATTAGCAATTAATAGTATTGTTAGCAATTTAGCAAATTCAACATTTGCATCTGTTGATAGTACTCAAACTGGTCTTGCAATTGTCAATAATATTTTACAGCAAACAGGTGCTCCAGCAGTTGGTAATGCGCAGACTGCCACAAATATTGCTTCCAATACTCTAAAGCAAATTAAAACAGCTCTTGGAAACAATTTATCTATTATTAAAAACGCCACAACATTTGGTAATGCTGTATTAGATCCGTATACATATTTATACTTGACAGAGCAAACCGGATTTAACTATGCAATGCCATATTTTTCTGATAATTATGTGAGCGATAAAAATGCATTCGGAGACAAAGAAGATGGAAATATTTTTAGTGGAGTATCTGATATGGCATCTTCCGTATCAGAAATTTTAGCATCTACAACAGGTGCTTTAAGCCCAGGTACTTATATTGAAAGAAGCCAAGCATTTAAAATGGGAGAAGGATCATCATTTGATGTGAATTTTCCACTTTTAAATACAGGCACATTTGATGATATCTCACTTAATTGGCAGCTTCTGTTTGCTCTAATTTTTCAAAATAGACCCGGCCGTATAACTCGAAGCATTATTGATCTGCCGGTAATTTATGAGTTGACCGTTCCTGGCTCCACGTTTATTCCTTATGCTTATATTAATAAACTTGAAGTAAAATTTTTAGGAAGCAGAAGAATGATGACTATTCCTATCCCACCAGTAACGCAATCTCAAAAGACAGTATCAACAATTAAAACTATTATTCCAGATGCTTATCAAGTGTCTATTAGCTTTACAAGCTTAAATGATGATACAAGAAACTTTCTATATTCAGGACTAACTCGAACACCAGTAACAGTAAACGGACAATAACATGGCATCATATCAAAATTATATAGACGAACTTCCTCAACTAGAGTCTTATAGATACGAGAACATCTTTAAAGTATATTTGACTAGTGACAATCATTACTTTTACAATATAATGAAGAAAATTCAAGTACCGGCTGATTTAAATCCAGCTGTATTTGACGTAATTACATTACCTGATAATATTCCACTTACTTTGCTGAGTTATCAATTATATGGAACAACATACCTGTGGTGGTTGATTTGCATTCTTAATGGCATTCAAAATCCTTTTGATTCATCAATAAGAGGAAAGAAAATTAAAATTCTCCGCAAGCAATATATAAAAACAGTTTTAGATAGTATAAAAAACCAATTGCAATGAGAAACGACTCTTTATTTGAATACGTTAAAGATAACTATACAAACTTTATATCTTTAATTGATGGAAAAAATTATTTTTTTCGAGCAACAATGTATAACCCTGATGGTATAGCTGTTGACATACAAAAAAGCGCCATTAAAGAGCTTTATATTGCTAATAATGTATGGAACCCGTTCATGGATGGATACATTATCATCAAAAATGATGAAGATATTATTGAAAGATTTAAAAACGACCCATCTCAAAAAGAGTTTTTTCCTGATTTTAGTGTATTGAGAGGGTATCGCACCCGCGGTGATGCTCGAGATTTGTTGCTGCTGACAATAGTTCCAATTATTAATAATAGCAACCCATTTGATGTATCGAATGAAAAATTCAATAAAGAATTTGCATTCAGATACATCTTTGCACTAGAAAATGAAGATAATGTGTCAGATAAAGAAGGAAAATGTAAGAAATATGATTTAATTGACTATGATCAAGAGTTTTTTCAAGAGCGACAAAGCTTTCTGTCGTCAAGCAGATTTGTCGATGGTGAGATATCAAATTTATCAAATGAAGATCGTGCAACATATACAGGCAAATTACTTAAAAACATTATTGCTGATATCTTAGGCCGCGACTCTATTGCAACTGACATTAATAAAGATATTGAAACTACTCCATACTTTGAAAATGGTATAAGCAAAATATTTTATTCATCTCCAATCACAAATACTGTAATGGATGATATTACATATATAGCGGATTTGCATGTCAGTGCAGACTCACAAAATAGTTTTTCTTTTCTTGATAAAGATAAATGGTCAGGTGAATATAGCCTAGAAAGTATGGCGTCTAAATTTAAGAAAGCTTACATCAAAGGCTTTCCATATGACCAGGGTGGTGAATATTTTATTGAAAATCTTACAATAACTGGCGGTCAATCAACTTCAAATGTGTCATTGAATGACATTCGCAAGCCATTACAAGCTTTGGAATTGGGCGAAACAAGTGACATCAGAGAGGTAAATTTCTTTAATAGCCCAGGTGGTATCTGGCAACAAAAAATTAAATCTACATTTGTGCATCAATATGATTTTGATGAAAAGAAATTTAGTATTAATGGTTCTGATGGTAATATCTTGAACGTTAAAGCAGACTTCAAAGAGATGTATGTCGATACAATGAAAGGAAAAGATCAATTACCTGCAGCTAATTTTATAACCAATATCACTCAAAAGTTAAATTATGCTTCTAAAAATGTTTTTGCAACATACCCAAAATTTGAATCATATTCACATTTATCATTTGGCCGAAATCAGTTATTAAGAGATGCTTTAGCTTTAAACCTAGGTGTAGAAATAATTGTTGGTGGATCAATGCATAGAGACACTAGCAAATTTATTAGCGTTGATCGTAGAGGTGAATACATCGACAACGATTTCGATAATAAGTTCCTTGGAATATATTATATAATTGGTATTGAATATCATTTTATTGATGACACTGATTTTGTTAACAAAATTATTGCAGTAAAAACGTACGACTTCACAGATCTTAAATTTAACGAAAATGTCCTATAAGCAAACACTTCTTCCTGACTACGTTAATATTGTAGAAGCAACTAGCATTTCCTTTTACAACTCAAGCACCAACATACTTTCAGCTATGGGAACATATATTGCTGAAATTAATCAGTGCATTGAGTTTGCTAAAGCTAATAGTTCCTATGATATGTTGAGTTCAGTTGGTGGCTTATTTGCAACATTAAACGATGCCAATTTCACTGTTCCTAATTTTGATGCTTTTGGAAATCCCGCCGGTGAAAAACAGCTTGATGATTCGTTTAAATTATTTTTCATTGAGAAATATTTTGCAATGTCTGAACAGTTCCAGGTTCGTGTTCAGTCAGCTATCAACAATAACGTCTATTTCAAACAATTTTCTGATGATACAGGGGATATAGCAAATACTATATGTGTGCTTGATAATAACACATCTCCATACTACGATACATACAGTAAACAATATTTTTTACCGGTCGGAATATCAGCATCACTATATAACAAAATTTCTCAAAATGAATTAAAGGTGCTAAAAACATTTAGTTACTATACTGACACCCTTTTAAAGCGTGGTCTTAGTGGCTTGCAAGTTGATGTAAATGTGAACACAGCTAAAACAGCTCATGGCACTAATTTAGTAACTGATATCCTATATTATAATCGAGCAATTGTAAATCAGCTACAGATACTAAATTTACTCAAGAGTGTTCTCGGTGACTTGAGCGATTTCATATCTTTCTTCAAACAAATAAATCCAAAAGATTTAGACCCTAACCGCAAAGCAATTCTTTTTAAGTTTACCTTGACTGATATGGAACATCTGCAGGTAAAAGTTGATGCGTTTAAAGACGAAATTGTTAAGATCGAGAAGTCAACGATGGAGATACTGTCGTAACCTCTGCTTCAATAAGCTTTGCATCATCAATAAGCCGTTTAAGAATTTCTTCTCTATTCATAACAAGTCGGCTTCCAATATCTGCTGATTGTAGCTGCTTCTTACTCTCAATATCCATGTTTTTGAGTTTTATCTTTAAAGCTTCAGTCTTATTAGCAGTGTAAACTTTATTTAAACTCTCTATAGCTGCTGCAGTAGCTGCGACATACTTAGACAAAGCTTCAACGTCTTTTGCCTCTGGGGCAGAAACGAGCATTTCTTTTAGCTCTTCAATAAATTCAACACTCCCTTTTACAAGTTGCCCTGATTGCTGAATAATAAAGTCTTCAAGCTCTTCTCTTTTAAGAGAGAACTCTTTTTCATCTTTTCTCCCAGCTGGTGCCTGAAGTTGAGCCACAAGCTGATTAACGGTATCGCTAATATTGGTATTACTGATATCTTTGTTTTGTGCTTCCATCTTAATTACTTATTATATCTTCTTGATTTAATAGTTCTAACTTCTATAATGTGAAATATATGTTTCCAGTAACAATTAAATTCGTAAAGACACATCCAGATGCAATGCTCCCTGCTTATAATCATTCAGACCCATATATCGGAGATAGTGGATTGGATTTAGTTGCAGTAGAAGACAAACTTATTGATGCAAGAGGAAGTGGTATCGTTGATGTCGGCCTGCAACTGGCGTATATCACACCAGGTTATTGGTTTCGCGTAGAAGGCCGTTCAGGTCTTGGATTTAAGTTTGGAGTACAGCCACATTTTGGAATTATAGATAATCCATATCGCGGAAATATGGGCATTAAGTTGTATAATCAAAGTGATATTCCATATCAAGTGACAAAAGGCAATAAAATTGCACAAATTATTGTATACCCACTAATCCAGGCCAACGTTGATTGGGCAACTGAAGTAACTGAAACAGCTCGAGGCGAAAAAGGTTTTGGATCATCAGATAAGAAATAATATGTTCGAAACATTATGGCAAGAACGTCATAAGCCTAAAACGCTTAATGATATTATTTTATCTCCAGATAATAGAGCATATTTCTCTTCGTTAAAAGGTGACATACCACATTTTATCTTTGTGGGTCCGTCAGGTATTGGTAAGACAACACTTGCACGAGTTATTGTTCAAGACATACTCAAATGCCAGTATCTTTATATTAACGCTTCTGATGAAAATGGCATCGATACGATTAGAAACAAGGTAACTAACTTCGCTCAGACAAAAAGCATTGATGGCGCATTAAAAGTTGTTATATTAGATGAATGTGATGGGCTATCAATTGACGCACAACGAGCACTTCGCAATACTGTTGAGGAGTATCAGAACTTTACACGCTTTATCTTTACAGCTAATTTTAAACATAAGATAATGTTAGCCTTGCAAAGCAGAGCTCAAGCATTCGATTTAACTCCACCAATTCAAGGTGTTTTATCACGTGCAGTCGATGTTCTTAACAAAGAGAAAATAGTAATCCCTGAAAGTCAAAAGAGATTGCTTGTCCAATACATTAAAAACTGTTACCCTGATATTCGCAAGGTTCTCAGTGGTTTGCAAAGATATAGCGTTAGCGGCACTCTAAATCTTTCAAACGAAATAGGAGATACAGAAATGCTTGCTAGTGTTTGGAAGTTCTTAGCGGATAAGAAAGCTCTAGAGCTAAGAAAGTTTTTAATTGAAAACGAATCAAGGTTTCAAGGTGATTATAGCAGCCTACTTCGCCAATTTTTGAACTTCATTTACAATGATAGCAAAATTAATTCAGTTATTAAACCTGATTTGATCTCAGTTATTAGTGAACATCTTTATAGAGATGTTTTTGTGGCTGACAAAGAAATTAATTCTTTTGCTTGTATGTTAGCTCTACAAAAGTTGGCTTAGCCACCAACATACATCTTAGTATAGCTACCTGCAGTCATCGGCGTTTTGACCGACTTGGATGGGATCTTAACATTAACATTTCCAAGTGACCGGTCTCCACGTTTTACAGTGTCTCCAATTTGACTCTGAAGAGTTTGGTCATATGGTGCGTTGACAACCTCTTCATCCTCTTCAGGTTTTACTGGCTTTAAATTAATTTTCTCTTTTTTACGGAGACTATTTGCAATTGGAGGTAAATTTGGATATGGGTTGTCAGCAATTAACAAATCACCTGGCACTGTAACTTTGTTCTGTAAATCAAAACTACCTGGCGCTAATTCGGTTGCTAGCACGACAGAAAACTTTGCACCGCGATTATCGCTGTTGCCTGGTCCAGGTGTTAATTTGCTTGTGACGATATCAACAACACGTAAAGGCTTATCAGTCTTCATGAAGTCTGTAATATACTTTTTGACATCATCGGTAAGCTCTTTAAAGGACTCTTTGCTCTTAAAACTAGGAGCAAATTTAACAACATCACCCACTAGAAACCCGCCATTGCTAAAGCGAGCTATTGAGTTCTCGACCAAAGTTAAAAATTTACGTTGCATTATCATTATTTAGTCTCTCTTTGTGATTTTCTGTTCTAGGCCTAAATAATTATGCCATGGCTAACCTAAAGCTCGATATCTTAAACAATATAAATCCTAGCAGAGGCAATGCTAAGACTTATACAGATTTGCAGCTTGATTTAACATTAGGGCTAACATTTAACAATCAACTTTATAAGAAGCAGCAAGTAACAGATGTAATTGTAAATAACAACCTCGGTGCAATATTTAACAGCATTATTAATATAATAACAACATCGCCTGGACAAAAACCCTTAAATCCCATTTTTGGTGCTAATTTTGGAGATATTTTATTTGCTCCAGTAAGTGACGCACGGGCTCGAATCATAGGTACGACAATATTTGAAAATGTTCAAAAATTTGAACCACGTGTAAATATAATTAACATTGATGTTTCTCCTGACTCAGAAAATCAATCATATACAATAACTTTTAATATAAGTGTCCCTTCTTTTAGTACTGAGCAAGTAAGCTTTAAAGGTACTTTAGATAAAACAGGCTTCTTCAAAAATTAACAAATGGCAACAACTTTCACAGATCTCACACTACCACGCAACGGTTACGCAACCTTTGATGCACTTACGCTCAAAAGTTTAATTAGAGACAGGCTAACGCAAGGTGGGGTCTTTACTGATCAAAATTTTGAAGGGAGTAATATCAGCGCTATAATGGATGTTATAGCACTAAGTTATCACTATCTTTTGTTCTATCTTAATAATACAGGAGCAGAGGCTCAATTTGACCAAGCAGCTTTATATGAGAATATGAACAAACTTGTAAAGCTTATGAATTATAAGCCAACAGGTTTTCAAACAGGGCTTTTAGCGTTTGAGGCAACAGCGGGATCAGATATTCCTACTGGTATATACACACTCCCGAGATATTCGTTTTTTGATGTTAATGGTATATATTTTTCTTTCCCATCCGATATAACTTTCAGCAAGACATTATCAGGAACTGAAGACCTGGCAACGCTATATGAAGAAAATTTATTAAAACAAGGCAAATGGATTGAGTATCCTGCGCAGTTTGCAACAGGTGAAAATTGGGAAACAGTAACTGTCGTCGTTAAAGACACTGTAACCAATAATCCACTATTTATTGATGGAGGGTTTGGAGTATATGTGCTTGATGCAACAACTGGTAAATATAATGAGTATGTGCCGACAAGTTCTTTATTTTTAGAATCTGGAGATGCTTTAAAATATGAGCTTAGATTGAACGAAAACGAGTTTTATGAAATTAAATTTGGTAACGGAGTATTTGGCAAAAAATTAAATACAAATGACCAAGTTTATGTTTATTATCTCCAAAGCGATGGTGCATCTGGTGTTATATCAGCCAATCAATTAAACGGCCAAACAATTAATTTCTTTCAGTCTCCTCAGTTCAATAAGATATCTGCAGACGTATTTTCATCAACACTAAATTATATCTCCGTTAATCTTGCAACTAATATAAGCTTTTCAAATAATCTCGCATCTTCATCTTCAAGAGAAAAAGAGACAGTTGATGAAATTAGAGTAAACTCTCCGAAGACGTTTTTTAGCCAAAATCGTTTACTGACATCTGATGATTTTAAGACTTTTATATCAAAGAATTTTTCAAACATTGTAATTGATGTTAAGGCAGTTAATAATAACTCATTTATAGAGAATTATATTAAATACTTTTACGACCTAGGTTTAGCATCACCAAACGGAGATCCTAGATTTTTGTCAAATGAAGTAAATTTTGCACATGCTGGACAAGACAACAACGTTTATATTTTTGCTGTACCTCGCATCCAAAGTGTTGATAGTAGTAACACTCAGTATTTTTTACAAAATTCACAAAAAAACGCGATAATATCAACAATGAATCCGTTGAAAGCTCTAAATATGGAGCTTGTGCCTCAAGATCCTATATACACAGCATTTACGCTAGGATTAGCCGGATCCGGCGAGACATTAACTCCTGATATTGCAAAGACAACTTTCATAGTAATAACAAAGACATCTGATGCTAGAGTAGATTCAAACAGTATTAAAAATAGTGTGAATACAATCTTTCAAAACTATTTTGCTCCAGATAATTGCACGCTTGGTCAGCTTGTATCTTTGAGTGATTTAGTATCGCAAATCCTTAGCGTTGCAGGTGTAGCAAATTATAGTATGCGAAGAATTTTAGACGATGGATTAGTTATCAATTCAAGTGGGTTGACTTTACTGGTGTTTAATCCTAACTATTCAACAGACATTCAAGTGAAATCTACTGATATTCAACTGCCGTATTTTAAATTTCCGTTCTTGTTCAACAAGACTATTCTTGATAATATCATTGTAGAATAATATGTCAACAAGAGCTACATTTGACCATATTGAGGGTATTGGTACAATATCATCCTCAACATTATCGCAAGCATTAAACAATATTGTTGGTGCTATAATGACAGTTGGGTATAGCGCTGGAAGCACAATTCGTTATAAAATATATGCTTTTGGAACACCTATTCCAACTGATGTTGCGTATACTTTATACTTTGATGGTGTATCACAAGGCAGTATTGTTGGTGATGGTGTCAGCACAACAATGTTTGCTGATGTTACTTTACCAACAGGTAAATCTGCAATAACAGCATCAGCTGGTCGATCAATCGACTCCACTCTTTTAATAGTCAATCTTTCTATTGATATTATTGGAGGAACCGCAACTTTTCAAAATGGTTCATACAGAGGTTGGACATTATCAAGTTCTATTCCTGGCGGTCCACTTGGCCTAGCTTTAGCAGGTACAAACGTTAATGGTATTGGAAGTGGTGATTGGGTAACATCAGCTGATTCTAAGAACATGACGTCAGGTGGAATCTATTTTGGTTCCAATTTTAATATCAATGGAGATACAATTAGTAATCCAAAAACTAATTTTACAATAACTCCAACGAGTATATCTCTTTCACAAAACCCCGACGTTTCAATATTATCTGATGCTCTATTAGAGTTTACAGCTAATACCGATCCTCCGACACCTACACCGACTCCAACCCCTACTAATACCCCGACTCCTACTCCCACACCAACAGCGACGCCCACAAACACGCCGACTCCAACCCCCACTCCAACTAATACACCGACTCCAACACCTACTCCAACACCAGTATTTAGTACACCTACCCCAACGCCCACACCGACTCCGGTTCCACCACCGACTAATACACCTACCCCAACACCTACCCCAACACCAGTACCTGGTACTCCGACACCAACTCCAACTCCAACACCAGTACCAACAAATACTCCAACACCGACTCCGTTTGTTCCTACTCCGACACCTACACCGACTCCGCTTCCAACTAATACTCCAACACCGACTCCAACCCCCACGCCGACACCTACACCTCCTTTAAGTCCTACACCGACCCCTACTAATACTCCAACACCGACCCCTACTCCGACTCCTACTAATACCCCGACCCCTACACCGACCCCTACTCCAACACCATCTGTCACACCTACACCAACTGTATGCCCACTGACAGATGAGTTATCTGATCCACTATTGGCTCAAAACGGTGATCAGTTAGTTGTACCATGCCCACCAACACCGACCCCGACACCGACTCCAACCCCTACACCGACTCCAACACCGACACCGACATATCCATTGTATTGCAGCTCAATGTTGTTTGTATCAGCATTTAAAGCAAATTATGATTTTACAATTGGGTTCACTTTCAATTTATTGTCAACAGGATTTTCAACAATCAGTACTTATGGTTTTAGTGTATTCTTTATAGATGCCAATGTTCAAACACTAACTGGTGGCGCATGCGGACCAGGATTAACCACAGTTGGTAATAATACATCAACACCATTATCATCAATTTCTGGAATTTATATGGCACTTGGATTTGACGTTACTGGTGCTTTTAGTCAAAAAAATTCAATAGCAGCGTTTACAACAGGCTTGACAGGATTAATTCCAAGTCAAATTGCATTAAGAACAGGTACAAACTTTAATTACATTTCATCTGCTGCAGTTAATCCTGCAACGTTTTACGGGCTTGATAGTATTGAAAGAACTGTTCGTGTCGGCCTTCGCCGCTATATGCAGCAGATAGATGTATATGCACTGCAAAATAACAAATATAATCTTGTAACATCAATCAATACCGGTCTTGCGTTGAGCGCAATTCCAACGAATCTTAAATTTGGTGTAGGGTATTCTGGCCACTCACCATTTTATATTAAAGACGTTACTGCTAATTATTTAGCGTAAATCGGATACGTTAAAAACAACGTTTTGTTTATTGGATTGGACGTTTAATACGCTGTAGCCAAGCTGAGCAATATTCTGAACATTCAAGACATTCAAGTCAAGATCAATTAAGCTATCACCTAAAATAAAGAGACCAACGCGAAAAGTGTGAATAGCACCATTTTCAAAGTAAACACTGAACGCAGCTTGCTTTGTTGTTATACCTGACGTTGATGGAGAATATACGTAGCTGGTATATGCTGAATTAAAAGGAAGCAAAGTTGAGTTATCATAAGACGCGTTAACCGCCGCTGTTGCGCTTGAGGTCCAATTTAAAGTTGTTTTGTACATCTTAGAAGAAAAAGCACTTAATAGATTGTAATTGAGTTGAACCTGAGTTATTCCTTGAATTGCAGCAGATAAAACAAACATAGCATTAGTGTTTGCAACTGGAGGTGTTGAAGACAACGTTAAGATGAGAGTATTAAAATTGGTAAGTGCCATTTGAAGTACTTATGTACGGTATGCTAGATAAAGCGTTTGATAAAATATTAACGTTTTGAATGCTATTGCTGCCATCATAAAAATTAATCGTGCAGTTATTATTTGTGCAAGCATATAGGATATCTTTTGTTATCTCAACACGACCGTTAGCAATCTTTAAAACCAAGTTATGTATAAAAATATTTCTATTTAAATCCTTTAAATCGACAATAATATTATACACATCTTGACGGCTGTTATATGATAGCTTTAAATTATTTGCGTCTAATTTAGAGTTAACAGCATATTGAAAAACATTACTTGATAAAAATGTCAACTGCTTCCAAGTATTAAGCCTTGTGTCGTATTGATAAAATGATAAAGTAAATTGACGGTTGTTATATTGTGCTGAAACATTATCAACTAGTGTATAGGTCGCTACGTTGAGAGTTTTACTAACATTAAACACGTTACTTGCTAAATGATTGCTATACACATGTAAACTAAGTGGAACACTCGGAGATTTTTTAAATTGTCCATCAAAATCTATGCGATCTATAAGCTTATAAGCAAATGTAGTGAATACATAAGTAGAATCATATATTTCAACATTATGTAATGCATATCTAATATAATTAGACTCTGTAGGATATTTTGTTAGAACATCACTAAAAGCAGCAGTGAGAGAAGTAAATTGACTCGATAAAGCATTAAAAACGTAAAAATCACCATTTGTTTCACGCTCATCGTATATAGATAATGGAGTTGCTAATCCCTGTATATTACTCGGAGCTGTAGATGTATTTAAAAACGGCAGGGTGTTTGCAGTTTTGATATTACTCGTATAAGGAATTGTATTTAACGCAGAAAGCCCAAGGCCCCAAGAAGATAGACTAACGTTATTGGTCCAATTATTAATGAATAGAGTATTCTGCTGCTTAAAACCTACAATAACATTACCAAAAGGGTCAGAAACATTTGTAGTAGCTATTCCTGAATTATATAGCTTGTTTGCCACACTCTTAAATTTGTTTTGTTCTCTTGAGTTATAACTTTCAAAAGTTGTATTGTTATTAGTCACAAACGAGTGGCCATAAGCGTTATTTGAAGAAATATTTCTTTGAATATCCTCACCATGCTGTTCGTATAAAAACGGTGAATTGAACGTAGTCTTACTAACCCCAGAAACGTTTCCATATTTCGAAGGGTCCGGAAACACGTACACACTGTTAGCACATAAAGATGATTTTAGTGAATATGAAAACGGGGTCTGCAGTGAATAAATGTTCTGAATAGAAGGCCGATAAAATAAACCCACATCACGGTCATATAAAGTAGCACTTGCAGGAACTGTTAATGTTGATGGATAATGTAAGTTTAATAAATTTGCGTACGGTGAGGTTGCTTCAAATAAACGTCCACTCAAAGTTTCGCCAAATGTGTTTGTGCTAAGATAGTAAAAATCAGTGCCAACAAATTTTTGTATGAGTTTTGCTGTTAGTAGCAGTTTAATATTTGATCTAGTATGATTAGAATAGTCTATGAAGTCGCTATTTTCAAGCAACGTTAGATCAGGAGTGTTTATTAATACAGCTAAAGTTGGTATACTATCAAGGATAACTTGTTCATAATTTATGAGGTTGATTATGGCTTGATCTCCATTAAGAAAAATTTCCGGGTCAATGCTATTAGTATTCGACGAAAAATACGCAGATCTATCATTCTCTGCATTATAAAAAGCTGGTGCCTCATACGGATCTAAATCAAAATAATCATTATTGATATCATACCCTTCCTCAATCTCAATATGCAGTTTTGAAGTAATTGCTGATGTAGAATCTGTAGTTGTAAATTGCGTTGAACTTTCATTACCGATAAAATTATCAATAATAAATGCTCGAATAAACTCTTCAGTTCCGTGATTGGTTCCTTTATTTGCTGCAATAGCTAGAGTTTGTTTAAAAGTATCTCGTTTATCAGCAAAATACAAAATTACTTGTTTTACTTTGTTAACAAAGAACGGGGTAGCAATCTCAAGATCATCATTTGATGAGTAATCAATATTTGATAGATATCTCTTTTCTTCCGAAGTTGTGTAGTTAAGTGCGACAGTTTTTAAAAAAACAATAAACTGCTCACGCACTTGTGTCGGTAAATCATTTTGCGTATTATTAGTAACCCCGTTCCATTTTTTGAGGTAATCTTGATAATCAGACAGATTTATCAAGTGGTTATCTAGCGCTTTAGAGTAGTTAAGAAACTCTAAAAATGAAAAAGGAACTCTTGCATCAAACTTATCATCATTAATAGTGTTTGTTACACTATTAAGCACAGTAATGATTGAGTATCTATTTGATGTGAGTAGCATTACAATATTTAAGACAATATTTCAAGGTTTGTGTATATGTTATGCAGCAAAACGTTGTCTATAATACCACCTTGTCTGGTGAACTCGTTAATTGTGCTGTTTGTTTGTAACAGAGTGTTATTGCTATTATCAAAATCTAGAAATTTCTGCAGAAGTGTTCCCTCTACAGCTGGGGTATATTTGTAGAAGTCGTAGTATTTTGACACTCCTGTTCCGGATACAGTTCCGGGAAGTACCAAGGACCAGCCCCAATTAGTAGAGACAGCGCTGAGAGGATAGGCAGTATCGTGAATATATGGTACCCCAGAAATACCTGTAAGGTCTGTACTAACGAGGTTATATGTGTCACTAAATTTTTCATGAGTTAAAATATACTGTGCAAGACTTCCACTAGATAAAATTGCGCTATTGATATTTAACTGAGTGCCTCTGTTTAATCCATATATCGCGCTATTAACAAACCCTTTTGGATTGTAATTGCCTTGATATTGATTTGATTGCCCAAATATTAGCTTGTGCTTAACAGATAATATATCAACTAAGCGTTTAAAACTTGGCGGTAAATCATAATCAAAGTTTTCATAAGGGACATTAACTGAATCAAGCAATGACTTCAATGCATCAACATTGCAATACTCAATATCTTCTAAGTTAGATACAAAGTTTGAAATTTTTTCATACACCTCAATACCAAGTGTATTTGGATTAGCAGTCGCAGTGCCAACTATTTGACCGAGAAACTGATCCATTAGCATAGGTCTATCAATTAACGCAGGCTGTGTGGCTAAATACTTAAAAGCGTTAGCTTGATCAAAATCTTCATTAACTTTCCGCAGCTGATAAAGGCCGCCACTACTATAAATTGAAAATGTAGCTGATGATCCAGTTAAATTAATAATTCCGTCATTGTAGATAGCTTTTATCTTAACGTTATTTGCAGTGACTGGACATGTAAGTAGACCTTTGAAGAAACCACCCTGCGTTAACGAGCTTAAGGTTCCAATATTGTTCTGAAAAGATGCAGACGAAAGATTTGCACCTACGGAAGAACTAAGAGAAAAAGTAAAACTACTTAAAGGCAGCAATTTATAGTCCTTTACATCAAAGCCTTTGATATCTTTAAGTTTTACAACAAAGTTAATATCTTCATTTGCATATTTTATAGGAAAAATATCAAAGTTACCGTCATCAACACCGTTGCTCGTTATATTTAGCGATGTTATGGATGCTACATTATGCGGCACAATTGTTGCCGTCTGAAACGCTGGTTGTAAATTAAAATAATGGCTTACGCTACCATAATTGGCGAGCTCTTGCTGAGGGTCGACAAATATAGTTGAAGGAAATGATGCAAAAATGATAACATTGTAGCTCATGCTGTTCGTTGCCAGATATTAACGCCAAAATATGGTGGAATATTATTGTGAGCAAGTGCACCACCAGCAGATCCTGTTGAATTGGATGAAGCCCCCGAAATGCCAATAGAATTAAAAAGAACACCCTGATCCGCATTTGTTGTATTACCATCTGCTTGCCCTAAACCTAATGTGTTCAATTGATGTGAGTGAGCAGGCATTTCACCTGTCGTTAATTGATGAGTATATTCACCAGTTAACACATCATCACCAGACAATCCCGTAAAAGTGTTGCCGTTTTTATCTGTGCCAGTTCCTGTGCCCATTAACATTTTACCTTGCGCGATAGCAATCCATGTCGTGCCAGTAAAATACGTTCCTGGATTTGTTGCTGCCACTGATAGGTATATAGAACCAACCGGATAAATTAGATCAACTAAAGTTGTTACACCACCACCAGATCCTGGAAATGTTAAGCCGTTTGCAATAAATGTCCCGGTTACGGTCGCTCCGTTACCAGCTCGACCAACACTGAGAGAGCTTGAATTACCATTACCATCAGAAACAACAGTGACGCCACTAGCTGGTATTGCTGAAGGACTAGCACCATTAACGTGCAATACACCAACATATGAAGTGTTAATTGCATTACCTGCTAAATTAGGAAGAGCCATAAAATTATTTATTCTTTATAGTGCTGTAACGACTTTCAGTGCATCATCGAGATTTGATATCTCGATGTTTGTTTGTTGTAATATTGCTGAGTTAGCTTGTAACAGAGATGAAAATATTCTTGTTAATACTTGCGGAGCTGTTTTTTCATTTATCCCCACAAAGAAATTATCATCTATTATTGTTGCAATTGACAGCTTTTGTGGTGTAGATAACGGCTTAATATCTGATGATACAATCACAGTCCCAGGAGTATATATACCAGTAAATTTATAGTTAAAATATGATATAAGCACTGAATAATTCAATAAAAGCTTTGCAAGAGATTTATTAATAATAACCGTATTAACATACTCATCACTTGTGTCTGTTGAATTAGATATTTGAACAGATGTTCTCGGGTAAATATCGAAATTTACTGTTGAGGTGTTTGTTGGAACTGTAAAAACGTCAGCCATTATTTTAAAATTGAGTTAAATACTGTAATCTCATTATAGTTCAAAAATGAATTGAATGCATATAGCATGATATCATCAGAACTTAAATCAGAATTGAAGGTATCAATGTCGTATATATTTACTGCTGAGGCTGAACTAAAAGATGCCGATTTTGGACCGTAATCCCAGTTAATATTAGCCGCGCTCCAATTAACAGAATATGTATCCCAATATACAGCAGTTTGATCAGTGTCGTATTTGTAATTAAAAAAGAAAGACCCGATGTTTGGTTCTGGGTTTGATACAAACTTTTTATATAAAGACGAGTTCGTCATCAAGTAAAACACATCTGAATTAGAGTTTGAAAATATAATCTTTTTAGCAAGCTCTCCGGATACGGTATAGGCAGTATTAAGAGCAACAATTGTTGAGCTTGTATCTAGATTGATCTTAGCAATATTGAAATCTTGAGTAAGTGCAAATAGTTGATTATATGGCTTATAGTAAGTCAAATCTACAACAGGATGTTTGCTAAAAAACTTTGAATTTCGATACGTATTAATATGATTAAAATTAGCATCATAAAAATAAACTAAATTAGAAGAGCTATCATACACAAACACATAATTTTCTGATGCTTCAACTATAGTTGGCTGAATAAGCAAAGCGTTATGATTTATTGAATTTTTGAGATTAAATTGTTTGCCAAGTGCACGGTCTTCAGCTAAGACATCAGAAATATCATAAGCATATACAATTGCATTGCCAGCATCGCAAACGTAAAAAGAATTTCCATCACGGGCTATGCTTGTGATATTTTTAAACGTTAGTTGATTATAGTCAAGACTATTATTAGTTGCGACAAACGCTGAAGAAAATACGAACGTGAAAGTGTTTTGGCTTTGATTAACTTTAAAAACATGAAGTGATGCTGAATTTGCAACAATTAGAGTCTTATTTGTTGAGTATTTGTTAGGAGCGTAGCAAATACGGCTAGATGATTGAATTTGTGGATATAAAGCACTTAAGGCGGAAAATCCTGCTGCAAAACTCGTTGCGGAGTTTGCCCAAACAATACTAAGTCCACCACTTGTTGACGATAAAGCTGCAAAATTTTGAAAACTATAAGGTAAATTTGATGAAGCCATAAAACAGGCTCTGTATACATCAATAAAATTTTCGAAAGCATATTCTAATTTAACATTGATTGAGTTTTTGTTAAGAAGTTCTCCAGGATAAAAGACAAAATCAGATAAGCTATACGACAAGGATATGTTTTGATTGATTAATCTATTAAAAAACTTATCAGAAATTGTCACTGCTGTTTTAACATTGCTTTTGTTAGCTAATGCAACATCTTGAGTGTATTTGCCAGCGTACGCAACATTATCAGTTATATTAAAGTACCCAATATAATTAGAGCCCGTTAACGTAAACAGAGAACCGTCACTGAATTCATATTTTTTTATATCACTCATTGTTTATTGAAAAATCAAACTCTACGTTATTGGTATTAGCTGGTAAAACATCAACTAACTTGCTCTGTAAAAGAGAGATAAGCTGTAATTGCGATGCTTGACTAAGATTCAAATTTTTGATATACACTTTTATGTTGTTATTTTTGCGGCCTGGTATTAAGAATTTATTAAATGATGCTATAGAATCTGTATTATTGCGCGTGCCTTGTGGTACGTCAAAATTTATGCCTTGAATACGCTTATTCAATAGTGAGTCAAATTTTGCTTCATCATCAGTTAAAGCATTGTTATACACTTTAAAATTTGCTAATTGATAGTCCATAGGAGCACAACTACAAGAAGCAATTAAACTAGTCACTGGTATATTTCCAATGTATGGTACACCAACTCCGAAAGTATTTGCAAGAAAGTAACTATTCAAAAATGTATTAGCTGAAATTGAAGCAAAATTAGTGAGCACACCATCAATATACAATTTTATTATACCATTTGTCGGGTCAAATGATAGTAATAAACGCTGATTGCTGGTCATACTGCTTCCAATTATTTGAGTTGTTTTATTCTTGTAATTATTTCCAGAAAATAAATCAGCACGCACAATGATATCATTAGTATCAAATTTATTAATGCTATTAATAGTTGTGAAATTTACTGGAGTGAATAATTGTGTGTTGATATTATTTGCAATCTCTTGATACTGTGAAGAGATTGCAGTTAAGTTAGTTGCAAACGTTGACTCCAATTTTGTGGTATCAATATTAAACGTATCGACAATAATGCGACCACTAATATCTACAGAATAGCTTAGCAATTTTGTAGAAAAATCTTTGTTAATAAAATCAATTGCAAGCCCAGATACAGCACTCGTGTTTAGATAAAACGTGCTTACAACGTTTTTAAGAGAATCAATAGCTGATACTTTTGTATTAGTTTGCACATACAACAAGTTGTTATAAGACTGTAAGTCAAATACAGCATTTGATGTACTTAAAGCAACGTATTCAGAATATATACCTGTTGCTAAATTTCTAAAATAAATCACGTTATTTGCTTTAGATACACCATATTTACCAAAAACAACACCGTGTGTGCCTGATAACGCGCAAAGAGAGCTGTTAAAAGATACAAAGCAACCGCTTGGGTTAGCATATACTGTACCTAAATCGTGAGTATTATTGATATAATCAAAATTATAAGCGCTAGTAAGTGCTCCATTTGTGTTGTAGTAAATTATATTGGCATTACCGATATACGTTTTTCCACTTATACCTGCATCAAATTTATTAGCAAGGTTTGAAAACTCGACTTTGTTTAGTACTTTACCATCAAGACTAAAATCAATAAATCCTGGATAGCTATTTGCTGTATTAACATAAAACACTTTCTGTGGATGGTCAAATCCAGTATTTACTACATCCAATATCTTTACGGAGCTACCAACATATGTGCTTAAGTTTAATGTAAACGTTAAGGCATCATCAATATCATAAAAATTAATAAGCTTATCAGTTGATATAAAATAGCCTGGAGTGAAAATGTTTTCAGTTCCGCCTTTATATACACTAACTCCTTCATCAAAGTTATTACCAACTAATAAAGGTGTCTTAACGTTGCTGATACGGTCGCAATTTAAGTTAAATGCAACCGAGAACGCGTTACTTGGGTTACTAATCGTGAAGTAACTTGAATCTAACGAACTTAAGGCAGTTGCAAATTTACTAACTACCTTTTCGATGTAATTTGATCCTATTCTTGAATAATAATAAGTTGCCAGAGGCTCTAATACCTGCGAACTCTTAATATCATAGTATAGAAAATTGCTTACACTATTGAGAGACAAATATGCAGATAAATCAGATACGTAAGAGAAAATTTGATATGAAGCACCTGTGTAAGCATTTGTCAGTGAGGTGCTTTTTGGGTAATAATATCTATCAACCCAATATGAGGTGAGCTGATTACTGCTTGTATATAACCATGAAAATAAATACAGACCGTTTGAATTATTAAAATCTGTCAAGTTTAAATTGACATCATTTTGCTTAAAAATTTTATCAGAAAATACAGGAGACATACCACCATATGATCCTGCCAATGCAAGGCTGCTATCATTAATATTAATATTCAGGTATGGGTATAAGGAGTCAGGTAAAGTAAATTTAGTTGTTATATCTGGAGCAAAATAATACTCTTTTGTGTAGTAAGCGTAGTTAAATTGCAAATCCGCCGCAAATTTTTCACTATTTTGCTTTGATAAAATGTTTGAGTATCTTCTTTGAACTGTTTTTTTATCAAAAGGCAAAGTATCATTAATCCAATAATTATCGCTTAGAGTGTTTTTTAATTTAAAAAAATCGATACCAGCTGACACACTATTTTGAAAATTACTCTGGCTCTCATGCTCGTAATGCGCGGCGTAATTCTGTTGAGTTGAAATTGATTTTGCAGAATTTACTTTAAAGTTTTTAATCCCATCATAATAAACAAAGTTATTTCTTATATTTGGAGGCGTTACTGGTTTATATGAAGTTGTAAGAATTGTACTAAACGGATTTATAACAGCAATGGGCACAGCGCTAAGACTGTTATTAACTTTAGATACAGTGCAAAGAGTCCCAGCACCTCTATAAAAAAGTTTTAAGAATCCACTATTATCTAATGCATACTCAAATCGATTAGAACTAATAGCTGTTATTGCTGATGTTTCAACGGAAAAAATGCAAGCACTTGTTGCTGGGTCGACAGTCAAAAACTTAGTAATAGAGTTATCTATTGTGCTTATTTTGCAAGATATACCATCAACGTCGCTAAATACAAAATATGAATTTAATGAGTCGCATAACGTGTTGACAAACGTTAAAGCTGAGATATTGCCAGGATTTGAAATAATTTGCAAATAGCTTGATGCTATATTAATTGATGGGTAAGAGTTAAATGCAAAATATGTCGAAAACCGTAAGGGGATAGATTGCTTTGCTGCAATTTGCATGCAATCGTTTATATCAATTAAGTCGGATAAAAATGTGTTTGAATAATTTAACACAGCTTCGTCTCGACACGAACTTAAAAGGCTTACAAAATTGAGATTAAGCCCCTGTTGTGTAGCAAAAGGCGTCTGATTTACAGATAAATCGCTGTCGTTATTGTAATTAAATGATACTGGACTTAATGTATTTAACCCTGATAGCACAAGATTATTTAATTACGTTATCAGGTCTCTAAGTAGTCATCAACATACAAATATGTCACAGGATTGCTCGATTGAAAGTAATCGTTAAATTGAGGAATTACCTGAGATGCAGGTATCTTGCAGGTTTCTTTGATGAAATGAGGCTCAATATCCAAAAAATGAATATACATTAAGTCAGCCTCAGTTGGTTTTAATATTGTCATCAATTTGCTTTTAACGCTGCTGCAATTATCAGCAGTGCAAGTCATCAAAAGCGTCTTAACTTTTTTCAGGATGATTGGATCCATAATGTTTTAATAAAACAGCAATATCCCAACGCATGTACGGGACATTAATATAGTTGAACTTAGTGTCATCATAGTAATAAAGTGCTAATTTTCGAACAGATTTACCAGACATTTTACTATATAAAAAAGCGTATAGTGATAGTTGCAAAGCGTAGACATTGAAATGACAATTCTGTAAATGTTCTAGAGGTTTTAAGAGGTACTCATTATATTTATTAAAGAATTGGAAATTTTTATTTGTTTTAAAATCGTAAACATCAAAAGTATTACCTTTTATGTTATCAGCAATACAATCTGAAGTGCCGGCTACTTTATGTTCGTCACTGAACAAGATTTTCTCACTATGAAAAACTTTAAATTCTTCCTTGTTAAAAACTTTTTTAAACTCGTCTATCAAAGATAAGTTTTCAATATCATAAGCGTCATTTTTTATGTAACCTTCAATAATGCTGTGAATATCTTTACCCTTTATGCACGCTTCTTGAGTATTTTTATCCCATTTATCTAAAATAGCTTGCTGTGAAACGCCTTCTCTCTTAGCGACTATCTTCGAAAAAAACTTTGCATCAAATGGCTTCTTGTATTGAGATAAAAGAGTTGAAACTGACTTATAAAACTCACCACTTTCTGGATTTTTATATGTGTGGTTAGTGGGATCAAAAATTACCATTTCTTTATTATAGTCTATATCTTTGAATCTTCAATGTAATAAAATGAGCTCACACCGCTCGTGCCTACCAAATAATTAGTTCCATTAACTAGTAAAAATATCGGATTGTTAGTTGTGGATACTTGATCGACTACAGTTAGTCCAAACGTAGAACTTAAAGCAAATCGACTCGATGATTTTAGGTGAGCAAATTTATCTGAATTATATGCCGATGCACTATAAAAAGGTGATTGATTGCCTGATACTGTCAAATTTATTACAGTGTTTTCAGCACTTGATGACATTTGCCAAGAGTTATATCTTGTTAAAAATAATTGAGTAACAGCTTCACCGCTTGTTAAAATTGGCTGCACAGTTGATGATATAATAATAGTATCGGGTATATAATTATATATTGCTATTGAGCTTACATAAGAATTTTGAGTACCTTGCCCAAACTGATCAAAAAGATTTAGCTGAACGAGATAAGTCCCAGGATATTTATACCAGTGCGTAGCTGTTAACTCAGCTGAGGTTGTACCATCACCAAAATTCCAAACAACTTTTTTATCGGATATACCCGCTGTAATAGAAGTGAAGTCTGTTGAAAATTTAAAAGTGTTAAATTGCACGGAATAACCAGACGCTGCAGTTAATACGGAGTTATTATAATCGTAAATTGTGAAAGGTACAGATATCACAAGTATATTTATAAATAATCAAATGGATTGGCAAACTCTAGTAAATACTGTTCAACAACATTATAGCTACAATAAATGGGCCCTAATTGAGTGTCAAAGTATATTAGCCCGCGTTGAAGAACTAAAACAAACTGATAGTTTCTGTAAAATCTTTGATAAGAACTTAGCATATCCAAGCCTCCACACCACCCTAGTCAGTACTTTTGATGATTTAATTGCCAATAAGTCTTGATAGATTGTTAGTGTTATGTAAGTAGCTTCATGACATTAGTATTAAGTGAGCCAAAAAGCTATTCCGTTTTTATTCCTGAAGGTGGTCTTGGAAAAATCATTGCATCGACAGCTGTAGCGGCTGCAATTAAAGCAAATCATCCTGAACGTGATTTAATTGTTGTTACACCTTGGCCTGAAGTTTATTTAAATAACCCAAATGTCGCAAGAGTATACCGCTCTGGAGCTCATCCTTATTTTTATAGAGATTATATTCAAGATAAAGACACATTAATCTTTAAAAACGAGCCATACTTTACAGCCGCTCATATTCAAAAGAAGCAGCACGTTATTATCAGCTGGTGTGAATTGTTTAAATTGAAATATAACAATGAGACTCCGCGTCTATATTTTAATGCTCGAGAGCTTGAAAATGTTCAACAAAAATACGCCAATCCTAAGCCAATAATGATATTTCAAACTTGTGGAGGTGCCTGGGCTTCACAAAAACCGTATAGCTGGACCAGAGATTTTCCAATTTATCAGGCCCAACAAGTGGTTGACGCTTTTAAAGATACGCATCATATTATTCAAGTATCAAGACCAACCGGCTTTAAATTAAATGGGACTGAGGCACTGCCTGAAATTGGTAAGCGTGAGTTCATGGCTATGCTTTTAATGTCAAAAAAGCGTTTATTGATTGATAGTAGCATGCAACATGCTGCCGCTACGCTAGGATTGCCGTCAACAGTTGCTTGGGTCGGTACATCGCATACAACATTTGGATATAATATTCACGATAATATCTATCCAACTGCAAAACGCGATATGGAGCATTTAATTGATAGCTTTATCTTTGACTATAATTTTGATGGTCAAGATCACGAGTATCCATATAGCACAAATGAATTGTTTGATGTTAATGCAATAATTGCATCAGTCAAAAATCAAGGCACGTAATATAGCCTATTTGAGTCAGTGGAGCAATAATAAATTGTTCCTTTTGGCTGTCCAGCTGAGGTGCTTGGAAGCCCGCCAGCATTCAATAACGTTTGAACGCTCAAATTATTCATATAGGTTGTGTTTGTCGCGTTTGTTGAAAGATTGACACCAACTGTAAACGAGCAAGCGTGGCTAACTTTATTGAACATACCACCGAGAATGCCTGAGCAATCAGTTGTCACTAAATTGCAATATCCACCAACGATAGTAGCATAATTACCCGATGCAGAATTACTAAAGCCACCGCCAATAAAGCTGTTACAGCCGCTTAGTGAGTTATTAGCACCGCCATTAATTGAACTGTAGCAAGCTTTTATAAAGTTATTTGTACCACCACCGATAAAGTTGTATGAGCTTAATATGCAATTATTTGTGCCACCAACAATTGCTGAAGCAATATTTTTACCCAAGTTAATTGCTCCGTTATTTTGATGGACAATGCAATTGTATTGTCCAGCGACAATTGCGCCAGAATCTGCGCAATACAGTTGGTTGCAAACCCCACCACCAATAAATCCAAAGTTTGCTGGAGTGTTATAATTACCAGTTATGCAATTGCTTAAACCACCAACGATGGTTGAATAACAATTACCTTGTTGTATGCAATTTACACACCCACCAACAACTGATGACCAATGATCTCTTACTTGATTTAATTGTCCACCTAAAATACCTGAATACTGTCCACATGAGAAATTTTGGCAACCACCAGCAATTACTGCAACTTCAGCACAAACTGTATTTTGGCGACCACCACCTATAGTAGTGTAGTTACCGCTAGTTGAGCAATTTTGATAACCACCAACGACTGCTCCAGCTATTGCGTTAGTAAAATTTAGATAACCACCACCAACAAAAGCACCACAACCACCGTAAGCGGTATTATAGCATCCACCGACAACTATTGAAGTATCAACAGCAGCTGTGTTATTACGACCACCACCAATAAAGCTATAAATAGCTCCGGTGCAAATACAATTTACACACCCACCAACTATAGTGGTGTAAAATCCACTAGCAGTATTATTACTACCGCCAGCAATTACTATATTGGTACCGTATCCAGTGGTATTATTATTGCCACCACCAATAAAACTACAATCACTGCTTAAAATATTGCAATAACCACCGACGATGCTGGCGCAATTACCCGATGCAGAATTACTAAAGCCACCGCCAATAAAGCTGTTACAGCCGCTTAGTGAGTTATTAGCACCGCCATTAATTGAACTGTAGCAAGCTTTTATAAAGTTATTTGTACCACCACCGATAAAGTTGTATGAGCTTAATATGCAATTATTTGTGCCACCAACGATTGATGATGCTGTGTTTTTACCAAGACCGTTGGTAAATCCATACGTGCTTTGTATTAAATTGCTATAACCACCACCAATAAAACCACCGTCAACGCAATACACAGTGTTAAAACAACCACCACCAATAAATGAATGATTGGCTGGATTAGTGTAGTACCCTGTTATGCAATTGCTAAGACCTCCAGCAATAGTTGACCAAGCTTGACCTTGCTGAATTTGATTTCCTGCACCACCAACTATCGCATTAAAATGGTCTCGCACACAGTTAAAACAACCACCACCGATAAATGAACAAAAACCGCATGTATAATTACCGCACCCACCTAATATAGCTGCTGCATCAGTGTTTGCTGCTATATTATTAACTCTACCACCAGCTATAATAGAATAAGCACCGCAAGCTGTATTACTAACACCACCAACAATTACTGATCCAAGCTGGCACACAAAGTTTCCAAATCCAGCACCAATAAAAGCACCGCAGTACCCGTTATTAATATTACTACAACCACCGACTAAAACACCTGCATCAGCTGTATTATTATTGCAGCGGCCACCACCAACAAACCCATAGGTGGTATTATTAATATTACAAAAACCACCACCCATTGCTGCATAAGAAGCGAATGATGTATTAAATCCACCACCAGCAATTACTATATTAGTACCGTATCCAGTGGTATTATTATTACCACCACCAATAAAGCTGCAATCACCGCTTAAAATATTGCAATAACCACCAGCAACTGTACCATACAACCCAACTGTGGAATTGCCTTTACCAACGACGAGAGCACTTAACTGCGGAAGATATTGAAATCCTTGATTGGTTGCAAAATTGCCTGCACTAACATATATAGCCTGTGATTCGCCAGTAGGTGCTGTCGGTAAATTGCTTGCATAAATGTTAAATTTAGCACTTAAGTTACTTACAACAACGTAATTTGCTGAAACTGACGAGAGACCGGTGCCGAGAACAATTGCATCATTGTGGGTAATAGTATTATTTGAACCACCGAGAATAACGCTACCAGAAACTGTATTGTTGATTGCATTATTATAACCAGCACCAATTAAAGAATAATTAGCTGTTGCAGTATTGTTTAAACCACCTGCAATAACTGAACCAGATCCAGTAATTGTATTAGTGAGGCCACCAACAAGAACTGATGCAATGCCCGTTTCTGTTAAGCAACAACCTCCAATTATAGCTGCATATGGACCTTTTGTCGTATTGCAAACGCCTCCAGCAATTGTTGAACAATTTCCACATGCTAGATTTGAAAAGCCACCAACAACTGAGCTACCAGCACAGCAAGCAATATTATTGCATCCACCGACAGTGCCTGAAAACGTTCCTGCCGGTTGATTAAAGGCACCACCAACTGAAGCTGCGCACGTACCTTGAACATTATTGAGAGCACCACCAATATTTGCCGAGTAACATCCATTTACAACATTTACAATACCACCTACGTTAGCAGATCCACTACCGCTCACGATATTATTATTGCCACCGAGAGCAACTGCTAAATCATTTACAACTGTATTATTCGTACCGGCTCCAATAAATGAATTTGCACTCCAAGAACGATTATATGTACCGCCATTGATAACTGAATTAATGCCATCAACTCTATTGTTGACGCCACCAGCAATAAATGATGCACTAGCCGTAATCGTATTACTCAATCCACCAACAAGACTGCTAAATGGACCACTAATTGCTTGATTTGAACCAACTTGTAAAGCTGTGAGACTCTGCAAATAAACAAATGCGTTATCACCTGCGAGAAGACTATTCTTTGCAAACTGAATATTTGTAGCTGAACCAGCTGCAAAAGCTGTTGATGTTAGTGCTGGCAATACTACAGTGCCATATACAGTACCTGTTGCAGAAATATCACCCACAACAGTTACACAACTTGCACGTACTTGACCAGGGGTACTAAGATTATTGACGTAAGTGAAATTAGCTGTGTTAGATACTAAATTAGTGCCAAAAGCAAAAGCATTATTATGCGATACTGTATTGTTTTGACCAAGAGCACCACTATAAAGGCCACTCACCACATTATTTGCACCTATTTGAACGCCGCTTATAGTGCGAAGATAAATAAAACCTGCATCAGCCCCGAGTGCACCGCCTGTATTATATTGAACCCAAGTTGCAGCGCCTGCTGCTGCACCGGCTGCAGATAATTGAGGAAATGTTCCAAAAATAGACCCAGCTGCTGATAAAGTATTTGCAACAACTGTATTTGCTGCAACTTGACCATTTGTGCTTAAGTTATTTACTAAAGTATAATTTGCCGCAAATGATGTTAAATTAGAACCAAGAGTGAAAACATTTGGATGCGATACTATGTTATTCGCGCCAAGAATCGCGCTGTTAAATGCGCTGAGGCCACTTAATGAATTGCCTGAACCGACTACAACACTGCTTAAATTATCAAAATAAGCAAACCCAGCATTTGCACTTAAAATACCACTGCGATTATATTGAACTTGTGTGTTTATACCTGCAGCAACACCTGTTGCAGTGACTGGTGGAATTGTTACTGAGCCGTAAATGCTTCCTGTTGCTGAGATATTACCAACAACGGTGAGCATTTCATTTGGTGTAATAGTATTAATACCAACTTTGCTTGTGAAAACACTCGATGTTGCAGTTAAGAGTGTTATGTTAGTATTGCGAGCAAATAATGTGCTCGTTGCCTGCGTATAGGTCAAGCCAGCGTCTGCAGAGAGTTTACCGTTTAAATTGAACTGAACTGAATTTGTTGGACCTGCTGCAGATAACAAAAATTGATTTGTGCTTAAGTTGCCGTAGATTGTACCAGTCACTGACAAATTACCAACAATAGTAGCAACTTCTGAGCCACTTAAAGCTCCAACAGCTAAAGAGCTTAAAATAATATTGCTTGTATAAACGTTTGGAACATTTACGCTGCTATTTACGGGGTTGTACGTAAATGTTGGAACGCTCGCAAGCAATCCTGCACTAGCATATTGAACTTGCGTATTTGGTCCAAAAGCAGATGCAAGAGCACTTAGTAATGGAATATTACCGTAAATGATGCCAGAGGCTGAGATATTACCAACAACTGTTAATGCACTAGCTCCGCTTAATATACCAATTGCAAGTGCTGTTTTAACATACTCATTAGAAACTGTTAGAGTGCTTGTTGAATTTGTGTAGGTTAAGCCGCTATCGCCTGCAAGTAAGCCTGAATTATTGAACTGAACTTGAGAATTAACTCCGCCAGCGCTTCCTGCACCGGACGCAGCAACAAAGTTACCATAGATATTACCAGTTGAAGAGATATTGCCGACAACAGTTAGCGCATGGTTAGGATTATCAGTTCCGATACCCAAACTCACTAAACTAGTAAAATTAGTGTCGCGGTAATTAACGTTCTGGCTCATGTCTAATTATTTAATTTATAGACTATGTGAAGCCCAAATAGTCATCAAGTATATCTGTAAAGCGGCAGAGCTAGTGATGATGTTCCAACAGTTATTGTTATATAAGAGTTGGTTGCTGTTAATGTCGGAAAGAATGATGCAGAATTTAATGTTAAGGTGTTAGCAACAATATTACCTTGAATATTGCCTTTGGCGCTAAGATTACCAGTAACTGTCGCTGACGATGCTTGCATTAAATTGCCGTATAATGTTCCTGGAGTACTAAGATTGTTAACAAATGTTGTGCAAACTGCATTTGATGCCAAGTTTGAACCGAGAATAAAAGCATCATTATGTGATAAGGTGTTACTTCTACCGCCTAAAACAGCGCCATAATCGCTCGTGACTGTATTTAACTCACCACCGACAATGCTACTTGCATAACCAGATGCAATAACGCTATTGCAATTACCACCACCAACAACTGCATGAGTGCCTTGCGATGAATTACAACGTCCGCCGAGAATAGAAGCGTAGTCAGAAGATACATTGTTGTTATTACCACCACCAACAATTCCAAAATTACTTGACACGCAGTTGCTTTGACCACCCAAGATTGACGATCTTGTGCCTGTGAGTATGTGAGTAATACCAACTTTTAACCCAGTTAAATTATAATTGTATGTAAATGTTGAATTACCAGCTAAATTGCCACTGCTATTATACTGAACATATGTATCAAAACCAGCTGCAAGCAATGCAGTTTGAGGCAATTGAAGAGTTCCATATAAATTACCTGTTGCTGAAATATTACCAACAACTGTTAGCTGTTGATTCGGTGTAAGTGTTCCAACACCAATAGCATTTGTAGCAAAAATATTGTTACCAACGATGCTCCCTGGAGTGCTAAGATTATTAACAAATGTATAATTAGCAGCATTTGTTGTGATGTTGGTTCCGAGAATAATTGAATTTGTGTGAGCTGCTTGAACGTAATTACCACCAGCGCCAATTATTTGACCGTTGTTTGCAGATAACTGATTAGTAAACCCACCAATAATCAGGCCTGAATATGTTCTATTCCATGTAAATGCAGAATCTGCACCAAAACGTCCACCGCTATTATATTGAACGTATGTATCATTGCCTGCTGCTGCAGAGTTTGCACCGTTTAATGTTCCGTAAATTGTGCCTGTTGCTGAAATATTGCCAACAACTGTTAATTTTTCTCTTGGCAAATCCAAACCAATACCAATATTATTTCCGAATTGAGTTATGCTCGCGCTTGAAGACCAAACTCTTGTGCCTGAAACTGGTTCAGTGACATTAAAATAGCACGTTCCAGACAAACCACGTGGAGCGCCAAGATTTGGCTCAGCGTTTGGTAAACTTAAAAAGGTATAGCGATCACTCGATGCACTAAGCGGAGAGTTGACCAATAGTTTACCACCAATTGTTTGCGGAAACGAGTTTGACATATTATTGTGTATTTAAAGTCTCAAGCACTGAAAGAGTTACATTGATAGCTGATAAAGTTTGAGCACTTGCATAAAGAGCATCGTAGTTATTCAATACAATTTTACCAATTGCTAAATTCGCTGTGTCATTTGCTGGAATTTGAAAATTCTTTACAATATCAAAGTAAGGAAGGGTTGCTTGATTTGTTCCACCATTACCGGAGACACCTAAGGTAATTGTCTGCGGGCTTGATGTCGTGTTAGTAGCTAGCGCTGTTAAAACAATCGATGCTTGATTTGCAGGTGCGGAATACACTTGCGTCAGTGTCGTTGTTAATAAAACTGATGCTCTAACGAAGTGATTTAATGCTACTGTTGTTGCCATAAAATTATTTATTCAAGCGCTAAAGTTAAAGGCGTAACCAGTGCCAAGATAGATCTCTGGAATGTGGTTCCTTGAATTGTGCCAGTGTCTTGAAGAATTGTAAAATTGTTACCAACTTTGAAGTTACCTTGAGTGTTTGTGCTTGTGAAGAACACTGCACCACCGCTTAAAGCAATGGCTTCATTGTCAGGGTTTGCTACACCACCAAGTGCTGGAATTGCTTGAGATAACTGACTGAGTTGCGTACCCGACCCGACATATTCAAAGGCGTGTGAATTTGTTGCAATTTCACTTCGAACGTAAAACTTGACAGCACTTAATGATTTAAGAGGTGCTTGAACATTTTGATTAAATGTCAAATTGTATGAATATCTTGCTGCATCAACAAGTGATGCCGAAGCCACAATATAGAGCGTGTTTGAAGTATCTCCATCCACTGTCATAACAAGACCAACATATGGAACCGTTACAGGCATTGGATATGTCAAATAATCTGGAGCATCATATCTCGGTAAGACACCACTCACTGTGATATAAATTGAATTATAAGCAGCGTCTGCACTTAAAATACCTGACAATACTGGCGTTGATGAATATCCGTTTGCAACAAGTCCAGAAAGACCAAATGTACAATTTGAAGTATTGACTGTCATCTGACCACCAGACTCTGCAAGCAATCCAATACGGCAACCAACAGTAAATGTAGATACAAGTTGAGCATATCCGTTATTGAGTATATGCATTCCCAATCCACCTTCATTTACTTGCGTAAAGGAGTCGGTTACAAAGCTTCTGAGAGGACCGCGACAAAGACTTCCATCAATTCGAAGACCGCATCCACCATACGTTGTTTGAGCAGCGCTATTATTGATAACATAAGAAGCTAGATAACTCAAATATCCGAGCGTTTTTGCTGTGGCAATTTCCTGACCAGCAATACGGCTATATCCTGGATAGTAATATGAATTTGCATATGTTACAGCGCGTGAATTTGTACCTTTTTGTAAATCATAAGCAATAGCATCTACAATCCAACCTGCATCACGATAAGCACGTGCTTTTGCAGCTGAAATTGTTGCAGCAGTTGACTTAGTATAATTGAATCCAGGGAAGTTATTATCAACATATGCTGTTAACTCAGCTTGAAAGAATGAACGATTTGCGCTGAGAAGATTTGCTGCAGCTAATTCATCAGTTGTTGGAGTTAGTGTTGGGAAAAGAACAACTGAATTTTGTCCATTTGTTAAAATACCTGTGAGGGCTTTAAACTCAGATAAAATAAATGTTGTTGAATCCGCATATGCAGAAAGATTTAAACCGGATCCTGCATTAATGTAATTGTATGTAGCTCCAAACACTCCATTACATGGACCAACTACACCAGCGGGTAATGGAATATTATTACCAGAACCGCTTTGATTAATTGTGCCAACATAAAAGATATCACCAAATTCAACAGCTCTGTGATTTGATCCTGTTTTTAGATCAGCAACAATTGTGTCAACAAACGCACCCATATCTCTTGTCGATGCTGTTAATTGTGGTGTTGTAAGAACACCTGGGTAATTTGCTGTCCAATATGCAGATGAATAAGCTTGAATAGCTGATCTATTTGCTGTTAAAATTGTAATTGCTGTTCCTGCTGTAACTGGAATATTTGCTGGGTATGTCGGGAACGTTGCAGGCACTGCTGTTTGACCACCGAGCACAACATTAATAAATGTTGTGAATTCAGTTGCAACGCGAGATGATGCTGTATTAAAGAATGATGGTCGCCCTGAAATTGTTTGCGCAACTGTAAACTGATTTGGAGCACTAACTGATTGCGTAATTGAAGAGCAACCTTGTGGATATGGGCTTGTTGTGATTAGTGGTTTGTATGTGCGATAATAATCATTCGTTCCCACAGCTGAAATTGCATATCCAGAAGTATTAAACGCAATTTGAAATTGTGGCTTTGTTGAGTCAAGATTTGGAAACGCTATTGCAGCTGATGGCTCTAAATGACTTCTAAAAGTAATGCCCCAAACATAGCAGGCGTTATTAACCCAAAGAACATCGTAATAAAGATTTGCTGGGATAATAGTTACACGTCTTAAACCATCACCGATGATTGAAGTTGATTGCGGCACATAAATCGGATTCTGTTCCGTATAGGTGCCTGTCATTACGAAAATTGTATATTGAGTCACTGGCTGACCAGCTGTTTGAGTGACTGGATATGTCATACCCTGGTTTTGTGATACAAATTGACAAGCCTTTTTAATTGTCTTAAATGGGGCTGAAGGATTTGTACCAACGTTAGTATCATCACCCCAAGTTGCTACATAAACTAGATTTGGTCGCGGTGCTGTATATGTAACAGCACCGACCGCGCTAATAGTACCAATAACTGTCAGTGCATTATTTGGGGCTTTAGTATTGATACCGACTGTATTTGCTACTGGATCAGTCCAAATCTGAGAATTTACAATTTGATTAGCTGATAAATGATATGCTGATAAGTCAATAACATTTGCGTTTGTTGTTGAAAAATTGCCACCACTAGAAGTAATGTTCGTTGCTGAGAGGGTTCCAACTGTAGCATTTACAACAACTAATGAAGCCGCTGATATTGAAGTAATTGTTGCTGTATCAAATACACCACTAGCTCCTCTAATATTTGTCGCAGATAAATTATAAGCAGTTAAGCTCGTTGTGTTTATGTAATTTGCTGTTAAGCTATTAACACGTTCATTGATCGCTGAAAGAGAGAAAACGTTCAATGAAAACGCTGATAAATTAATAAATCCTGCATTTGATCCAGAAAGCACACCAATAAAAACATTATTGGCTGATAAATTGCTTGCTGTTAAACTAAAAACGTTAAATGTCGTTGTTGATAAGCTGCCAACAAGCATACCAGCTGCAAATAAATTATCGCGAGCACTGATTGAGCCAAGAACATTTAAACTGCTATTCATTATACCACCAGAAAGGGGTACAAAGAGCTGAACATACCGAGAATCTAAATCTGATAAACCTACTTTATATGTAACAAGTGTACCAGCTGTGCTATGCACCATTGCGAGTAAATCGTCCTGGGACAATACAGAATTTTGTGGTAGTTCAGAGATTTTGACGAAACTCATATGTGTTATTATTTATTGATTCATTAAAGTGGACCTCCACGGAACTGTAATATAATATAGGTCATGAGCATTGCTGATTATTTAATTCATTGCCTTAAAACAGGCATTCTACGTATTGACCGACCTGGTCGTGTTTTTGGAATGGGGGTCTACTGGACCTTCAAACCTAATCCAAAATATGGACCAGGCATCCTAGTAAGCGAGGATACCGGCTCTGTTATGGGAGCTGCTGAGCTTAGTGATAGATGGATTGATACTCAGCGTGAGCAATGGTTTGCTGCGTATTAATCCTCGTCATCAATTGCGCTAGAGGATAGAGAAGCAAAAAAATTATGAGTATCATCATAACTCGGTGCTAACACAACAAGATATTCTTTTTGATTTATTTCTGTTTTGTAGACAATATCAGTATTAAGTTTTTCAATATTTGATAACAAATCTTGGTAAAACTTTTTCGGAAAGTGTGTTAGCACCGTTCCTCTATCATAATCAGGGTACACTTTTTTAGAGTACTCTTTAAGAATATTAATTAACTTAATTAACTCATTCACTGAATTATTTAATCTATGGCCAGACAAAAGAAAAATTTCAAGTATTTTTTCGCAGACGGTGCGGTGGAAGTCCCTTCCTCTTATCAAGCTAAATGCACTCTTACCGGTGAGATAGTACCAATTTATCATAAGTTTCTGCAAAAACTTGTGAAGAAAAAGTACAAAAATAAATTCCAATTGTTTCTTCAAACCTTTGCAAAAAAAGGTGCCGAAAAACAAAAACGCCAAGACGCTGGCATCTCTGAAGAAGAGCATAGTCAATATAAATTAAATGCATACAGCACCTGGCTTGCTCTATGCTATAAATCATTGATAACAGAAACTATTGATGAGGCAGACACAGAAGCATGCATCAAACATAAACGGGAACTCTCATATATTGAAGACTGTTTTATGAGACATTTTAATAAGAAAATTAGCGAGGAGTATATTCAAATTACTGCATGAACCTTGGACTTGAACGAACAGAATTTGTAAAAGCTTCTGATGTACAAATACCTGATGTATTTTATCGTCGTATTAAATCTAACGTTGAAGAGCTGGATAGAATCTTTGGCGAGGGATTGCTTCCGGGGTCAAGTATCACTATTACGGCTCGCGCTGGCTTAGGCAAAACCACGTTTTTGCTTCAATTACTTGAATCGCTTAGCAAAGCTGGTTACACCGTTGCTCATGCATCTGGTGAAGAAAGTTTGCACCAACTTGCATATAATTGCAAGCGTCTTAATGTGCAAAACGTGCGCATCGCAAATGAGACCGACGTTGATAAATTGTTGAAAGCTATTGAGGATAATGATGTGCTTGTAATTGATTCATTCCAAGCTCTTGAAAAGGATGAAGATATGAACACAAGAGAGCATGAGACATTTGCAATTAATAGCTTAGTTAAGCACGCAAAAGATCATGAATGTGTTGTTATCTTTGTGATGCACCTCACAAAGGCAGGCACCTTGAAAGGCAACTCTCTCATTCCTCATATATGCGATGTTAATATGCAAATTACTCTCGATGAAGACACTGAAGACTCTTCAGCGCGGGTAATCTCTGTATATAAAAACCGTTTCGGTTCTTGTAACGATTTTAATAGCTTTATGACAGAGAGTGGGTTTCTCTTTAGTGGTCCCAAAGAAACTGAAGAGATCCCTCTCAATAAGAAGAAGCGTCAAGATGCTAATATTACCAAAATTCTTGCAATGAAGAATGAGCCTTTTATCTCTAAAGGAAGAGTTATAAAAGAGCTTGGATTAACGCCATCGCAAGCATATATTATCTTGAAAGACATGCAAGACATGGGCCTAATTGAAAAATATGGTCGTGGAGTTGACGCTGTATTTCACGTAGTAAAGACTGATGAGTGATATGGGGATATGGTGAAATTGGTAGACACATTTGCCTTAAGAGCAAATACTTGTAAAAGTGTATCGGTTCGAGTCCGATTATCCCTACCACTCAGTTTCTTCGACCTTTACCTTTTGCCTCGATAGCATCGTTGACAAGTTTGCGATAATATTTGTATGTTTGATTATCGCCTTTCATCACAGTTGGCTCACACAATAGAGGCTCTCTGTAATTTGGGTCTTTCTGTAAGTATAAATCTCTAACAGTTTTAATCGCAGCTCTAACTCTATCAGCGTCTGTATTAGCAAAGATACCATACAGCAACAAATTCAAGTTATCATTTTCTGGCGTTGGGCAGCGAACATTAACATATAAATGCTGCAACTCTTGAGGGAGTTTGAGATAGTCTTCAGAATTAATTGGCTTACCAGCACCGATATACGCCTGCTTAACATTATATCTTGTATATCCAGCAAAGTCAGCAGCTGTAGCTGTGCGAGTTATATTGTAAAGCTCTTCTGCTTCAGAAAATGGTTTAAACGTAATCAATCCTTTCAAATCACGAATCTTTGGAATCCATTGAACAACAGTGTCCCATCCTGTGACAGTTTCTCTTGACATGTTATTTGTTGCATCAGATAATCTGTACCGACCATCTTGTAAAGCCATTAAAACGATACAATGGTTTGGATTGCTTGGTGGGATGTTCCAATCAACAACGAAATAAATGCTAGCATTCGCTCTATCTTTTCCAAATCGATAATTTGCGTATAGATTACTGGATGGTTTATAACTAATACACCATCCATACGCATTACCAGTTTCACCACTTTTTGCTGTTTTATTTGTGATCCACTGCTTAAACTTTATACAAGCGTTCATATCTTCAGCCCAATAAATCTGAAAACCATGATCATTATAAATCAATTCCGCTCCTGTGTCCTCAGGATTAGCCATTTTTTGTGCTTTTTTATCAGCAGGATCTCTAAATGAGTCCTTGACGATTTCCAAATCATGCCAGTTATAAAACCCAAGCTCAAGCGGATTTGCCGCTAATTTTTTAATGCGCTCAGCATCTCTTGGACCATATTGCGGATCAGCAGCGATTTGACCACCTGCTATAAATTGTCTAACAAGCTGGATAATTTGCGCTTTCGATGCCTGTCCTGACTTTAATTGATCAAATCGCTCAATATATGAGCGCATCATTTCTTCAGTCACGTGTGGACCAGCTGAGCGTTTTAAACGCTCCATTTGAGCTTTAATAAACCCTTCGCTATACTCATTAAGAATAATACGAGCATACACATCTGAAATTGGTCGCGAAATCATCGTTTTAATATTTATCAAGGAACAACATTAAAATAGCATTTATCTCAAATGGAACCTGTTAAAAAGAGTAGCATAGAGTGGCTTAAAACATATGATGGAGTAGTTTTAGATCCCGATGGATGGGATCGTTCAAGCCAAGAAGCTTTTGATAGATCTATGGCTGAATTAATTACAGAAGATGAATTTGAGCGGAGGCTTGCACGTTCAACAACTGCTTCAAAAATGCCCGAAGACATTATAAAAGAGGCTGAATATATCAGAGCACTTGAAATGGAAGAGCTCTCTGGAAGCGAATATAAGCCTGCAAGATTCCCCGTAAAAGACGAAGAAGATGTGCCATATTAAGTTTAAACCTTCTCAAGGAATTTTAAAGAAGTTTAGTATCGATTTTCAAGTTTTATCACTTATACTATCTTCAATTCTAAAGGAAGAATGTATTCACCACAAAAGACCCACAAAGAAATATCAAATTTCAATTCGCTTGGTAAAAGGATGGTATTCGTATTATCGAGTAGAGCCAGGTCTTGTGCATACAATTTACATGTCACAAGAGATTAAAGACTCAGCAAATTTTATTGTAGATTTGCTACATGAGCTTAGACACTTTATACAATACAAGATTATAAGAATCCCTCATACAAACGCAATGTATGATGAAAGCACGCCTGAGAAATATAAAAATTCACCAGCAGAAATCGACGCAGTGAAGTATGCTCAACATTATAGATACAAAGTATTAAGAGCCTATATGCAAATTAAAAAACGGATTCAATTTGACCCTATAGAGTTTCCAGCAAATTTATGCAAGCAGAAATAGTTGATAGAATTATTATCACCATAGAATCTTCCGTAGCTCGAGGAGAAGGTCTTAACAATGAACAAGCAGCAATCGCCGCGCGTTTATTGAGAGAACTTTATCAAGAGCTTTTGGATATACAATTCAATTAAATGGATCCGAAAGATATAGTATATAGAGCCAAAATGAGTGGCTATTTATTTGTTTATGACCGATCTGGGTTTGTGAGTGTTTTTGATAACCCGGATTTGACCTTTCAAAGTGAAAGTGAAAATGCGCAGTGTATTTTTAGGCAACAAGCTCTTTGCAAGAGTAAAAAAGATTTTGAGATGGAAATTATTTTCGTTCATCAGCAAGTAACAAATTTATGACAACCTGGGACCCTAAAAAAGTAATAGAAATAAAGCCTGGAGAGATTATTTACCTTCAAGGAACTACTCAACCGTATAAAACGTTGCTCACAACTTTTATTGTGCCTATTGAAGAGGAGTATGACGCAAATGCAGATCCTTGCAATAAAAGTGGAATAGGGAATGGATGAAGCCCGACGAACTAATTGAACTAGCGCCTGGCCAAGTAATTATTTTACAAGGTAGTACCGAACCAATAAAACTGATTACATCAGCATGGGCACTGCCCATTGATGATAACTCAGCAGACACAACTAAAGAAAAAGTTATTGAAAGAACATAAGAGATACCTTGTTTTTTCCGGAACTAACCTATAATAGAGTGTATGAAGAAAATCAACGAACAATGGAATAGTTATTTAGCTAATAAGTCTGTCAGACCAAAGCGTTTCAACATCACACTTGAGCGCGTCAATGACGGTTCTTTCCGTATTGTTGGAGATGGTGCAAAGGTTTTGAACGTGATTAATCAATGGCAGTCTGAATGGACTCCAGTTGATGCTCGTGATCTTGCGTCAGCTCTCAATCAGTCCGGTGTAGTCGCTAAGTAAATCCTGGATATTATAATTATAACCAGCCGAGGTATGGTAAGCCCAGCCTCGGCATTATTCTGAATGAAAGTTGTAGCTCCACATACTCGCACAAGTTTAATCTGCAACGTTGCGCACGAAGCGTTCAACGTCATTACTGCTCGCGCTGCTTTTCGGCACCTTATGTGCGGCCGTGTAAAAGGTATCGATGCTGTAGGTAATGCTGTGTCTTGGCACGGAGCTGATTTAGTGCTTGGAGAAGGGATTAATACTCTACGCTGGTTTAACAATGAAGTATCACTTTTTGACGACCAACCTTGTCTTCGTTCTGCTCCAGATCAGTTAACTGGAGAAGATAGATGCTGGGCAATCCCCACAATTTTAGTCTGCACAAGAAACTTTGGGCACCGTCCAAAAAGCGGTCAAAGTATTTCTCTTCGTCGGCTCTATGACATATACAAAGGTGTATGTCAATATTGCTACGAAAAGATTCCATATAGCGCAGCAACTAAGGATCACTGTCTCCCAAAAAGCAAAGGTGGAAGCAATGATGATTTTAATTTAGTGCTGGCTTGCTGGGAATGCAATAATAAAAAAGATAGCCATTTTCCTTATTACGATATCCACGGTAAAGAAGTAAAACCCTTAAAAGGTATTAACTTGCATCAAATTGTACCTGAGGGTACTGTAATCAGAGAAGAATGGAAACCCTATCTATATCAATAATTTATGAAACGTCACGAATGGAAATTTTTATATACAGCATCGGAACTAGCTTCAGCGGCGCTGACTAAACGAGATACTCATCAAGCTAAATTTGAATGGTGGGAAAATAAAAAGAAAGAAGTGATGAAGAGTATTGGGGACGGTGGCATTGAAGTCCATGATTCAGTTGCTGCTAGTTACTCTAATACAAAAGGCTCTTTTAGTCCACAGATTCGGATTGATGCAACTCTTCAGCGTGATCTAACTGAATGTCAAGAAAAGATTATGGAGCATCATGAGCTCGTGCAAGCATATAATGGTTGGCTCCAAGTTCTTAGCGCGAACAAAAATGATAGACTCGAGCTTAATCACGATGATTATCTCTTCTTTTTTGGTAAATGAAGATTAAGCCCCATTCATATCCCAAAAATAAATAGGTTGAATTTCAGGAACTATACTATAATATACCGGAAGTTAGATTAAATAATTTCACAAATGCTCTCAATGTATCAAACAATTTGGTTTACAAGCAACTCGAACGTTGCGCTAGAACCACATGGTTTGGCAGATAAAGGGACATCTTAGGGTTAAAGACAGTTTTACTTTTAACCCTAAGCCCAAAAAGCTTAGGGTTTTCTTTTACAGTTCAATTTAGATATAGGCAAAAGCGCGCCTCGAAGCGTATGAAATAGCCGCCATTTCTTATTATAGGAAATGTTTTGCGGGCCCCAAAACCAGGAAGGATGTAAATCCGTGCTTGTGAGGACGAAGAGTCAATAAGTTAGTTGTTCTTTATGACGAGCCCTGGATCGTCTTTAAATAAAAGCCAGGCCAATTTAGCCTGAAAGCCGAGCGCGATGATCTAGGCTTGACAGCAGGAGAGACTGCGCAGTTTCGGGTGTATCACATAGCGGCAATTGTGGCTGACTGTAAATCAGCTGACTAACGTCTCCGAAGGTTCGAGTCCTTCTATGCCCACCATTTTAATAAATAACATCATGAGCAGTTCAACCAAAGTAGATGTTAATTACCTATCAGTAAGCAACAATGTCTGGGAATCAAACGCCGGTAGTTCTAATCCAACACCAGCAAATAACCCAGGAGACAATGCCGTATTAACGCCAGATCACCCTGTGCAATATGCAAGCATTTTAAAGATTTGCGATTTTAGTATCGTAAGTCTCAGCGGTCTAGTAGTCAATCAAGGAGCTGAATGCTCGGTTGATATTAATAATCACGCCACGACAATGCTACACGGTTCATTCGGTGAATCGCAAAATGGTCTTGGTAATCAAATTTTTAGTGTAAAAGGAGCAAGCCACGCAATTTTACGAGGTGTTGTAAAAGGTTCTGGAAACAGAATGGGAGCAGATATTTTAGTTGACAATTGGAGCGATCAAGCCTATGGTGGTAGTATCGTTGATGTCACTAAACTTTGCCACGAAACAGCAGGCCATGTAAGAGTTGTTAAGCGTTATGGTGCTTCAATTATTGTTGGTAATCATACGCTCTTAAAATTTCAATCATTAAAGCTCACCGCGTATTGGTGGGTAAAATGGTTAGTAAGAAAGATTTTAAAAATTCCAGTTGATCAAAAAGGACCAAGCTGGCTGTAATTTAAAGCCCCACATCGTACAACGGCTTAGTACCATGGATTGTCTATCCATTTATCGGGATTCGATTTCCCGTGTGGGGGCCATTTCTTTTAAGAAGTCGATTACTATTAATCCCACCATTTTAACAACTGGTTAACCTACGGGCATCAGTTCTAAGGACAAAGGAAACAATGCAAATTGTAACCATCATAATCGCCTATTTGGCTGTTGCTTTAGTTGGAGTAATAACTCACGAAGACTACAACAACAAGTCTTGTAGCGAATAAGAAAACAAAAGTCCTAGCAGAAATGCTAGGCATTCAATTTAAATGGGTCAATAGCTCCAATGTAGAGCGCGAGAGTGAAGATCTCGGCGTTGGGGGTTCAAGTCCCTCTTGGCCCACCATTTCGGTAGAATGGCGCAATGGTAGCGCAAATCCGTCATAAGGATAAGGTTGAGGGTTCAAGCCCCTCTTCTACCACCAATTTCCTTTGCTAGTTAAAGGTCTGATGTTGGCAAGCCTCGTATCCTGATTAAGTTGCAGTTCTTATTAGGCCCAAGGGCAAGATTCAGATAAAACTAGCACCAATTTCTGCTCAATGTAAGCGCAGACACCTTTGGCAACGATCACAAAGTTCGCTGGAGATTATGCTGCGCAAAAGAGTGGTTGCAGTAGAGTGTAAGAATCTTAATAAGGTTCCGAGCCCTAAGCTCGCTGAGCTTCCAGACTAAAGAGTGGAAACGGATCGGTCCATCCCATGGTAACATGATGAAAAATGGACTACAAATTTTACACGTCTGTGGTCCATGTGGTAGGGCAGTGAACTCCAAATCCACCTTATGTCGGTTCAACTCCGGCCGGACGTGCCAATTTGTAAGAAGGGGAGGTTCGAAGTCTCCTGCTGGATTACGTTTAGCCGGGTCTCGCATAGTATAGTATGGCAGTACACTTACAACATCTTTAAGCGCACACAGCAATCCAAAATAAAATTCGAACTATTATCTCGAAAATAAATGCGCTTAGTTAAAAGTACTCACAGCAATGTCTAAAAGACACGTTGGTTCAAATCCAACTCCTGGCTCCATGCCAAGATAGCCTAATGGTTAAGGCAAATCGGCTTTAAACCCCGATCTAATAAAAAGTACTTTGTTATGCCGGGTTAGCTCAATTGGTTAGAGCACTTGATTTACATTCAAGATGTTGGGGATTCGAGTTCCTCACCTGGTACCATTTTTTGACGCAGGGTAGAGTATGTGATAACTCAGTAGGCTCATAACCTTCAGCAACGGATTTAAACGCCGTCCCTGCCTCCAATCTCGCTACTGCAGTAGCAACAGGACCAGTTAGGATACTTCCATCGCGTTAAAATAACACCTGAACGTGATACCAATTTACGGCCTCATAGAATAACGGTTAGTTTACCGCACTTTCACTGCGATTATCCGGGTTCGAATCCCGGTGGGGCTACCATTTTAAAGTTCTCACACGGAACAGTGATATAATTATGTTGCATGATTCATAACCTTGGTAAGCAATTCCAATCATGGAAAGGTCAAGCAACGGGGAAAGAGAATGTTGCACACCCTTCCATTTTCCGAACATTGTTTGGTATCATTAAAAATAATTACGATGATGATATCGAAAAAGCAAAAGAGGTCTCTATCAACTTCGTAAATGAACAGCGCTTCAAAGCGCGAATGTCTGTTGCCGCTTATCGAGGAATTGTTGATACGATTCGCTCGCGTCCAACACATACAAGCCTTTATAGATACTTTGCAGCTCTTATTAATAGATATGAGAGCCCAGAGTTTCAAGCAAAGATCGATGAAGCTTTGCAACAGAACGTCCCTGTCTTCTAGTCTGTCTTAGGAAACTGCATTCTCAATGCATCAACAAGGGTTAAAATCCCTTCAGGGACGCCATTTTTTGAGTATCGGTGGGGATGGACCCACGCAACAGGGGTATGGGTTGAGATCTGGAATAAAATCTGCACTGGTGATAAACACGGAAACCAGCGACCGGCCGCAGCGGAATGTCTGAAGTCGCGCTCAGAAGTAACGCAGCCCTGATTGCAGTAAACTGAGATGGTGCAGTCGTGTGAGAACACATTGAGCCGGAATCAAGCCCGGCAATACTCAATTAATTTTCTGGGTGTATAGCTCAATTGTTAGAGTCGCTCCCTCTTAAGGAGTTGGTTCTGGGTTAGAGTCCCGGTGCACCCACCATTTTGCCACCATAGGTCCTAGGCTGCGGTAGACTCAGAATGAAAGCCAAATAATATCAATTGTAAAATTTGGGGAGTAGTTCAAATGGAAACGAAATATAGGACCACCAATTTTTCTTTTGGAACTTCAGTATAATTTGGATGTTCTTTGAATTTGTGGGCGTTCTGGATTCTATATGATGCCGGAAAGTCCAGTAGCAAGTAGAGCAATGATGCAATGCTCTTTAATATCGCTTCAAACAATAAACAACATTGTAAATTCAGTTAAGAGTTTCTTCGCGAAGGTTCGTGACCTAGTCACCATCCCGTCCGGAGAGCTCTCATTCGCCTAATTAAAGGTGAACGAGTTGGTAAAGATTCTCACTATCTACCAAATCGTAACAGTGAGATGGCACTGCGGAGTTGGCTAACCTTATCCGCAGTTCTAGTAGAAAGTTAGAATGTTAGAGTAATTGCGATGCAGTTTGATTTATGCTGCTCGTTATGAATTTTATAAATCTAAACTTGTAGAAACTGGTTGACAAGGCAGCATACACGCCGGTTCAAATCCGGCCGCCTACACCATTTTACGGGCCGAAAAGAATAAGTCATAACACTCAGTAGGTCCACCATTTTCGCCCTTGTAGCTCAATTGGTCAGAGCTGGCGCCTTTTAAGCGTCAGGTTCTCGGTTCAAGTCCGAGCGGGGGCACCAATTTTGCAAGACCTGAAAGGCAATTGAAATAAAAACACAGGGGGGTGCGAACGACGAACGTCGCAGGCGGTTGTATATGGCCGGATCTGTATGACATATACCAATTTTAGGTTTGTATCACTCACAAAGCATCAGTGATCGGACTATCGGAGCTCGGTACGTTCGTGTTGTGCTCTACTCTCAACCTAAACCCAAAAAAGCTGAACCGAAAGTCGCGTTAAGTACTCGAGGTAGCGATTATGCGAAGGCGGAGTTCGGGATGCATTTTGCACCCTAGGGCTCCAAACATTTTATGACAACGAAAACATTCAAAGAGTGGAGCGCTCTTGGATACAGAATTTTAAAAGGCTCCAAGTCAGTTGGAAAGAATGCCAAAGGAGAGCATTTGTTTTCTGGTGAGCAAGTATGGAATCCAGAAGATTCAGCATATGATACTTTTGGTATGGAGCCATCCGAGGAAGATGAGCAAAACGATTTAGATGATATTTGGACAGTAAATCGATAAATATGGTTTGATTCTTTGTCAGTCCACCATAAATTACAGCGAATCCAAATTGCGGTGGAGAAACAAATTACCATAAATACAAATATAGAGATATTTGGATGGACTCAAGTTGGGAAGTAAAGTTAGCAGAATTTTTAGATGAGAAAAATATTAGATGGGAGCGATCACGTGAAATAAAATTTTATTGGACTGACAGCAACGGTAGGAAACGAAGATATTATCCAGATTTCTATTTACCTGATAGAGATATTTATCTTGATCCTAAAAATGAGTATAAATTAAAGCTTGATCAAGAAAAACTTGAAGCAGTGGTAAGAGAAAATAACATCAAGTTGCTGATAGGCAACGTTGATCAAATAATTTTAGATTTGGGGAATGGGTCTGCTTGATGTGGACGCTTGATTTGCAATCATGATACAGAGGGGTTTGATGCCCCTATTCTCCACCAATTTGCCAGATATGGCGTGAGTTAGTCCCATGGGTTAAAGTCCCTATATGGAGATGCATAGGCATGCAATTGCCCGGCTCATAAATAACTTTTTCAGTATGTAGCTCAACTTGGTAGAGCGCTTGATTTGGGTTCAAGAGGTTGGATGTTCAATTCATCTCATACTGACCATTTTTTTGTTAGCATGCCCATGTAACTCAGTTGGTAGAGTGCTGCCCTTGTAGCGCAGATGTCATCAGTTCAATCCTGATCTTGGGCTCCATTTTTCTTGACATTACTAGGAACATTCATAAAATACTGAATGTTTATCGAAATAGAGACAGAGACTCTTAGAAACATAATCACTGGCAAACAGACGTATAGAAAATGCCCAGCATGTGACAGATCTGGCAGAGAATATTGGGATGAACAAGGAGTAGCAGTATTGCCGTGTCCTCATCCAGATTGGGGCGAAAATTATGGATCTGGTCCATGTGAAAGCTGTGATGGGCTTGGATACATTCTAAATTTATGAAAGTTGCTTTTCACGTTAATACATTAGAGCGCGGCACTGGCGTTGTTGCGTTAGATTACGCAAAAGGTTTGCAATCAGTTTTAGGATTGGATGCATTTGCCATTAGCGGTAAAGGCAACATTGGCAATGGCACTATGCCCATTGAAAAATTTGAGAAAGCAAATGTTCGTTGTATTCTTTACGACGACATGCAAAATGATTTACCGAAGATCATCGACAAAGAGAAAATAGATGTCATCGTTATGGCTCGTTGGGGTACAAGAGATTGGATTCCAAATAACTGTAAAGTTGGCATTCATTGCGTTTTTGTCATGACTGAGCCCTATGGTGATGTCTATGCAGGTGTATCAGAATATATTGCGAAAAAATACAGCCAACCGCTGTGGGTTCCGCATATAGTTGATATGCCTCGCATTGATACGGATTTGCGTGACGAGCTAAGCATTCCTAAGGATGCATTTGTGTTTGGGCGACTAGGTGGTAAGGATCAATTTAACCTACCATTTGTCCATGCTGCAATTTTAGCTGCTTTAGATAGACGGCCTGATTTGTATTTCGTGTTTATGAACACAACGCCTTTTATTGACCACTCACGCGTTAAATTTTTACCTTTTAATGCTGATGTTGATGGAACGTATAAACGTAAATTTATTAACACCGCAGATGCAATGATTCATGCAAGAGCTGATGGCGAGACTTTTGGTCTTGCTGTTGCTGAATTTAGTGCAATGGGCAAAGCAATCTTTACTTGGGACGGCTGGTGGGATAATCAAATGGTTCATCAATATGATAGAGCTCATTTAGATATTCTTGGCACTAAAGCCATATTGTATAGTGGCTTGGAAGATTTGTACGAGAAAATGATTAAGATTAATAAAGCTAAAGTTAACGCCTTTGAGTGTGATATGTATACAGAGAGATTCTCCCCAAAGAACGTCATGCAGAAATTTAAAGAAGTATTTTTATGAACAATTTTTTAGCTGGTGTTGATGCGATAGAAGAGGGTCCTGAATTCATTAAGACTAATTTACTCTTTTTTAAGACCACTGGCCCAGAGAATAAAGATGGGATACAATCAAAACCCTTTGGATCGTTTTTGTGGGACTCTGATGATGCAATGGTGAGGTATTGGAAAAAGTTAAGAAACAAAAAAGTAATAGCCTCTAGATTTACAGGCACACGCTGGGCTTTAACAAAAGAAGAATTACAATGAACAAATATATTTTTATTGATCTCGATGAAACGCTCATTCACTCGCAATATGCTTATGGCAATTTGCCAGGTGGAGCAACCCGAATTGTATTTCCTGATGGATCAAAGTATTATACGACTCTGCGTCCTGGTGCAAAAGAATTTCTAAAGCTTGTTAGAGAGAGATACAGCGATGTTTATATGCTCACAGCAGCATGTAGAGAGTATGCGCATATGATGGTAGACACTTTTGATCTTGGCTTTGACCGGGGTAATATCTATGCTCGAGAAGATACTCAAAACAGTCACGTTGAGAAGCTTAATTTTCCAGTTGGTCGTTCTGTTCTCGTTGATGATTTGCCTGATAACGGTTTTAATTTACCACTTGAATCAAAGAAAGCATTTCTTTCTGATATTGGGCCGCTCAAGGTTATAAACGTTAGACCTTTCATGGGCTATATGAATCAGCTACTACGCGAAGATGTAGCGCATGAAATTTTAAATAAAATGGAGAAATTTTTAAATGAGTAGTTTAAAGTCTTTTCTTTTTCTCAAAGTATTACTTATTTTTGTTCTCGTTTCTATAGAAACTGTATGACCTTTTAGGGTATTACTGATTTTATCGCGCACACTTAAAGGTACTATATACCCAATCGGGTGGCTGGGTGGTTTATTACCATTTAATTTTGTGATATCAGACATACGTTTTCTATATTCTGGTGTTGATCGAGCTATATTTGCTGCTGATATTTTAGCTCTAGCTTCTGGAGCGTGTTTACCGCCTAGAAAGCGTCCGATACCTGTTGTATTGGTCGGAGGTTTGCCAGCAATTGGATTATTATTCATACAAAGTTCTAACCCATAATTTTTATCTAAATATTTTTGTTCAATTGTAAGAATACAGTCTTCAACACATTCCTCCAAAATTAAAACCTTCCAATCACTTGGATGTGCATTAAATTTATTTTGTACGCGTGGGTTAGGGTGGGTATTATTTTTAAGCCTATGCAGGTGATTTAAACACCGTAGCCTAATATTATTAGACGATCCAATATAGTAATATTCGTTAGGACTTATTAATTTATAAATTCCACATTTTCGTGAAGCTTTAAAAGCAGAGATACACTCTGGTAGAAATTCTGTAGTCATATAAGTATTTATTGTTCCAGCTCACTTATTTCTGTAGTCATAAACGAAACAAAGTTTGCAAAGCAAACCCAGTGACTGGAACATTATTATAATTTGAAATGAACAATTCTGGTGTAATTTTAGTTGATCTAGACGGCACACTTGCTCAGTACGATGGGTATAAGGGCCATGAACATATCGGCGAGCCTGTACCTTTAATGCTCCTACGGGTTCGTCGATGGCTTACATCAGGACAAACAGTAAAGCTTTTTACAGCAAGAGCATCCAATCCAGATGCGATTCCAGCAATTAAAACCTGGCTAATAAAGCACGGAATTGATATGGAGATCACCAATCAAAAAGATTACACAGCGGTTCAGATTTGGGATGATAGAGCCATTCAAATCATTCCAAATACAGGATTGAGAGCTGATAGAATTGATGATTTAAAATAAGTTTATTCCGGTCGGGCTGGCATGGCGTTAAGCACACGGTTGTTACCCGTGTTAAGCGTGGATCGTTACCACGGGCCGGAGCCATCTTCACACTCGAAAGAGTAGTGTATTAGTGAAGTTTACAGGAACCTAATACACCTGATTTTTGCCGAGTAGCGTAATTGGTAGCGCGGATCCCTCTGAAGGATTAGGTTGTGGGTTCGAGTCCCTCCTTGGCATCCATTTTATGGGTCCGTGGTGTAACGGTTTTAGCACAGAAGCCTTTGAAGCTTTTTGACATGGTTCGAATCCATGCGGGCCTGCCAATTCAATGCGTCGGTAGCACAGCGGTAGTGCATCTCGTTGCCAACGAGAATGTCGCAGGTTCGATCCCTGTCCGGCGCACCAATTTAGGAACAAAAATATAATAATTCAATGAAACTTACTTACACAGATCAAGGTTCAGTTGTATTGAGATTTTGAGCCAACGAAAAATAATCAGAAAAAAAAAATGTTCTGAGGGCTAAGGATTTTGAAATCTAATGACTTTTTGGTAGTATAGCTCAATTGGTAGAGCGTCCGCCCGATTAGCGGAATGTTGGGGATTCGATTTCCTCTACTACCACCACTTTATGCCAGCAACCACAACACAAACATTAGATAGCGCCATGACTGACTGGAATGCAAAACATCACCCAGTTGTGCCAGAGCCGTCCACGTATGGGTTAGTGTTTGCTGGGTTGTGTATTGTATTAGTTGCCATCAAGAAATTTCGCAGCGCAGGTGTTCATGGACGCATGTGAGTTTTCCAAACTTGAGGACAGGGTTCGATACCCTGGCGCTGCACCAATTTTATTAAATATATGGATGTGGACCCTACTCATTACCCTATTCGTCAAATTTGGCGGCGCTGTTCTTTGGGAGCTTGTTGTTGATGGCATTGCGCTATTAATCGAGAAATCAAAGTTCTGGAAGCGCTTTAAGAAGAAATAAATAATTACATGACCTTTAACGAAGCTGTAAATAACATCTTAAGCGTTGCTGCAATTAATAGAGCCGCGCTTGACTCTGAGAACGATTATCACAATTTTGTTAATAGTGTACCTGGCATTGAGAATTGTAAAGATCCGAGAGCTCTTTATACATTTCATGCACAGGCTGCAAAGATTGCTCGTAGTGAAAAGTTAACTAACGAGTTTAATAAACACTACAGCATTGCTCGTCGATTAAAAGACAAAGTGATGGCGTAATAAATTTTTGGAGAGTAAACTAGATAGGCATACTAGGCTCGTTTGCTAAACGATGAGATCCTTAAATGGGTTGTGGATCATGTCCCCTGCTCTCCGCCAATTTTACTTGAATGTTTTAATGCATATGATTAAATATTTTAATGCAGAGTTCATTAGAGATGTTCAAAAAATTTACAACAATTTTTGGAAGATGCTGAGGTTGGCTCCTCAAACTGACTTGAAATCAGTAGTACGGCAAAAACCGTAATTGTTCGATGCGATCATTTTCCGCCATTTAATGCCAGTGTGATGAAATCGGTAGACGTAACTGACTCAAAATCAGTCGCTGAAAGGCGTGTCGGTTCGAGTCCGACCTCTGGCACCATTTTTTGCCCTTGTGACCTTATAGCGAATGGCACAGTTTAGAGACTTAAAATCTCCGGTTTTGTGGGTTCGAGTCCCACCTTGGGCACCAATTTATGTCGGGTATGGAGATAGAGTTCGATTCTCTTCAGAGGCACCATTTACGCCTCTCCTGGTTGGTATTAAGCCTACGGTGATCGTACCTTCGAAGTACAGGCGGTTCGATTCCGCTATCCGACTCCATTTACGCGGTCATAGCTCAATTGGAAAGAGTTGCTGTTTCCTAAACAGCTGGTCTTGGTTCAAGTCCAAGTGACCGCACCAATTTATGAAAAAAGTTGATACACTATCTCTAACAGACGCTGAAGGCTGCAGCATAGAAAATCTTATTAAAAGCCTTAAAGAAAAAGGTGTTACAGATTTAAGTAAAGTTACTGTTAAAATGGAGTACGTTGGCTGTTGCGCGGATCATGGCGATGGTTATTGTTATTGCCCTCCAACATGGACTGATATTCGGTTAGAGTGGGAAATTAAATAATATTACGTATGAAATACTTAACTCTTATTGCAGCTTTATTTCTCGGTGGTTGCGTTGCTGCTCCCGTTCATCAGCCGGTACCGGTCGTGTATCAGCAAGTCAGCTATCAACCAATGCCCTCTGCTGAATGTGCGCTAAATATTATTGTTGCGCAACCTCAGTATTACTATCCTGCACCATTCATTTTTTGGCGTGCTGATATTGGATGGTATGGTCATTATCACAGACGTCGTTAATTTTTGCGCTTGTAGGCGAACGGTATAGCCGCAGCTCTGAGAAGGCTGATTCTGAGGGTTCAAGTCCCTCCTTGCGCACCAATTTTGGAGATGCTGGCAAAGTAGAGCCGACCTCGCTTCGAACGAGTTATAACTGTGGGTTAGAGTCCTACCATCTCCACCAATTTTTTGAGCCTCTATATTTCAATGGATAGAATAACTGATTACGAATCAGTCAATCTGTGTTCGATTCACAGTGGAGGCACCATTTTTAGACCGGATGCCGAATGGTTAGGCAGCAGCTTGCAAACCTGTTATTCGTCGGTTCAATTCCGTCCCGGTCTTCCAACTTTCTCAGGGCTAAGCGTATAGGTCATTATATTATGATCCAGTGAGCACAAACCATTGCTGTAAAATATACGTCCTGAGAAACCGTTCTGGCTGGCTTAGCGGCTAACCTTTACACTGCTATATTTGGTAACAAATAGGAGCCACAAGAGGCTAAACATATCACCCAGTTCCACGGCGCGCGTTCAGGCTGATATAACAGTGTATGAACTTTATGGTGCTCATAGTGTATTGGTTTGCACACTAGCCTGTGGAGCTTGGAGAGGGAGTTCAATCCTCCTTGGGCACCCCAATTTCTCAAAAGGAAAATCTCTATTATTGGCTAAATAGCATTAAATATTTTAATGTTTACCTACGATAGCATTGTCAAGAATCTTCTAAAAGAAATGCCTCAAACACTACCACCTCCTGTAAAGACACCAGTGCGCACGCCTGCAACGCCAGGAACGCGACCAGCAACACCACATCCGTTGCAGCCCACAAAGCCAGGTATAACACCTCGCCCCAAAGCTCTTGCAAAGAGTGAGGATGAAGAAAAGGATGTAACCCTCTTCAAAGCAAAACGCCGCAATTTGGCTAAATGAAAACTTTTAAAGAAGCAATCGATACAAGCGGTGCTCCAAACCTCTTTCATAAGAGTAAGCAAGCTCTTTATAAAAAGCCGCTTCCTGTTGAAGAAATTATGCCAGAGCCTGGACCAAATGGTCAGCGCTATCTGGAGCTCGTAACGAGTGAAAGCTATAAGAAAACGGTTCAGCGTCTTGAGCACTATCTCGGTAAGCCAGCAAGTCAAATTCAATTACCACAGCTGCTTCAAACAGTGATGGGAGCGATTCGTAAAGCTGGACAATTGCAACAAGGCCATGAAGAGCAGCTTGAACACTTGGCTGTGCAAGTTGTCTTAGATTTGCCTGAGTTTGCGATGTTTAAAGAGTTAATTGATAAAGGTGCAATTCGAATTGATGCACAATTAACAGCTGCAAATCTCGATAATGCAATCACTGAACAAGAAAAAGAGCTTGCCGAAGAGCAACCTCAAGGCCCTGATGATTTGACAGAGGCTGAAAAAATTAATTTAGAGCTTGCTGATGTATTAGCTGATGTTGATGAATCTTCATTGAAGAGACAATTTGCAAATTTAATTACACAAGGCAACGCTGTTAATAAGCTTTATCTCTTTCAGCTGATTAGCGATCAACTCGACCACATTTCTCCTGAGCTTACAAAAGCTTATGGTGCTTTAGCTGTCATTGTTCAAGCAGTATACTATGCAACGCCACATCAACAAATTCCAAAAGAAATGCTCAATGATATGGCAATGGGCTCTGAAGAAGTTGAGCCTGAAGGAAATGGATATGTCATCAATGCAAAAGCTCCATTCTTCCCATATCTTGTTCATGAAATTGTAAAAGGTCTTTACGATTATCTCTCAATGGATGTCACTTCTCAGTCAAATCTCGATAAAGAGACTGTTGATGATGAAGTTACTGATATTATGAGTGGTCCAGCTCTATACACAAATCTAGCAACGCATGTCCCGCAAAAAGATATGAAGCTGTTGCCTCTTGTTTATAAGCTACTTCTTCAACAAGACGCTGCAACAATTAAGCTTGCCATGCAGAATAATAATCAATCTGCTAATCTTTTCAAGAGCTTAATTAGCCAAGCTCAAGCTCAATGGGATGCATACAACGATGCATCAGAAGATAAGTTTAAAGACTCTTCTGAAGATGAAGAAGATGGTCCTGGAGATTTTGCTAATTCAAAAGGATGAACGATTTCTTAGCTGGGGTTGATGCTCTTGAAAAAGAAATCAACGACAAATTGCTAATTACTCAAGAGCTGATTTATGATGATAATCAAGTGCATCATATTGAACTTTTTTTGCTTGGCGATATGATTAGATGTTGGCCAACCTTTGATATTGATAGAAGACGAGAAGCACTCCTCCGAGGAGAGACAGTCACAATTGATATGCAATTAGATCATATAGGCAGAAAAATTGAAGGTCTTAAAATTATACGATACAAAAGATTCTAATTATGAACGATGCTGATTTTTTGAACGGGATTGATGCGATAGAAGAAGATATAGAAAATAATCTCAGTGTTATTTGCAAGACAACATTTCCATGCACCGGAGCGTTAGAGTTTTTACTAAGTCTTAGATACTTAAAAGCGAATCCTCCAACATGCTGGAGTTATTTGAATTTAACGCAAGGAGATGCAATTCAATCTTTATTAAAAGGCGAAACTCTGACGATTAACACGACTGGGACTATTATTGAATACAAGATCTCCAATAAGAACAGTATTTTTTAGGGCGTATGGTGTAACGGTAGTCGTGATATAAATATATGAGCTATGACTACCAGAGAAGGAAAAAGATTAAAGATATCCGCCAGAAAAGCTGAAATTATTAGATGGATTGAAGAGTCAAACAATACAATCTCTAATTTTGAAATTAAAAGAAAGCTAGGCATATCACATGGAACATGGATGAAATATAATGCTGAGCTTGGCATTAATTATGCTGGCAATCCACAGCATAAAGGAGTAACAGCCTTAATCAAGCCCGGTAAATACTCACAATATGCTGATCCAACCGTATTCACAGCAAATTCTAATATTGGTGGCAGTGTTATTAAGCGTCATTTAACAGAAGTGCTTCACTGGCCTGATCAGTGCGGTGGTTGCGGGTTATCAGCTTGGAACGATTTTCCAATTCCGCTGGAAACTGACCATATAAATGGAATTAGATCTGACAACAGAATTAAAAACTTGAGACGATTATGCCCGAATTGCCATGCTCAAACACCAACATACCGCCGCAAAAAGCAAAAAAATTGTAAACTTCGAGTATCCGATGAAGATCTAATCCACACGTACAAGAAAAACAACTTTAATATGCAAGACACTTTAAGAGAATTAAAAATACCAAGCAATTATGGCAGTTATTACAAACGAATAGATAAACTTTTACTTGCGCAAGTGGACGAAAGGGAAACTGGTAGAACCATTTGACTTAGGATCAAATGTCCTTGAGAGTTCGAATCTCTCCTTGCGTACCAATTTTCACCACTTTGAAAGTTGATGCAGTTGGGAACAGTGATTAAATAAGACTGTATGAATAAAACTAAACTAATTGCACTTCTTGTGCTTACAGCCGGCATTGCATTCGCAGGAGTTCCCTTCGATGTGACTGCCAACGTTGGATATACATCGAAGCTTCTTGAGCAAGGTGTTGTGACAGAAACAAATGTTGCGACAGCAGGCGCATCAACAAGCCTTTACGGTGTTGGTGTCGGTGTCGAGACCTACAGCAATATTGATACAGCTAATTTGAATAAGACCACCGTTAAGGCTGGCCTTTTCAAGCGAGTTGATGTCACAGCAAGCTACAAATTCGTAGCGACTATTGCTGATTTAGAGCTTGGAGCAACTTACAAGAATGTGAGCCGAACAGCTGCATTTGATGGTTTCAAGAACAATACAGTGCCGTTTATCAGAGTGAGCGGTAACTCAACGATCATTCCTCTTGATCTGACAGCACGTTTTGACACGAAAAATCATTCAGTCAATTATGAAGGCACCACTAAAGTTCGGATCCCTGTCTATAAGGGCTTCAAGGTAGTCCCAAGCTTTGGCGTCGGTTTCAACGATCCTGGCTCCTTCACAGTTGCTGCATATAAGAACGCAAAGCGCTATTATACTGGTGGTCTTGGTGTTGGATATGTAACCAAGCATGGTGATCTCGGAGCAGGTGTCTTTGTTCATCGCAATGGCTTTACTAACAACAATGGACAAATCACAGGTTATAGCGGCGGTTATAGCTTGAAGTTCTAATTTACTGTCACGCGTTGTCTCCGGACTACGAATGAAGGCTCTCATAGAAATATGGGAGCCTTTCCCCTGCGGGAACTTCCATACAATCTGGTATGTCTAAAGTTCTAATTATTGGAAATACAAATTACGCTGATGAGTTTGACCTCGATTTTTTTCACGTTGTAGAAGCTGATGAATGGGAAGAAATTAAGAAAATTACCGCAAAGTACTTTGAAAAAGTTGGAGATACAGAACAAGAAGTGTATTTTGGTACTAACGAGCAAATAATTTTTTGTGGCTATAATGATTGGCTTCGTTCATTTAAAGTCAAAGAACTTTCTGACGAAGAGGCAGCAACACTGAAGAAATTGTTTGAATGTGGCGAGTATGGGTTTGGGACAGGTTCTGGTGTAATTGATTTTGCTTTGGAACGGATTGGAGAACTCGACGAAGAGGATGAGGAAGAAATCGAAGAAAAAGGAGAGATTGATTAAAAATTTTATACCATTGTAGCTCAGCCGGACAGAGCATCGGTTTTCTAAACCGAGGGTCGAGGGTTCGAGCCCCTCCGATGGTACCAATTTAGCTAACTTATTGACTAAGGGAAAAACTATAAAATAAAATAGTATGCCAACTAAAAAACTAAAGAAAAATTCGTTTGCGCCAATTACGTTGGCTCAAGCTCGCCATGTTGTTGAAGTCGTGGATGCAGGCCTTGTTGCAGACACTGAAGGAGAACCAGTGCCGGGTGAAATGTGCGTTGAATCCGCAGTCGCTTATGCGCTAGGATATCCTCACAATGACCAACCGAAGTGTGTTGCTAATTGTGTCCGAGATTTTAAAATTACAGTCAATGATGGCGCACCGTTTAAAGATGAGAAGGATCGCGCTAAAGGTCTTCGTCGCATTGCAGTGGCTCAGCTTGGAAGCGCCGGCCTCGTTAGAGGGAGTCGTTTCCAAGCTCGGCTTAACACGCAACTGATTTCAACACTTTTGCCTAGAGTGTTTCGCGGGATTGATATCGACGCTAATGTTGATTTCTCTCCATTTTTGACATCCATAATCATCAACCGATATGAGGTAATTTCTGCTTTGACACGAGTTCTTAAAGAGATGAACTCTAAGTCACTTGAGGAAAACGAACTTGCCATTGCTATCATTGATAGAAATCACTATTCAGATATTCTTGATTGCATTAATGATACTAACACCGGTCGTGAATATACAGATGACCTTATTAAATGTGCAATTGAGGTGCTCCGTTCCTTCAATGTCCCTGGCGTGAAACTCATGGACCGACTCATCAAAGAAGGTATTCTTTAAATCATTGATTTCTGATAGTTAGACTTTAAAATTAGTGTATGTCAAATACACTATCTTTAAGAGAATTAACAGCTACAGAACACGCAGCCGCAGAGAACACTCCGTTCATGCGGCTGCTTTTTGCTAAAGCAGCGACAGAAAAAGAAATTCAAGCGTATATTACGCAGATGACACTTGTCTATGCAGCGCTTGAGCCTATTGCTGAAAAAGCGGGCATTCTTACAGACTTTTCAGGAATTGCACGCCTTCCAAACATTAGAAAAGATCTCGCTGAGATTAACGCAAAAGTTGGCACACCCGCGAAAATTTATTGGGAGACAATTGATTATTACAATTATCTTATTGAGCTCACTGATGTTAATAAAATTAAAGCACATTTTTACGTACGATATGCTGGAGATATGTTTGGAGGCCAAATGCTAAAATCTTTAGTCCCAGGTGCAGGCCTCTGGTATGAATTTGATAATCTTCCAGTTCTTCGTCAAAAAATGAGAGAGCTTGCTGTGCCTGAATTAGCTGGAGAGGCGAAAGATGCATTTTATTATAACACGCAAATTATTGCGCGAATTGCGTGACAATTTTTGACAGAATGCAAAGCTTAGCAGATGAGTTAACTGCTAAGCTAGATAAATCAGGTAAACCAATTGAAGAGCGGCAATTAGAAGCCTTCAATTGGTTTAATAAAGTTTGGAAATCAGATACGTATAGGCGCGCACATATTCAAGTATTGGATGTGCGTGAATCCAAAAAGATGTGGATAATGCATATTACAATCTTTCCAAAGACTGATGACGCATCTCCAATATATGGATTTGATTTGATGGCTGGCGCCAATAAAATTACTGGCATCTTTCACGATTTTTCGATTACTGGCGATAAAGACCATTTTATGATGAAGTGGTTTGAAGAGACAGTAAAACCTCTCACGTGGAAGAAAGATAGGGAATTGCCAGATTGGGGAAAGAGAATATTTTCTCCTTTTATGATTGCTGCTGGTAATGTTAGTTCAGATGATGAGCTCAATAAGATTATTGATGTTGCTTGTAAAAGCATGGATTATTATCTAGCAAATGTTGGCAAAACTGTAGTCAATTCGAGCTTCATACCAGAACATAACTATTACTGCAAAAATCAAAAAGAAAACGTTTATACAAAGCGATTTTTAATGGGATGTGGTTATCCTGAAGACATGGTTAACATCTACATTAATCGTTACTTGTTTCCAGAACTTTCTCAATAGGAACTTCCGTAAAATATAAATCTATGCCACTCTTTAAAAAGAAAAAACTTACCGACATCCTCTCGTCGTTCACGAAAACAATTCAAGATCTTGAAGACCTCAAGGTGCGTAATAAGCAGCAAATTGCAGATAATGATGTAGTTATTATCTATCTTGGCGCAAAGAACGATGAGCTAAATAAAGAGCACGAAGCCGCACATGCTGTGCATACGAAAATCTCTGCACTTATTAGCTAATGCACGACATTACATTTGAAACTGTATACTGGGACACTAACCACAAGACTTTAAAAATTTATTACAATAAAAAACTGCTGCTCGAAACTGTCTTCGATACTGATGATATCGTTCGTGTAAAAGCAGCACTTTTCGCATTACAAGCAGAGCTATTCAAAGAGAAAATAATTAAACTCGAAGCAAAAAATGAACTCAAAGCAAAAATTACCACCAATTCCTGACGGCTGGCGCATCCTTAGAACAGGTGAACCTATTCGTGAAAACGATTTAATGTTAAATATCTGGACCCAAAAATGGGTTCCGAGTGGTGCCTTCATAATTGACCACCTCATCGGCACACCTTTCCATAAAGATCTTGGACTCACAAAGTTTATTCGTAAGAAAGTTAAAAAGCAGGTAACAAAGAAACCAGCTCCTGAGCTAGGAGTATCAATGCCAGAAGGCTTTAGACAACTAGAAATCGGAGAGGCAGTATTGCCAACTGACTTCTGTTGGTATTTTAATCAAGGCCCGTGGGTTGAAGTATCAGATTCTGATCCAACTCCTAATTATAAACTCAACGTAACGCATCACCCTCATATCAGATGGCTTGGCTTTGATAAAGAAGACGATATTCACGTAGCGCAAATTGCATATGAAGCGATGGGGCATCCAATAGGATGGGAATGGCTTCGCGAAAGTGATCGCAATGATTGGAAAGCTTTCGCTGAAGAAGTAATTAAAGCTTATTTGGGATGACCCTTTACTTTGTAAAATGCTATGATAATATATGCTGGGTCTATAAAGATGGGCTCGGTTTATATTATCATTTAGCATTTCCTCTTACAAAAGATGGAGAAATAATAAATGTTCAAGCCACTAAAAATCCAGCATCCTGACGAAAAAGTCTTCTTTGTTAGCGACCTTCACTATGGTCATGATAAAGACTTTATCTGGAAACCTCGAGGGTTTTCCAACGCTAAAGACTGTAACGAGGCTTTAGTTCAAACTTGGAATACTCGCGTACCAGATGACGGTATTGTCTTTCACGTTGGTGATTTTATTATCAAGGCTGAAGCTGCTGATTTCTGGGCTCTTGTTCGTCGCTTAAAGTTTAAAACGCTTTATTTGCTTTGGGGAAATCATAATAGTGGTCAAGGCCAAGCATACAAGAACACACTCTTTAGAAATTACCCAACAGCTATTGATTACGACGGTACTCTAAAGTATGAGGTGTATCCTCTCGATTTTGAGTTAGACAATAATCCAAATCGTCGTGTCGTATTTTTGCATCAGTACGCAACTGTTCAAGTCAATAAGCAGCTTTTCGTGCTTTGTCACTTTCCAATCATATCGCATGAGCGTATGGGACATAATTCAATCCATATTTGTGGCCACTCACACGGAGATCTCCCATTGACTCGTCCTGATACTGGTCTTGGTAAGCGTCTTGATGTTGGTATCGAATCTTTCGGTGGCCCAGTTGCTGCTTCTTATGTAATTGAACTTTTGAGCCACAGAGACCTTGATGTTAGAGACCATAAACGAGAAAACCCATGAGTGACGATTATTTTGATTACTTTTCTGGTGGCTGTGTATCTAATTGCTGCGGTGCTCGCGTAATGCACGGTGATATGTGCAGTGAATGCGGTGAGCATTGCGAAGCTGAAGACGAGGATGAAGAACCTGATTATGACGCACCTAAACCATTAAGTGCAATGGAAAACTTTCTTAGAAATGATGAACACAACGTTCAATAGGAAATTCAATACAATATAATATGTTCAAAATTAAAGTTCCTGGCTTTGAAGGTGAATGGGTAAAGCAAAACAATCGCTTCCTCTTTCCTGGTGGTGAGATTGGAGTGAAACTTGATAGTGAAAACTATGCATTTAATCACACTACTAATCCAGTGATGATTACTGCTCGTATTCATGATGCTGTTGACCTATTTGAACTTGCTTTGATTCAAGATGCAGTAAAAGAACTGGTTCAGCCAAGAACTAATATTAAACTTTTTATGCCATATGTACCATATGGCCGACAAGATAGAGTATGTGATAAAGGTGAACCTTTTAGTTTGAGAGTTTTTGCAAATTATATCAATAGCTTAAACTTTCATTCCGTCGCTATTGTTGATCCGCATTCTGATGTAACTCCAGCACTTATCAATAATAGTCTTGTTCTTAGCCAGCAAGAAATTATTGGAGAGTTTGCTGAGCTTAACAAGTATATTATTACTGCAAAGCCCATCTTTGTGAGCCCAGATGCTGGCGCAAATAAAAAGACTGCAGCTCTTGCGAAACTTTACGATCATAGTAGCTTTATTCGCTGCGATAAGCTTCGTGATCTTGCGACCGGTCAAATTAAGGAGACTATCGTCTATGCAGACGATTTAAAAGGTGCTTCTGTTATCATTTGCGATGACATTTGTGATGGTGGTCGTACATTTATTGAGCTTGCAAAAGCTCTCCGTGCTAAAAATGCAGGAACCATTGCCCTGTATGTGACGCACGGTATCTTCTCGAAAGGTACAAGAGTCCTTATTGATGGAGGAATTGACCAAATCTTCACAACGGATAGCTGGGGCGGAGAAACTCAATGGGTTATGGAACCGCGAGTAACAGTTACTAAACTTGAGGAAATCTTTTATACATGAGCGCTAAAGTTTTCATTGCACCAGAACCGTATGATATCCCAGTAAAAAATCCTGTAATCTTTCTAGCCGGATCCATTGATATGGATAAGGCAGTGGATTGGCAGACAGAGGTAACAAATTGGCTCAGTCCTTATAACTGCACAATCTTAAATCCGCGGCGTAAAAAGTTTGATGTAGATTATGTACAAAGCATCACAAATCCAGTATTTAAAGAGCAAGTAACATGGGAGCTTCGAGGGTTATCCGATGCCGATATTATCGCAATGTATCTGGCTCCAAATACAAAGTCACCAATTAGCTTACTTGAACTTGGATTAAACGCAAAATCAGACAAACTTATAATCTGCTGCCCCGAAGGGTTCTGGCGAAAAGGAAATGTTGAGATTATCGCTGAAAAGTATAGAATTCCACTATACGATGATTATAATAAATGGATAGAACGTTTGATTAGCGAAGTAAAATAATTTATGAGAATTACAGACAAAGCAATTTATTTCTGGGGCACAGCCGATATCTACAGTAATTGGTATCCAGCCCCTACGGGAGTTTTCGCTAATAGCGAACAAGCGTTCATGTGGTATAAAGCTGACTTCTTCGGTGATGAAGAAATCAAAGACAAAATTTTTAAGGAGACAAACCCTGCTGAAGCAAAAAAGCTCGGTAGGCTAGTCAAAGGATTCGACGCAAAGGCTTGGGAATGCGTCAAATTTGGGTTGATGACATATGTCAATCTACTCAAGTTTCAGCAAAACAGTGAGCTCGGGCAAAATCTACGAGATACTGGAGATAGAATCCTAGTTGAAGCATCGCCAGTTGATAATATCTGGGGCGTCGGCCTCGGAGCAAATGACGACAAAATCTTAGATCCCGCTAACTGGAAAGGACAAAACCTTCTGGGGCAGGCTCTGATACAAGTAAGAAAACTAATAACATGAAAATAAATCCACTAACACAGTTGGACTTCTATAAGACCGATCACAGGCGACAGTATCCACAAGGGACTGAGCTTGTTTACTCGAACTTCACGCCGCGTTCTGTAAAGCACGCTGCGAAAGCTACGGGTGTTGACGAAAAAATCGTCTCCGTTGGTCTTCAGGCATACATCAAAGACCTTGTCAAGAATTTTGACGAAGGCTTTTTCAAGCTACCAAAGGCGCAAGTCGTTGGTGCTTATAAACGACGAATGGATACATCTTTAGGTGTGGGAGCAGTTCCAGTTGACCACATCGAAGCGCTACACGATCTGGGGTATTTGCCGCTATCGGTTCGAGCTCTCCCTGAGGGCTCTGCAGTAAATGCACGTGTTCCTCTCTTTACAATTGAGAACACAAAGCCTGAGTTCTTTTGGTTGACAAACTATTTGGAAACCAATATCAGTAACTCCATCTGGAAGACTTGCACAAGTGCGACAACTGCATATAAGTATAAGCAGCTGCTCACACGCTATGCAAAAGAAACCGGTGGTGATGTAAACTTCGTGCCTTTCCAAGCGCACGATTTTAGCTTCCGCGGAATGAACGGTGCCTTTGATGGTGCTTCGAGTGGCCTCGGTCACTTGACTTCGTTTGTCGGTACTGATACAGTGCCTGCAATCGACTTCGCTGAAGAGTATTACAATGCCAATGCTGACAAAGAGCTTATTGGAACATCGGTTCCAGCTACTGAACACAGCGTTATGTGCATGGGCACTAAAGACGGTGAGTTTGATACCTTCAAGAGACTCATCACAGAAGTATATCCAAAGGGTATCGTTTCTATCGTATCGGATTCTTTTGATTTCTGGCAGGTTATCACAAAGTTCTTGCCAAAGCTCAAAGAAGATATCCTTGCACGAAAGGGAGGATTCCCAATCGATAGAGTTGTCATTCGTCCAGATTCTGGTGACCCTGTAAAGATTATTGTTGGCGATCCTCAAGCTCGTCGTGATAGTCCTGAGTTCAAAGGCGCTATTCAGTGTCTCTGGGATATCTTTGGCGGGACCGTAACCGATAAAGGATTTAGAGTCCTTGATAGTCATATCGGTCTCATTTACGGTGATAGTATCACGCTTGAGCGGTGTGAACAAATCATGTCTGGCCTGAAAGATAAAGGCTTCGCCTCGACAAATGTTGTTCTCGGTGTTGGTTCTTACACTTACACCTATACAACACGCGACACACTCGGCTTTGCCATGAAGGCAACAGCTGGTATTGTCAATGGAGAAACCAGAGAAATCTTCAAAGATCCGAAGACAGATTCGGGCTTAAAGAAATCGGCACGAGGATTTATTCTCGTTGTTAAAGATGGTAACGGTGATTATATCGCACTTGATCGCCAGCCGAGAGAGCTCGTTAATAGCGAGTTTAATCAGCTCAAGGAAGTATTCAGAGATGGTAAGCTGCTTGTTGATCAGAGTCTCGCAGAAATTCGAGCTCGAGTCCAGGCAAATGTAGAAAAAGCGTTAGCTTAATAAATCAACCAAGCCGGTGCTAATACCACCGGCTTTTTTATAATGAATATTACAAGCTATTTAGCGTTTGGGCCTCAGCTAGAAAAAGCTGATGAACACACTATCAAAACGGAGCCAATGCTCCATCGTGCCACTCGAGAATTTGCTTTAGCCAACGGTGGCGTTCTCACAAAACGATTTCTAGACTATCTTCCTTGGAACGATATTCTTGTTGATTCGCGTGTTCATATGCTTATGCCTGGAATGTGGCCTTGTATTCCTGGTTGGCATCACGATGACGTGCCTCGCACACGCGAGGATAAACAGCCAAATTATGAGACACCAGAGTATAGGTCACAGCACTGCATGTGTCTGTGGGGTAATTGCTCTTTGACGCAATTTGCAATAGGCGAAGCAGAGATGGAGATACCTCCAGTTGGTGAGAAAATCTATAAGAAATGGGACACTGAAGTGGAAAAATTATGCGAAGAAAAAGTTTTTCATCGCATGATTGCGCCTGAAGCGAAACCTATATTCTTTGATTGGCTCACTTTTCATAGAGGAATGCCAACTACGCATAAAGGCTTTCGATTTTTTATTCGAGCTACTCGAGAAAGTAAACTCGAAGCACAAAACGAAATCCGATATAATGCTAATGTGTATATGCCAGTGATTGAAGAAGGTTGGTAAATAGGGAAAATCAGTAAAATAACCACGAATGAACAAACATACGTGGTTATTTCCTAGTAAAGGCTTGCACGCAATTTGGGAGCACGAAATTTCTGGGCAACTCTCTGATGGAGCCTGGGAAAATAGTACCCCGCATGAGCATTGGAAGTTTTGGGGTCACCTTGAAACTGGCGTAAATGAAGATGGCCAATTTCGCTTCATCAAAGGTACTGTGCATGATTATCCTAAAAAGAAATCAGGCTATAATCTTTCAACTCTCATTGATGAAGATTTCGTTGATTTGTCGCCGCGTATGCGTGCATATTATATCGATGCCGAGCTTGAGCTTGGTCTTGGTCGCGACGCAGAATATTTTCTGAACAGAGACGGAGAGGCCTTGACTCCAGATCAAATCCGGGCTGATCTGCGAGCTTTTCAAAACGATTATTGGCTCGAGAAGCTTAAACGCTTCGAAGACGTTGGACTTGATATTGCTGCATCAGCAATGCAAAAAGGTTTTGACACATACACAAAGAAAGACCTTGCTAAAGATCTCCGAGAGATTAAATCAGCAATGAAAAAAGTTATACAGGAAATGTCATAAAATAAGGTATGATTCTCTTCGAACGATTTCTTGCAATAATCAGTCTTCTAGCTCTTTGCTACTGGATCTTCCGATCTGCTTGGCTTGATCACTGGATTAAGAGCAAATTGCTCAATGATGATAGACAAACAGACTTTCTCCAAGAAGAAGCTGAACGTTTAGCCACTAATAAAAAAGCAGTGGTTAAAGCAGTGAAGTCAAAGAAAAAGGCTCTTCAGAAAGAGGTTGAAGCTGTTAAAGATATCAAACCATGAAAAAACTTAAATACACCCTTACGTATTTTGAAAATGGTCTCGGAGAAAAATGGTGGCAAGTTCATCGAATTAGGTTTCTTTTTATAAAACATAGAATCGGTAATTTAAACATGTATGATTGTCGGCAATTTGCTTTCTCATCGAGAGATCCCGCATTTAAAGCCGCACAAATGGATGCAAATGAAATTATTAATCGGTTGAAGAGAAAAGATATCCGGGTCATAGTTAAAGAGCCGGTTGAATTCTAATTTTGTCAGTAAACATAAACAAATAAAAACAAAACATATGGCTAATAACTCCGAAGGGGCTCCTATTGCCTCGCTCGTTAAGTTGATTCTTGCTGTTGTTGTTATTGTTATTGCTGGCCTTGCCTTTAACGGCACGGTTGGTCATAACGATAACCATAACTGGCAAATCGTTCAATCGATTAACGGAGAAATCCGCACAATCGATTCCGGTGGATACTATTGGAAGGGTTGGGGAACGGTCTGGACCTATCCAAAGTATATCACCCTTGACTACACCGAACCGTCTAAGGAATCTCCTGGCGACGACTCTGTGGAAGTCACGTTCAATGATGGTGGCACTGCGAAGATGTCTACGGTGACACGCATTGAAACTCCCATCACAGATAAGCAAAGACTCTTGTTCCACCAACAGCTACCTGATGCTGACGGGACTCATCGAAATGTTCGAGCAGCTGTAAAAGCATATCTAGTGAACTGTCTAAAGTCCTCGGCGCCGCTGATGACCTCGTCAGAGAACCAGACATCGCGAAAAGCTGAATATACTCAAGTTGTGCAAGAACAACTCATGAGCGGTCTCTTTGAGATGCGACGCGTGGAACGAGTTCTCAAGGACCAGTTTGATGCAAAGGGTCAGCCGATTACTGTCTTTGCTACAGAGGTCATTCTAGATGAAAAATCTGGGAAGCCGAAAATCTCCGAGCCTTCACCGCTTACAGAACTGGGTATTCAAGTTAAGCAGTTTTCTGTAACTGGCACGAAGTATGATGAGATGACTCAGAAACAGTTTGCCGTCAAGAAAGATGCATTCCTGGCAACCGAGAACTCAAAGGCTCAGCGAGAAAAGGAAGTGCAGCAACGCTTGATGGTAGTTGAAAAGGGTTATCGCGAAAAGGCTGAAATCGAGGCCGAAGCTAATAAAATCGCAGCAACTGCGACTATCAAAGCAACTCAGGATGCAACTGTAGCTACGACTAAAGCTAACCAAGAAAAGGTCGTAGCTGAGACTGAAGCTGCAAAACTAGTTGCAGTCGCAACTCAGACTAAAATTGCTGCAGAAACTGCAGCAGCACAGGAAAAGGCAGTTGCTGAGCTCAAAGCCGCGCAGCAACTGGAGGTAGCTCGCCTCAATAGGCAAGCTGCGGAAGAAAATGCAAAAGCTCAGATCACTATGGCAGAAGCTCAGCAAAAGAGCTTGGCTTTGGCGGGGGCAATGTCTGAGCATGACCGAGTTATCGCTGAACTAGCTGTAAAACGCGATATCGGAGTAGCTGCAGAACTTAGTAAGATTTCAGTGCCACATGTTGTCATTGGCTCTGGAGCTAGTGCTAGTGCGGGTAATACCGCTGGTGGAGGTAGTGCAAATGCAGACCTGATTAACATCAGTCTGCTTAAGAACTTGGGCTTGCTTGATAGCAAGTTTCAAGGTAAGTAATAGAGTCTGGATATAAGGATATAAGCCCGGAGCTGAAAGTCGCAGCTCCGGGCTTTTTTTGTAAATATTACTAATGACCTTCAACGAGCTATATACTCTTCTCGAAAACGACTTCATGAATGGCTTAGATGACGTTGATAAAGAAGCGTTTTTCTATAAAATCGGAGTTGATCCAACTAAGTATGAGAAGTGTGGAGAAGGTTGGGTCGCTAAAAGTCTTAAAAATAAACCAAAAAGTTTAGAAAAAGATTGCATCATGTTTGCTGATGGCACCAAAGAGTGGTGGAAAGATGGAAAACGTCATCGCGACGATGGACCTGCAGTGGAATATGCTGATGGCACTAAAGTGTGGTATAAAAACGGAAAATGGCATCGCGACGATGGACCTGCAGTGGAATATGCTGATGGCACTAAAGTGTGGTATAAAAACGGAAAACGTCATCGCGACGATGGACCTGCTATAGAACGAGCTAGTGGCTCTAAAGAGTGGTATAAAAACGGAAAATGTCATCGCGACGATGGACCTGCTATAGAATGGGCTGATGGCCGTAAAGAGTGGTATAAAAACGGAGTGTTTCATCGCGACGATGGACCTGCTATAGAATGGGCTAATGGCTCTAAAGCGTGGTATAAAAACGGAGTGCTTCAACGTAAACCTGAAAAAGGCTAATATTTAAATTAATACTATTATGAAGTTTGATGACGTTGTAAAACTTATGGAAAACGATGATGCTTTTATGAAAGGTGTTGAGCATGTTGATAAAGATATTGAATATATCCAAAGCATGCAAAAGTTAGTGACTACATATAAAGCAGCTACTGATGCTTTGGATAACCTCGAAGAAGTGTTTGCTGATCCAAAAGTTCAAGCAGCTTGGGATAAACTTGGTAAAAAGCTTGTGGGTGTTTATAATCCTGATGAACTTGAGTCTAATTTTATTGAGGCTGGATACGCTGAAGATGGTTTAAGAGATTGGTTGAGAAAGTTGCAGCTACGTTTTCCAAATGATAGCGGTGACTACGACAATCCAATATAGACTCTCAAAAGGAACTGTGATATCATATGGGTATGCGCGCCAACCATATCACCCTCGCTGACAGTATTATCGTGTATGATATTTTAATGTCCCAGGAATTTGTTGACTGGTATGAAAACACTTTCATGGATCATGTCACGGGAGAAGAAAAATGCAAGACAAGAGAAGAAATTTTAGCTGACATTGAACAACTTATCAAAGATAAATCACCATGAAAACACTTCCGACTCTTTATTCGAGAACAAGCCTAGGATCTGTCCAGCAATGGACCATGATTATCGATGGTGCATCATACTACACAAAGTACGGGCAGGTTGGTGGTGCTGAAATTACCACTAAACCATACACGGCAATTATTACCAGTGAGGGGAGAGCTAATGAACGCGACGCTGATGACCAGGCACTTTTTGAAGCGCAGCAAATCTGGCAACGTAAAACAGAGAGTGGATACTTTCCAGATATTAAAGATATTGATAATGATTTTTGGAC